CCGCATCCAAAAAGTCTTTACCTAAATCAAGGTACCTTTGTGGTTTATATTTTGCAGAAGTCGAAAACTTCTTTTTTATTGTACTGAAATCGTTTTTCTTAATTGCCATAATTTTGTTTAAATAAAAAGAGCACGGACACTATGTCTTTGCAAGTGTCCATGCTCATAAGTTTTTTAGAACGGTAATTCCTCGTCAGCCTCCATTCCCGCCTGTGGGTCTACAGGTGTACCACCAAATACTTCAGTAGCTTCATCACCGTAAACATATTTCTTAGCCTCAGAATCCCAACGTGGAACTTCACCACGAGCAATCGCCTCTAAGTATTCAACAGGTTTTTTGGAATAAACGTCCGCCCATGTTGTTGGGTCATTTTTCCAAGCTTCCATTTGTTCAGCATCTTCTGACAATTTGCTTGGGTCATCGTACATCACAGTTTGAATTGATGTATATTCTTTTCCTTTTGGTGTTTTTGATTTAACCAATTGGATGATAAGGTCACGACCTTCATTTGGGTCAGTCAAATTACCTTTAGCTCTCCAAATTGGAATAATTTTATCTAAAATACCGTCTTGTTTGTAGTTGTGTTTAAATCTCCAAAATTTAACACCATCTTCTTCGTGGTCACGGTCAATAACCTTAACGATGTAGAATTTACGTGCTTTATACTGTGCTGCCAAATCTTTGTCAGTTTGTTTACCAGTTTTCATAAGTTCCTCATAAACCTCAGTCAAAGGTGAACGTCCACCTTCGTTTTTATCAGGGTCATAAAATTTATTGTAAACTCCATTAACTTGGATTTCATGGAACCATACTTCCTTAAAAGGAGATGAACCATCAGTGGTTGGGAGAATTCTAATTCTTCTTTGTCCCGAGTTTTCACCTTTAGGAAGAATAGCTGCGAAATAACGCTTCATTCTGTCCTCTTGTGACATCATTGGTTGGTCACCAAATGGTTTTGTGTTTTGTTCGTACTGCGCCAGAACGGCATCAAATGTTTTGTCTGTCATCATAATTGTATTTTTATCTTTTAATGTAAGATAATTATAATACAATTTATTCAGAAATCAAATTAGTTTTGTAAACCCTGGTCAAAAGATTTTCTAATACCTGTCTTGTCGTAATTTTCAACATCATCAGGAGTTAGAATATATTGTTCTTTACCTTGTTGTTGCATCTGTGGTTCCTTTTCAGCAAAGAAATCTGACAATTTTTGACTATAAGGACCCGAATCCATAGACCTTAATTCCATTTTCTCTTCAGCAGTTTTAGGTCTATATTTTTCAACCTTATCTTCAATTGAATTAATTTTTTCAAAAATAGAGTCCATCTGAGCCAACTTTGTTTCTAAGTCATTTAATTTTGACATCATTGAATTCATATACTCCTCTTGTTTTGACTGCATGTCTTTTTGTGAAGTAACTAATTCAGTAATGTCTAACTCTTCAGTACCGCTTTCATTAGTATCATTTTTACCACCTTCAGAATCACCAGTTTCAATTTCTTCAACATCAGGGTCGTTTTCAATATCAATTGGGGACGCAGTGTCGGGTGCTGCTTCACCTTCAGGTGGAGTTGCACCACCTAATGTTGTGTCATTAGGTGCCGGTGGTGGGGGTTCAACCGCACCAGGTTCATCACCTTCAGGTGGTGGAGGTAATGCCGCATCTTGTTCAACAATATAATTGTTGATTTGATTGTATCTTTTTAATTCCTCTAATATTGTTTTTGAAACTTTGTTTTCCATGATTAACCGTTTAATAATGTTTTTACACCTTGTGGTGTTTCTACTTTTAATGTTCTGTTTAATTTCATAGTATTATCAACTCTTTCAATTAAACCGTCTTTTAATCTTACAGTGTAACAGTCACCAGTTTGTAAATCACAAACTTCTTTATATCCATTACCCAAATCTTTTTCGGCAATTACAGTATCTTTCTGTAAGTAGTTATCTAATAAATTTTTTAAATTACTCATAGTATTTTTCTTAATAAATATAACGATTTTTTGATTTAGTACAATCCTAATGTTTTTGCTTGTTTATATGCCCATCTTACATTACCCAACCAAGTGTTATAATTTGAATCTTGATTGTAAGTTTTATTTAAAGCCCCTGAAGTATACCAAGTATTATAGAATAATTCAATTATTTTATTCACAGTTTGTTCTTCTAAAAGTCCGTCAGTAAAATAACTACCCATTTTTTGAGAATAAAAATCTCTAACAAAATTAACATTGTCTTCAATTGTATTGAATGTAGCAAATGGTCTTGTAAGATTTTCACCCGTTTTCAAACATCTATACTTTGTTATTAAACTCTTTAATCCACCAGGAAACGCCACATCAATAATAACACCATATAAATTATTTTGTTTGTATTTTAATCTTGATGTTATTTCTGTATTGTTACCCATCATATATAACATACAGAACATATATGTTTTTAATTTACTATCAGTAGTTGAGTTATTAATTAAACTAACAAGATTATTAACAGTTATTGAACTTGTTATTAAATCACTATTAGTAACAACACCATAAACTGGATTTACATTTTCAAGACATTCTTGTGTTGATATGTCAGTAGTTTGACTAATAAATCCTTGATAAGGAGTTCTACCTGATAATACATAATTTTTTGATTGGTCACCTGTCAGATATTGTCTTGAATTACTATCAAACGAAACTAAAGTATTACTATCGACAAATTGTTTGATTTTGTCAGATAATTTTTTTGAAAAGTCTTCATTAACACTCGCTAAATCTTCAGATACTTTTGTATTAATATTTGCAGAAACTCTTTGTCCATTAAACTCAGTGTTGAAGCTTCCCGGACTTATTGTATGTTTAACATTTCGAATGATATATGTACCGTTAAACATTGGCATGTGTCTCAATACAAAGTACATTGTTGGTTGAATCATTACATTACCCAAAGTTTTTACTGTACTAGTATATGAACGGTTTTTATAAAAATCATATAACGATGTTGTTTGTTGCATTGTTTTTTTACCTGAGCCTTGGTTACCCATATCAATTGTTGTTTGAATTTGTTCGGATGATGTAACACCTTGTTCTTGGTTAATGTCAACAGATTTAAAGATACTTTGGTTTATTGTACCAAAGTCAACAACAAAACCAACTGCTTTATTACTATTATGTTGGTTTGGTGAACTTTTTTCAACAATTGGATTGTTAGTTGGATTACCCAAATCAAAAGAATCACTCTTAAATGGGTAATTAGGGTCAGACTCTAAAGACAATGTTTGTGACGGTCTGTCAATATATTGACATAAAAATTTAGGTGCCGAGTCAATATAATCAACATATGTATATGTACTGAAAACATCATTAGCATTATTCAAAATTGATACATTTCTATCGGTAGTTCTTAATGATGATTTACCATAAAAATTAATGTACGCAGGCATTACAAAGAAGTTCATTCTATTATCAGAAACTATTTGTCTAATTAATGACATTACTGAATTTGATGAGTTGTCCCAGTTACAATACTTTCTAATTGAGTCAGTATTAATAATTAACTCATCACCTATATCACGATTAGCCTTATCAAAAAATAAAAATTCGTCAAATATCAATCTACTTTTTGTATCTCTACCCGCAACCCATTTATCATTAACAGCTTTAAATAGTTCCCATTGTTCTAATTTAATAATGTCACCATCTAATTTAGAATCAACATTTTGAGTTGTCTCTTGTCTTTGACCCAATAAAGATGACGGTAATTTACCTCTAAATTGTTGTTCAATACTATTACGTTTTGTTTCAGCCTTGGTTAAAATATTTGATATGTCACTAGCAAATCTTGTTGAACTATAGGTTGAATCAAGTTTCTTTTGTGTTGCATATATTCTTATTAACGGATATAATCCTTTTATATTTTCACTTGTGAATGGTATTTGATTATCTCTAAAAAAGTCATATACTGTTGACGTTTGGGTATATTCAATACCTTCTATTGTTGAAAATCCAACATATTCTTGTAGAGTTTTCCATACATCAGGATATTGAGATTTAGAATCGGAAACTGTTTTACCACCAACACTTGGTAATGGATTTGGGTCATTGGGATAAAATGTTACGTATTGTCCACCATAACTAAAGTTCTGAGCCGGTTTGAATTGTGGATTATTTGAAAAATTACCAAATTGTTGTCTGTCATATTTTTTTGGATTTCCATTTTTTAAATAAACTTGTATATTAACAAATTTACTTAACACGTCATTAATGTTTGCGGCTTGTGTTTTAGCCAAAGAAATATTATCTAAACCAGCATCAGGTTTAATTAAGAACATTTTCTTAAATAAATTAATAATATTTGCATATGTTGTATCATCACCTTCAGGTGAAAATATTTTAGATTGTCCATCTATTTTACAGAATTCTTTAAATTCGGTTTCAAATGAATCTAATTGGTCTTTAGTAAACACACCAAATAAATCTTCAATTGATGAATATACACTTGAAATGTCAAAGTCAGGTTGGTTTTCAGTTGTACCAGTTCTTACATATTTCATGTATTCAAATGGTGTTGGCATTGTAACTTTGGAATTATCAAACCATCCATAAGTTGGTGCGTTCCAAAAAGTTTTAACACTACCATTATACATTTGATTTGAAGAACTTAATTCACTTATACTAACATCTGATGTGTTACCTTCATCTCTTAATTCATAATATGATTGTTGGAATGGTTGTACACCAGAAGATGGAAACAAACATTTAAATCCGTCGTATTGCGGACCAAAGTATGGTGTGTAATCAGCGTTAATGTTTAAATAAGAATACCAACTAGATATTGGTCCTTTTATTTTACCAACGTTTTCATTGTTGTATTGTAAAACTAACTCATTACCAAATAAAACTGTGCTGTTATCTAAATCGTAATTATCAAATAAATTATTGTTTGTTAATAATTTATAAAAACTATTAATTACTTGCGGATAAAAACCATTTTGTATTGTGTTGGTTCCTAAAAGTGTAAATGGTCGTTTACCTGAGTTTGCTGAACCATAAACAATGTTATATGTTTTAGATGGATTTGATGTTATAGGGTCATAATTTTTCTTGTAATCAAAATCTTTCCATATTGATGTTAGAATATCTGTGTTAGTTTCAATATAATTTTTATATCTATACCATATTGAACCTAATTTAAGAATCCAAGCATAAGGTAATTCATGAATTGCTGAAAACTTATTTAAATTAGCAAATATGTATTCAGTTGAAACACCATTAGTACTATCAATATATTTTTCATGCAATGTTGATAATGGCAATGAGTTTAATAAAAGATAACCCAATTTAGTGTATTTGTTATCACCCGTTGAGCTACTTGACTCAACAATTGCGTTTATAAAATAAGGTGTGTTTAATAAACTTGTAGTTTGTGTAATTGTTAAATTATTATCAGTTGTGTATGTTAAATTACCCTCAGTATAGAATTTTTTTAATTTGTTTCCATACCTATCTTCATAAAAATTAATAATAAGTTGGTTTGTTGTTTGTGTGTCTGAATAACCCGCAGTACTAGTTTGGTTTCGAGTTAATGGTGTAATATTTGGGCCCGAAAAATTATCAATAACTAATTTTTTATCATTAAAACCATAACTATTAATTGTGGTATATCTATTATCTTTATTAGGTGTACCTTGCATTTTTTTAGCAAAATCATCAAAGATAAACGGATATGTATCAAAGATTGTGGTTGCGTTAGTTGTATTAGCGCTTATAACACTTCTAATGTTATCCAAACTCTTAATTTTTAATGGGTTAGTTGTTGAAACATTGAAGTCTCTCGGACTTAAAAGTTTCCAACTATTATTAACTTGGTCTTGAATATATGGTGTTACAAAGTTCTGAGATATAAATGTTTGCCATAGTGGTCCCGCTTGATTTTCACCAGCAGTTGTTTTTAAGTAATTATAAAGTGTTGTTGTTGGTAATGTATTTGTAATAACATCTTTTAAATTACCTGTTGGTAATGACTGTACAACATTATTAGTTTCAATATCTGAGGCGGTTAAAACTAAGTCTTCATTTACATCAATATAATATAACCCAGAATAAAAAGTATTAAGATATAATCTTTCATACATTTCATAAACATAATTTTCAGTTGGATTATTTTGTTGACTATAAACATTAGTATTAAACGGTATTTCAATAGCGTGTTCAGGTGTATATTTTAAAACTAAAGACGGATTTGGTTTTACGTCTGTTGTAAAATTTCTGTCTTTTTCTAAAACACCTTTCAAATATTCTTCAACAAATTCAACTTCAGGCCATATAACAGGATTATACGCTTGTGTTGATTCACTAGTTGCCTTTGAACCCGGATATGTTACTTCATATTCTACTTTTCCTGATGTTTCTTTTTTCTGAACAAATTGTGGCCAAGGATAAACAAAATAATTAGGGTTCTGAGTTGTAGTTGTTTTAATTACGTTTTTACCTTCCTGAGATGGGTTTGTAGTCAGGATTGATTTTAATCTTGCGGTATTTTCTCGTTGGTTCCAAGCATTTGTATGAACATCATCCATTAACTGATAGAAAGCATCAACTGAAGCCATGATAGCACCGACAACGTTTCTAACTGTTGGTCTAAATTGTAAGTCTTGTACATTACCATTTGTCCTAACCTTATCTTTTAAAACTTGGTTAAGTCTTTCTGATTCTTCTTTATATTTTTGTATAATTTGACCATTAATGTTTTTTATACTTTCAATTTCTTTATCTAATGTATAGTAATATAAATTACCTGTAGTTATTGTAACATTTTCTTTTGGGTCAATAGAAATTAAGGTTCCGTTGGTTCTTAATTCATTTATCAAATTAACTTTAAATTTATTATATTCAACGTCGGTATTTGGATTAGTTATTTGTCGACCCCTTTGTTTGAAATATGTGTCCTCAAAATTAATGTCTTCAACACTGAATTTTTCTTTAAAGAAATTAACATTAAACGCTTTAGGGTCTAAAGCAATACTTTTACAAATATCAGTTGGTACTGAACTAAATTCTTTAATCGCTCCGTCTAAAATTGATGTTAATTTATTTTCTACTTCACCTGACAATTTTACATTTGACTCAATTGTTTCACCTGTTGAACTATTTGTTAAATTTTTCAATGGATACAATTTAATATTCTTAAACGAGTCGTTTAATACCAATACTTTAGTTGAGTCTAAGTTTGTTTGTCCCCAATCAACAATTTTATTACTAAAATTATTTAAAGAACCCTTATATCTTTCAAGTGCAACTATATTTGTAAAATCTAATTTATCAAATTCTTTATTCAAAAATTCTGTATACTTGGTCAATCTCAATGACATTTCATTCAAAGATATTGCCGGTACATTGTTATCAATTAAACCTCTTCTTTTATATTCATCAAAAACTTGTACTATTTTAGAATAACCTTTTGACGGTGATTGTACAAGTACTTCAGTAGTATTTCCAACACCATTTTGTTGTACCGATGCGGTACCTGTGTCATTTGTATTACCGTTTGGTACATTAGGTATATAATACTGATTATACATGTGTGGTAATGCAAACAAATATCCTAAACGGATATCATCTAGCATTGCACTTGTTCTAGCAATAAATTTTAAATTAACAACATAATTTCCCGTTGACGCTTCAAACGAAGCTTGGAAATTTAATAACATTAACTCATACTTAATGGCTTTACCATAAAACCCTTTCAATACTAATTCAAAAAGAGGGTATGGATAATATAAGAATACGGAATAAGGTGAATTACCACCTGTTTGGAATAAACTTCGACCTTGAACATCTACCAATGTCATTGTTACTGTTGGGACACCGTTGAATTTTATATCAACATTAATGTCTCTAATACCCAAAACTTGGGTGTCAACAAAATTAGTTTGTTGTGGGTTTTGAATATTATTAAATTTGATTTGGTTTACACCTTGTCCTTGACTACTACCAGCTCCTGTAAATTCGTCAGTATAACTTGTGTCAAATACATTTTTATCAGTAGGTTTTAAAAAATTAATTGACGCAACTGTTGTATTGTTTACGCTCGACTCAACGTCTTGTCCTACAGCAAGTTTTGTTCTTGGTACAGCCTTTGCAATTAAATTTGCATACATTACCAAATTCTCTTGTTTTATAACACGGTCTTTTTTTAACCCTTTTGAATCTATAACAGAATTTGGGTCAATTAAAACAATGTTTGAGTTTTCTTCGTAATATATGTTTTCACCACCACCAAAATTATCTGCCATAATAATAGAATCTTGTTTGTATAGCATTATTATAATCCTGAAGTGAAGTAACTAAAGGATATGGTATAATAATGATTGAATTATCAGGTATATCCCACTCTAACCCACCATACTCAGGATTCGCTTGTAATATTAACCAACCAAAAAATGGTGTTCCATAATATTCTTGACTAATCTTATCTAATCTACTAACACCTGCTTTAAATACATATTTTATATCAGTACTTTTTCTTGGTAGTGTTAAACCAGGAACAACGGTTTGCTCACCGTTTAACAAAAATTGACTATATCTATTGTAGTAATCCATTAGAATATAACTTTACCATTAAATGTATTTTTATCAGGATTACTATTTTGTCCTGTGTAAAGATTTTTTAATCTTGTTTTATCATTATCAGTTGCGGATGGGTTAAGAGTAATACTTGTTATTCTTTTATTCTTAATTAAAGTTGTAGCGTCACCAGGAATGTAACTTTTCTTATACTCTTTATTGTATGTTGAGAAAATTTCACTCATTTTTTTCTTTTCCCCGTCAGCGGGTTCTTTATAATATTTAGTTAAATTTTTACTAATAAAACTTGTCCAATCTTTTGTAGTAAATGAACCTATTACTTGAGTTTCAAACGCTTTATAGTTATTAGCCAATTGCCATCCAAATACTAAAAAGAATCTTTTATCAGCTGCGTTAGTTGCAAAACTACCATTTGGTAATACATAGTTTTGGTCATCACTATAAGTTGATGTTATGATTTTTTTAGTTTCCAAATTTGTCTCTAATAAATTAATTAATGGTGAGTAAGTATTCATCATTATACCAATTTCATTTACAGTCGTTGCACTATCTATATTATAAATTTGTGGAACCCCTTTAGTATCAATATAACCATCAATTCCTTGAATTACATAGTTCAATTTGTCTATGTTTCTTGTCATAGTAAGTTGAAGTTTTGATAATTCATTACTTGTGTTTACAAGTTTATCTGTAAATGCTGGTTTATAATCATTTACCAATTTTTTTAATTGGTTATTGAAGTTGTTTTGGTCAACGGATTTAAAATTTTGTTTCAACATTTCCTGTTGAATAGTTAATGAGTTTGTACTAATATCACTTAATAATGAACTAAATAACGTGTCAATTTTACTTTCAAACGTTGATTTACCAAAGATTGTAAGATTAGTCTGTGTTGCCGATGGGCTACCAAATTCATTCATTTGACCTGATTTATAATCACGGTCTTTGGTGTATAACATTAAAATACCACTATTGTATTGTTCACTAATTTGTTTTAATTTATCGTATTCACCTTGAGTAAAATTATTAAAACTTCCGATGAAATCATTAACAATACCTTTATAGGCAATATTAGCGGTTGTGCCACTGTTTTTAAATTTACCATCAACATCACCAATAGTAGTTCCCCCTTCATTTTGAAGTGTAGAGTTTGTATTTTTAATTGTGTCGCCAGTTGGTTCTGTCTTTTCAATAAACTGTTTGTTGTAAGCTGAAACCTGTAATGAATCAGTTGCTCTTTCATCATACATTTCAGTATTGGCAAAGAAATTAAACGACAATGCGTTTTGTAATTCATCAATTGGTCCTTTTAATCCTTGACCACCAATAAATTTGAATCCCATACTTACGGTTACAATCATTGGTTGTACACCAATACCTTCAGGGTTCAAATCATATTTTGAATCATCATATGAAAAATTACAACTATCAATAACAACTTTCGAGTGATAAAAATCACCAACTCTTAAAATACAGATTGGTGGTGCACCAAATGATGTGTTTCGAGCATCAGTATCAATTAAATTACCACCAGCTTGTTTTGTTGGGATAGTATCACCAGGTCTTGTACATTGTAATAAAAATGTTAATCTTTCATTCAAACCCTCAGGTGTCATAGAGTGAAACGCTGGATGAAAATATTTTAACTTTTCTTTTAAAGAGTCATAAACAAATGGATTACTTTCTTTCATAAATTTAAAGTAATCCGCCTCACTCAAAAGTTTTCTAATAACTTGTTTAGAAATAGATTCTTGTGTTGGTACCGCAGGTGTGTTGAAATTATTTATAATATTCTTTTGATTTTCATTTAATAAAGTATCAATAGCGCTAATGGCACCCGATGCAACTCCACCATTTGGATTGTTTAAGTTTGGAAGTGGCGTTTCAATGATATCTTCAATGATAACTCTTCTACAACCCACAGGTCCTGTACCATATTGGTCAGTTGTTGTTGTACTACATTTATAGTTTTGTGGTTGAATTGTTTCATCCGCAGAACCATTTGACTTAGAAATCTTAACTCTTTTATCGTTATTCAATAAAGTTTTGATTGAATCTTCAATACATGTGTTTCTTTCAGACTCAATATTATTTCCTTCGTTATATGATATATTTGAGCGTAATCTAATTTCAATAGTTACATTGGCATTTGATGACAATAATGTTTTAATACTTTCAGTAAATGCTGTTAACGCATTTTCTGAAGATGTTATTAATGTCTGTTGGGTAGAATTAATTTTACTGTAATTAGGACTTGTTGTATAAGTAACAACATTGTTTGAGTAGTTGGTTCCCCCACCACTATTGTAGTCAAAATAAAACTGTGTTGATTTGTAAGCACTTAATTGTGGTGTATAAACTTGTTGTCCTACATTTGAATTTGAACTTAAAGAGCCACCGGCAGCGTCACCACCAATATTTAATGATTGATTAACAACATCTTTAATTTTTTCAGGATTACTTGAACCATTAATGATTTTTTGAATCTGTCCCAATTCTGTTGGTGAGAAATTGTTATATCTCTTTGACAATTCATATATATCAAATTTTGTAAGTCCCGCAAAGAATGAATCAATTACTTGGTCAGCAATTTGACTTGATGATGTATTATTTAAAACTCTATTAACCAATAAATTCATTACTGAAGGGTGGTCGACAATTACCTTAAAAGATAATTGACCGCTTCTTTCAGAACTTTGATATGTGTAAATTTTTTCAGGTCTACCCAAAAAAGAATTACCTTCCCAAGACGCTGAGTTGTTTTCACTAAATGTTAAATCATACGGTGGGAACCACATAATTCTACCTCCATTTGGTCCTTTTTCAGATTCAGGTAAATCAGAATATCTAAATCCAGGTCTTCTTGATGTTCTCCATGCAAGGTTTTCTAATGACAACATATATTTTTTAACTTGTCCACCTTGTAGTGTTGTTGAGTCAGGTCCTGATGTTGGGTATATGTTTAGGTTATATGTTTTATCTAAAATAGAATATGGATTTTTTCTTATTCCACCATCACTCTTAACCAATTTTTGATTATCATAATATGGAATATCTTTAGCAAATACTCTACCATATTCCTCACCTTTGAATATACCATTGTTATCTGTATATCTAATAACTCTTGAACCTTTTGTAATTTCTTTATATCCATCGTTGAATACTTTTGAAACTTGGTCAATCGCATTACCTACGTGTTGTAATCTTTTACCACCAGCCGGTTGTGAGTTAATTAATCTTTGTGTATCATCTAAAATACCACCTTGTTTAAGTGCATATCCTGTTGATTCACTTCTTGTATAATTTGCTGCGATTGGTTGATACTCAGGGTCTTGACCTTTTATATCACCACCAACACCAACTTTAAATCCGGCATTTCCTTTATATTTTGGTGAAACCCAAGTAAATCCACCCTGAACACCACCACCCTCTATGGTAGGGGTTTGGTTTAATCCGAATTTAAAATCAACGTTGTTCTCATATAATTTAGCTAAATTACTTGGTCCGTATACGTTTGTTTCAACTTCAACACCAAATTGGTTTACCGGAATTTGTCCTGAAGGTGATACAATATCTAATGGTTCAGATGTTCTACTACCAATATAATAATTTCCTTTTGGTGCCGTTAAATTTAAGTTACTTAAAAAATTAGCTTTGTAGTCAGGTGTATAATAGTTTAAAGATAAATTATTAAATAATACTTTTCTTGAACCACCACTAGTGTATGCTAAAAATACATCTGATGAACTTTTTTTACTTGGTAATACCGATGGAAATCCAAATACATTAGCAACTGCGTTGATTGCTTGGTTTAATATACTTTTTTTACCTACGTTGTTAAAATAATCACCAGGTATGTACGAATATGGTGAATAAACACCTGTGACTCTTGAAATAAAATCTAATCCTTTACCTATAATACTATCAGGTACTGTGATATGCCAATCAGGTTCTATTAAAGGTTGTCTGCCCGTTATTAAATTTAATATTCTATAAGGGTCACTACCTGTTTGAAGAGCGTTTGCTCTACCTAAAGTTTGTTGGTAAGTTTCTAAAGCGATTGAAGATTCGAATAATTTTCTTAAGTTGGTCGCACCTATTTGAGCTAATGATGAATCTTGTGATAATGAACCTAAAGTACCAATAGGGTCTTTACTTAAAAGAATATTAATTGGTCTGTAACTTGAAGCTCTGAATGTATAATATTCTGCTCTTGTCGTTAATTGTCTAACAATTAATTCTAACTCAGATGATGCGTCTACCCATCCGTCTTGTGGTCCAAATAAATTTTTAGTTATTAAATTTTTTTGTGAAAATTGTGCTTCGTCAAACTTTTTGGTTTGTGGACTAGCAAAATTAAATTCACCCTCATTTGAGTTATTTATTACAACATCATTATTAGCAGTTGTTTTATATCCCCCATCAGGACCGTATTGGTTAACCGTGTATAATCTTTTCTTTTCAGGAATTGATGTGTCAATCATGTCCGGTTGATTTACCAAAGGTACATCAATCCAAGTTGTTTCTTTAGTATATGCTTGGTTTTTTGGGACAACTCTTGTTCCTGAACCTTTAACAAAATAAGGTTCCAAGTTAGACGCAATTAATTTTTTTCTAAATTGGTCTGAAGCTGAAAATGATAATAAGTTGTCTGCCATCTTATACTGTTTTTTATAAATAGATGAAACAGGATTTTTTATTTATATTTTTAAGGCCCAACACTGTATCCACTCTTATCAGATACTGTGGTTTTAACAGATTTTGCAATCTCATTTGCAATATGTATTTTAACAACATCAGACAATCCAACATCTAATCCTGTAACTCTAACATCAATAACAGGATTACCTTCCACTTTAATAAATTTATCTTTTGATACTGCTTGGGTATATTCATTTATTCTATCCAAAAAAGTTTCTGTTCCACTAGCAGAGAAAGAACTTTTTAAATCTCCTAGTATTTTACCACCACCTTCAATTGATTTGTCTAAAATATTTTTTACTTGTTCTTGAGCTTTTACAACAACACCTGTGTATCCTTCTAAAGAAGTTGAAAAATTACCAGCTTGTAAAGTTGCCATTGAAAATGCATTTGTTAATTGGTTGTTAGCTAAAATAACTGATTCAGTTGCCGATAAATTTCGTTGTATACTATCAATATTAGCATCGGTGTTATTTTTTAATTCACTACCTGAACCTTGAATATTTGATAAAATTTCTTTTACTTTCTCAGGAGTTAATCCACCAATATCTTGACCTTCAATTGTTACAACACCACCTTTTTGTAATTGAGCATAACCCGCAAGTGTTTCTTGTTCTTCTTTAGACAATCCTTCAAATTGTGGTTTAAATTGGAATTGACTTATAATTTGTTCTTGTTTTGCTAACTTTAAAGCGGTTTCTTCAATTTTATCGGCCTCAATTCCAAGATTTTTCAATCCCTTTAATCTTAATCTTTCATTCGCACTTATTTCAAACTGACCTGTTTCTTTATTAAATGTTGCAATACCTCTTGTGGCATTAATTAATTGGTCATTTAATCCTTTTAAATCATTTTGAGCCATGTACAATAATTGTGCACCATCACCTAATTGTGAAAATGAACCACCTAATGTTTGTAATTGAGCAGCATATTCATAAGCCTTTTCAGGACTATCCATAATTTGGTCGGCAAAATTTTGTGCAACACTTAATGTATCACCTAAGAGTTGTGACTTAGCAACCATTGACGCCAAGTCAGATACTCCTTTGGGAAATCCGTATTTGTTAACAATGTCTAATTTACCTGCAACTGAACCAAGAAATTGTCCAACATTTAATCCATAAGCTTTAGCAGTATTAACTAATTGAATTTGTTTTTCAGTTGCTGCGTCCATACCGCCACCAACTTTGTCAAAAAACTTGACAAAAGAATTAATAGTCTCACCTTTAACACCGTATTTTTCAATCGCTTCAACATTTTCATAAAATTGTTGAGACAGATATGTTGTTCTACCTATTTGTGTGTTAATTTCGGTAAACGTTTTAATAACGTCTTCCAAAGACCCACCCATTTTAACAACATTAACCGCAGCTCTTCCTAATTCGTTTTCAACACTTTTTGCGTAAGCAGCACTTTGTCCTAAATTTCTGGCATTAGATATTAACTTAGTGTCAAAATTTGACACAGTATTAAGTGTATCTTTAAAATTACCTTTTAACCTTTCAGATATTTTACCAACTTTTTCAAGTTCAGCGGCAAGTCCTGTTACTTGGGTGGTAGTTTGGGTTACTTCGTTTTGTTCCGGCATAATAATAAATATTATTTATTGGATTTTTCACGAGCTTCAATAATCATATCGTGTTCTTGAAGAACTTTGCCAATAAAATATTTACGTTCATATGTTGGCATACTCATAACGTCAACATAAGAAAAGTTGGCGTTTTTAACCAAAAAAAATATTTCGTCTAATAATATTTTTTTATATTCCGAAGAAAGGACGAAAAAAGTCAACCCCAAAATTGACAGTAATGTCAATCATTTCTCCTGACGGGGTTCTAACTTGTTTGGTTAAATCCAATCTTGGTTCAACCTCTTTTAAAAATTTTCTAATGAATTTTGAGTCGGCAATTGGCATCTGTTGAACATATTTTACAATAGACTCTCTATCCGTACTACCATTGATTGAAACAATCTGAGCCTCCAATTTTCTTGTAATAATTGGAGCAATCATACTTTTTGGATAAATTTCCATTTCTTTATCAATCATATTTTCTTCACCATAAGTTAAAAGTTTTAATTTAACAATATCCTTAGAGATTGGTAAATTTGTTTCAAATAAACCTTCTTGGTCAGGTGTTACGTCAACTTTTTTTATATTCAATTCACTTAAATCAACTTCAGCATCAAATCTTTGATTTGTTTTTGGGTCAAAAGATGATAAAACATATCTTGTTCCAAAAGCAGTATTTCTTAAAAACAATAAGATTGCTTCAATGTCACCACCTAGCATATCGTCAATTCTAAAATCAGGCTCGTAAATTTTTGATTTTAACAATTGGTTAATAACATTGTCACTATTTGAACTCATTAAAAGGTTTTCATCTTGGGCGGTCAAATATCCAACCTTAACTGATTTCTTTTTATTAGCATAAAATAAACCTTGTGAAGGTAGTGGTACCACATCGTGTGGTAAGTTAAAATTCATTTGTCCGTATTGTATTTCGTTTTCCATAAAAAAAGCCAAGGATTACCCTTGGCTTTAAATATAAACTGACTTTGTTTTTTGTAAATGAAATATTAATAAACTAAGATACATCTATCAGGACGAAGTGTTGCTGAGATGGTTTGTAAACCGTCATCAGTATATGACACACCCTGAAAGTCCACGTCTGTTAGGAAACAACCTTGTAAAATCCATTTTTCAACCGCAACACCTGTCGGGTCTAACATTTCCAAAGTAATATCCTTTTTATAACCAGCAGCATATCCCATACGACCTGTTACTGATTCAGCGTGTAAACGAACCCATTCCATAAGTGCTTGAGCAGCTGATGGTCCAATAGGGTCACGGAAAGTAACACCAATGGTTCCCCATTCAAACATACCAGCAACATATGTTTTTGTGTTTAGGAATGCAATATCTTTAGATGCAATTGTTATTTTTGGTCTAGCAGCAGATTCTACATACCAAGAATTAATACCCAATGAAGTAGGAAACGTTAAAATAAATCGGTTTTTACGTTTTGGTTCATACGGGTCGGGCATTTTCATTAATAAGTCAGCCATTTTATTATATTTTTGTTTTAGTTTCTTTAGTTTATTTACCTATAAATACTTGATTATCCAAATTTTTTCTCTTATATTATCTAGGCGTTCTAGTTTATTATTTTATTATATATTAATATCTAGTTTTAGTTTGAGCTTTGGTTAAATATGTAGTTACTGGATGCTCTAGTCCAAATTCTTTGTTTAAGAATTCTTTAACTTTTTCCACATTTCTTTCATCATCATCTGAAAAACCTATTGAAGGGACCACGAAATTATTGGACACGTCATTTTTGAACAATACTTTTCCACCCACTTTGTTTGCAAGGTCTTTACAATAACTGATAAAATCTCTTAAAGCATTTATTTTTCCTTCTTCAGGATTGGCTTCAGAACCAGTTCCGAATGATACAGGATGAAAACGACACATATCCAAATATTCTTTAATCATAGTATCGTCATCTTTAATCTCCTCACCTGTAAAATCACGGTATTTCTTTAATGATTCTACCAACTTTTCTTGGTCTAAACCTCCTACATTATTTTTGATGAGTTTGTAAACAGCTTGTTTTAAAACTTTTGGGTTGTGTCCACGTGCTGTGATGATTGCAAAAATTGACCCACCATTAATACACTCAACAAAATCATCCCATGATGGTCCAAAACTTGCCGACATTACATCAATCAAAAATTGTTTTTCACCCTCACCTCTGAAATTTCTAAAAGGATTTGGTGCAAAACCAACTATATTTTTTCCATTATAGACAAATGGTTTTTTTCCCAAATCGTGTCTATGTTCTGCGAAATCATCAGTTGACATACCAATTTCATTATCATTATCGTCTAAAACCATAATTTTTGTTGGCATGTTCATTACATTATCATCCCAATCAAAAGCATAATATTTGTGGTCAGGTAATCCTGATGGGTCCATTCCCTCAGTTACCATTTCTAACAAATGTTTTCTTATTGATTTTTTTAAATTCATTACTTTTTGTTTTTTGATAATTTAGCAATAACTAATTCTAATTGTGATTCAGTTAAAACAATGTTTTGTGGTTTTTCAGAATAAGTTTTTTTACCATTAGTTGGTACTTGTAAACTCTCCATTAATACTTTTTTTGTGAATTCCATAATTTTATATATAAATAATAGGGAGGGGGTTTTTATTTCCCCTCCCATGTTTATTTTTAGATATTTTCAAACGAAGCTCCTGTTGGTGTAATCAAGAACTCAATGTCAATGAATTCAAGAGCTTTTGTTGGTTTAAGGTAAATTTTACCTGTCATTGTATTTCTATCCAAATCTTCAGGTGTGTTTGTTACAACAACTCTAAAGTCAATTAAACCTCTATCTCTTCTAATTGAATCCAAAATTGGGTTAACAGCGTCTAAGAAATCTTGTCTTACTTTATCGTCGTTTTGTTCAAACAACAATCTAACAGCCACTGCTGAAATCAATTTACGAGCTTGTAACAACAATCTTCTTACGTTGATTCTATCAAGAGCTGATTCAGCAACTTGAGTAGTTTTGTTACCCCAAATTAATGTTCCAACATCTGAGAAAGTTGCAATTGGGTTAATTCTACCTTGATACAAAGTATCTCTATCATCTTGAGTAAGTTTTTTACGAGCTTTAACTGAATTTACAATACCTCTCGTATAACCCGCTGATGCGAACCAAGGGAATGAAATGTTATCAGTCAACGCTAAGTTTCTACAAACTTCAGCAGTTGGTGGAAGATAAATTTGTGTATTATTTACAGTATCTCTTGTTAATACCCAAGGATAATAAGTAGCTGTGTAGTTTGAATCGATACCAGTACCGTCCAAGTTGTCAACTGCTTCAGTTGGGTAAATTAAATCAGTTGCTGGTGATGTTGTAGTATTAACAAACATGTTATAATCAGGACAAGTCATAATATATAATGAATCAGCTCTTTGTGATTCAATCATATCAATTGCGTCTTCAACCAAGTTAGAGTTATTAACAAAGTCAATTCCTGGTGTTACAAACACGTTAATGTTTGTTGCTTCAGGATTGCCAAATGTTTGTTGTCCTAATAAGTATGCGTAGTAGTCAGTGTTTGCCCATTCAGTTGCGTTACCGTTAACAGTAATTCTCTTGAATGCTCCCCATCCTGTTGCAGTTGGGAATTGTGTTGTTGGTGCTGCTCCTTTTAAGTAACCTGAACCACCTAACACGTAGTTATCACCGTTTGTTCTATATTTTCTATAAATGTCCCATCCGTCAAATCCACCACGAGCAAATAATGTGAATTTTCTTGCTTGGATTCTGTAGTATGGATTTGTTGGGTCAGTAGGGTCAGAAGTGAAAGAAGTATCACCTACTTCAAAAGCTGAAGTACCTGATGTACTATATACTGATGAAATTGTTACAACAGTTGCTCCTGAGTCCATATGGAAACCTTTAGATAAGAAATCCCAATCAGCTGACGAAGTAGCTGTTGCAATGTTATTAGGATTTTGTTTTCCTTTATAATTGTAATATTCAGGGTCATAACCAATAGTATCAGACAAACCTAAGAATACTCTATTAATTTTATCACCAGCACTTCTTTGAACTGATGAGAAAGGTGGTTGATAAATTACCTCACCCGCAACATCATATTTTGTTTTATACACAGGGAACGGAGTAACAGCTCCATTATAATTTCTCATTAAGTAACCTTCAAATCCACAAGGTAATGCGTCTATTGGTGCTTCAGAACTAATTTCTAACATTACATATTTTGACCTTACAGCGTATTCACCATCACTAGTTCCAATTTTAACACCCACGAAACTATTTGAACCAGGGTTCATAGAACAATTTGTGAATTTTTCTAAGTAAACAGGACTTGCATCCGTATCATTATATGCTCTAATTGCCACGTCAAAAGTTCCATTATTAAATGAAATATTCATTATAGAAATTTTAACTTCTTGGTTAGCGTCATTACCATCTGAAATTAATATAAATTTAAACAATTCATAAACTTTGTTACCTCTTAATTCAGAAACAACAAATGGAGTTTCAGGTGTTTGATATTGTTCTAAGTACCAACCTATAGATGTATTACTTCCATTATCGTCTTGTGCTGAAGGTAATGCTGTAATACTTTGTTGGACACCTCTAATGTAACCTTTCTTATATGAATAATTAAGTAAATTATTAAATTCTTCCTCAACAAACAATGGTACCTCATTACTTGGTTTTCCAAAATTAGATTGACCAAATACTTTTGAAATAAAGTTTGTATCTGTAGAATCTAAAGAAGCTTTAAATTCAAATGTGTTACCCTCGTAAGTTATACCAGAAACACCAAATGGTGAATATGGACTCATAGATGCTCCACTATAAGTTCCACTAAAATCCAAAACAACATCAGTTGTTCCTGTTACTTGATAAACAGGATTTGTTGAAGTAGTATAATTTGATACACCTCTTGAACGTAAAGTTGCTATTACAACATCATTGTATTCAGTATATGCAGTTCCAACAAAATTAACACCTGATACTTTAACAGTACCTGAGTAACTACCAGTTGCTCCTGTGATAATCGATATGTTTGATGAGAATGAATATCCCGAATAATTATTACCCGTTGTTGGGTCAAATTGTGAGTAATACCAAGCGTCATTGTCTCTGCTTGAGTATGTTTGATTAGCATCTTTAAGACTTGGTACACTGTATACATTTGTTAAACTTGTATATCCCGCACCTGTTAAACTATTATAAGTTGTATTATCTAAAGTACCAAAAACGTATGCTGAACTTGCACTTAAAGAAGGTGTTGTAACAACTGAGCTTACAAACGATTTAAGTTGAGATTCAATTGACGAGGTTGTGCCATCTGACAACGTAAATTGTTTAGTTAAATCATTATAAAAAATTGCTGAAGAAAAAGAACCAAACGAAACGGTTCCACCTGTTGTTGCTGTAAAGTTAACATATACTGCGGATACCGCTGAATTTACTGCGACTGTCGAACCTTTTACGTTCGCAACCGTACTAATAGACCAAGATGGTCCCGCATCATAACCAGACAAACCAAGAATTCTTGATACGAATAATTGGTTAGATTGTGATAAATATGATTTAGCGATATACGCTGCTTCGTATTTTGGTATCTGTGTATCTACAAACTTTTCAGGAGATGTTCCCCCAAAGATTGCTGAAAATTCATCGAAACTTGAAACGAAGATTGGCTCAAAAGCCGGACCTTTCAAAGTTTCTCCTACAATACCTAACGTTGTAACACCTACGCTTTGTGCTACGAATGATAAGTCACGTTCTGAAGTATAAACTCCAGGTGAAACGAAAACTTTATTTGATGTTGCCATTATTTGTTTTTTTTTTATGTGTTGTTTTATTTACTACATAAATATTATTGATTTTTGTAAAAAACTTAGTATACAGATACTATTTATAAATCAGTATGAATAAATTCTTCCTTTTTTCTGCCTTATGAAAAAAACCCCTAAAAAAATAAAGAATATTAAGATTTCTGAAGAATCACACACAATTCTTAAAAAGTATTGTGAACTAAATGGTTTAAAAATTTACGGTTTTTTAGAAAATTTGATTAAAGAAAAATGTCGTACAAAAACAGACATTTACGGTGACCCATTAGACTAATTTAATATCAAATAAAATATTTGAATCTTGGTTTGTTTTTCCGGCTTCTTTTTCTATGACAATTTTTAATCCAACATCAGTGTCCATAGGAAAATAAGATAAATCTTGACCAATAAATAATTCGGTACCTTGAGTTAGAGTAAACGCACTATAATGTACCACATTGTCAGATTTAACAAAATGGTAATCGTAATTAGTTGGTAATGAAGTTTGAGTTAAAGTTGTGTTAGAACCTATAAATTTATAATTAGTTGGAATTTCATCGGGGTTTGGAGTAACCGCATTTGCTTTTCTTTGTCTAGTTTTAACACCAACATCCACCATAGTTAAAACTCTTGATACCGCAGGTGCCACCTCAAATTGTTCTTCATCTAATAAAACACCCAACATTTTAAACGTATAATTTTGAATAAAATATCTTCTTTTTTGTAACTCAACAACGGATTCATCCGAAATACTTTCCATTATAATTGGTATGTATCTTCCTTTAATAAGTGTATATGCTTGTCTTGATGAAAATTTATCTAAAACCTTTTGGTTAAATGAGTTTAATTCTCTCATTCTGTTAGTAAAAATCTTAACCTCATATGTAATATCAACAGGAATTGGTTGTGGTATTTTATATACATCCATACCATTTCTTGTTCCATCAAAATTTGGAACTAAAGCATATTGAAACAATGGTTTTCCTGGTATTCTATAGTTAGTGGCTCCTTGATTTGTACCATAAGGAGTTTCAGGTTTTCTAACCGTTGCAACAAATGGTGGTTTGATATTTGAATCTAAGTCTTGAAAGTTCCAAGTTTGTGTAAACTGTGCCCAGTTTTGTGTCGTAATAATAACATCAACTGTATTAACAACTTTTCCATTAACATTTATACCTAAATCATTTTTAACAAAATCTAACATACCCTTATCCAAATCAGCATGGTATATTCCTTTAGGAAGATATGTTCCATCTTTTTGGATTTGTTCTAACAATTGTTCTCTTCTTGGTTGAAGAATTTTTTTTGGTGTTAGAGAAATTGTCTTTAATAATTTTTTTGGTAATGCCATTATATTCCTCTAAATTCATCTTCACTTACAGGTGTACAAACAAATGTTCTATAAAATGGTTTGTATCCACCGTAAGTATGTTTATTATCTGAAACAATCCTTCCGTCATCAGCAACGGAATAATATCTCATTCTACTTTCAGTTTCGGGATAACCAATGTAATCACCGTATGAAATTGTTATTGCTTCTTCCTCTAAATAATGAAGATAAACACTCATAATTAAATTACCTGGTTCTGTTTGACTTAATTTAGAATTACCAAATGTTGCTTGTGAAGGAGCCTCAATTTTAACAAACGCCTTTATTTCAATAGGTGCTAAATAAGAAACTGAATCGGTTAACGCTTCACCATAAACATCATCTTGATTTGTTTTACTTTTATCAACACGATATAATACCAACGTAAAGTTCATATCACCATATAACCATTCTTCACCCATTGATATATTTAGGTTAAAATCCTGTTCGCCAAAGAATTTGGATATTCGTGTAATTGGTACTTTATTTGCCATTATTGATAAATACAAGAAAATTGATTATATTACTTTATTAAAACTATTTTGATTTGGAAAACCCAATAATTGAAAATTCAGGATTATTAGAACAAAAAGCCCTTAATATATTAAATGATTATCAGGGTGCAAATAACTATATCCTAAAATTAAAAGGTATTTTTAATCCAAATAAACGAGGAATTCCAACAAGAAGTCAGTGTGAATATATAGTAAACTATTCAAATACTATCCCAAAAGTTGCTAAAAAATGGGTTGAACTAGATGAATACTTTTCAGAAAAAATATCAAACGAAAAATTATATACGGTTCCACCAAAACAAGTTTGGATTGAGAAGTTGTTGGTTGAAAAAGATAAATCTTATCACATTTGGGGTCGTTTTTTTGAAAGTGAACCATTGACTGATTTTTGGTTACCAAAAGCTGCGGTAATTAAAAACCCTGAACAATATTATAAAGAAATTGATTATTCTAAATATTCCCATAGACCACTTCTTTCACACCAAGTTGAAGCAGTAGAAAAACTTGTAAAAACCAAAAGATTTATTTTAGCAGATGATATGGGTTTAGGGAAAACCACATCAACTATTGTTGCTGCTTTAGAAACCGAGGCAAAAAAAATATTAATAATTTGTCCCGCATCATTAAAGATTAACTGGCAAAGAGAAATTGAAAATTACACTGACCGCTCAACATATATCTGCGGTAGTAAAAGATATGAAGATGCTGATTTTGTAATTGTTAATTATGATATATTAAAAAACTTTCATGACCCAAAAGACAGAGATAATTCTCGTGTTTTAAAAAGTAATTTTGATTTGGTTATTATTGATGAAGCACATTATATTCAAAATAAAACTGCCCAAAGAACAAAATTAATTAATGATTTTGTAAAAGGTGTTGATAGGTTGTGGTTGTTAACGGGTACTCCTATGACATCAAGACCAATGAACTATTTTAATCTATTGGAACTTATTGAATCTCCTGTCGCAGCAAATTGGATGGCATATGTTGTTCGTTATTGCAGTGGGTACCAATTTAAAGTTGGAAACAGAAAAGTTTGGAATGTAACAGGCGCGTCTAATTTGGAAGAATTAAGAGACAGAACTTCAAGACAAGTCTTAAGAAGACTTAAAACCGATGTATTAGATTTACCCGATAAAATTATAACACCTGTTTACTTAAGATTAAAATCAAAAGAATACGAAGAATTAATGGGTGAATACTTTGATTGGTATGAAAGAAATCCCGACGAAAGTGCGTCATTAACAGTGCAATTTACTAAACTTACAAAAGTAAGACAGGTATTAGCAAATGAAAAAATACGCTCAACTATAGAGTTAGCTGAAAATATAATAGAACAAGATAAAAAAGTAATAATTTTCACGAATTTTACTGATTCGTTAAATAAGATTTATGAACATTTTGGTAAACAAGCCGTTTACCTTGATGGTTCATGTTCACCAGCAAAAAGACAAAACGCTGTTGATGAATTTCAAAACAATGAAAAAATAAAAGTGTTTGTTGGTAACCTAAAAGCTGCGGGTGTTGGTATTACACTTACTGCGGGAGAAGCGGTTATTATGAATGATTTATCATTTGTACCTTCAGACCATTCACAAGCCGAAGACCGAAGTTATAGATACGGACAACAATCAAGCGTATCGGTATATTATCCAATATTTGAAAACACCATAGAAGGAACAATCTATGATATTCTTAATAAAAAGAAAAATATTTTTGAGACCGTAATGGGTGATAACGTGGGTAGGGCAGAAATTGTTCAAGAAATTATGAATCAAATTTTTAATAGAAGGTAAGTTTTTTGAAAATCTATTTATTTATTAGATAATGATAGATTATGAAATTTAAAAAATTAAAAGCCGAAATTGAAGAATTAGAAGACAAATTAACTACCGACGAAAATTTACAAGAATCAATACAGAACGAACAAAAAGAGATTATTAATGAAATGAAAAAAATTGGAATCGAAAGATTACCATATTCATATTCATCTCTCGGTAGATTTATCGACCCAAAAACAATGAATGTTCATTATAACAAACATTATAAAGGGTATGTTGAAAAATTAAACGCCGCATTGTCAAAACTTAAAGGAGCGGATTTAGAACTTGAAGAAATTGTAAAAGGGATTTCAAGATTTAATAAAACAGTTAAAAATAATGCTGGGGGTGCATTTAACCACGCTCTGTTTTGGAAAATGTTATCCCCTAAAAAACAAGAAATTAATGGACCTGTTGCAGATAAAATAAAAAAAGATTTTGGTTCATACGAAGAATTTAAAAAACAATTCACCGAAAAAGCTCAAAAAAACTTTGGTTCAGGTTGGTGTTGGTTGGTCATTAATAATCAAGGTAAATTAAAAATTGTTACCACGCCAAATCAAGACAATCCATTAATGAACACAATTAAAGATGGAGGGTATCCAATTTTAGGACTTGATTTGTGGGAACACGCTTATTATTTAAGATACCAAAATAAAAAAGATGAATATATTGGAAAATTTTTTACAGTTATTAATTGGGAATTTGTTAATAAACTTTTGACTTCAAAAGAAGAAAAGAAATTAAACGAAGAAAAATTAGCCGGTGAACTATTAGTTGAATCAAGAGAAAGTGTTGGTTGTTCAACATCTGAGGTTAGAGAAATTAATAAAATGTTTGCAATGAACCCTCAAGTAAAATATAAATTCATGAACACCATTAATTCAATCATGAAGGAAAAATTTTCAGAATATTGGTTTGAAAAAGACCAATATGAACCAGGTTCAATGTCAGGAATTTATAACTATGGTAAACCAGGTCGTTCAGTTATAAACAAATTAAACACAAATTACAGTTCTTTTTGTATTTTAATGAATGACTTAAATGTTTACTTGGTAAAAAATAATATAACACCAATATCATTCAATGATAAAGATAAACTCGGTCAAATTAAGGAGGTTGAAAGGTTTACAAAATATTTGTATAACTTAAAAGATAGAATTTTTAATTTATCAACTTCAAAAACATTTCAAACAATTGTACAAAAATTAGTACAAACTGACGCTAAAGGTGAAGAAAGAGAAGATATTACCATAATTGCATTAAGAAAAATATTTGGAACTGATGACGTACATAAAATAGGTGGTTTAGGTTCTGAAGAAGATATGATTTCAGGTGTTGATGCAATTATTAACAAAGATGGACAAAGACTGACAGCTCAAATTAAACCATTTAGTAGTATCAAAGATTATAATGATAATGAGGTTATGGTTTTTGGAGCAAGTGCACCAAAACAATACAAGACTGATTTTTTAGTTTTTAACAATAAAAATAAAACAGTTGTCTTCAAAAATGAAAATACAAAAATTATTGAGGGTAACTACGTATTTCCAAAATCAAATTTATTTGGAAATATTTGATATTTATAAGACAAGATGGCAATTATTGTAGAACCAGAAAGAAGTAAACTTTATAGAAGAATCAAAGCTCTTCTTGGTGCTCCTGTTAGGGGTGTTGAATTGGAAGACGAACAAATGGATTCATTGTTAGAACTTGCAATTGGTGACTACGAACAATACATTTTAGATTGGTTAATTGAAGCACAGTGGACTTCATTGTATGGTATGAACCTTGACGAACAGTCATTAACAAGGGCACTTACCAAAAGAAGTTTAGATTGGGAAACCCAATACACCTACGCATATTCAAAAATTGTTGGATTACAAGCGGGTGGTGATTGGGTTCTTAAAAAAGACTATGTTGATTTAGTACCTAACCAACAAATTTATGAAATACCGGCAGGTCGTGAAATTAATGAACTATTGTGGTTCATGAGAGCAGAATTAAATAATTCTTTGTTTGACCCATTTATGGGTGGATTTGGTGGATTTGGTGGTATGGGATTAGGTGGTCCTGGTGGATACGCACAATTTGGTGCTAGTGGAAGTTATTTTATGATGCCAGCGTTTGATGTTGTTTTAAGAATGGCCGATAGGAATTTAAAACAAAGAATTATTATTGGTGATTTAACTTATAGAATAACGGCACTTCCTGAAGGAAAAAAAGCATTACATTTATACAATGTACCAGGTGGAAAATTTGATTTTTCTAATATAGGTTTTAACGAATATAGATGTTGGTATTGGTATTATGATACAAACGATGACCGTGATGATTGTTTAGCCGCTAACCCTGATATTGTAAGATTACCATCTGATATACCATTAGAACCTTTGAATTGGCAGGACCTTAATACACCCGCACAACAATGGGTAAGAAGATGGTTTACCGCCTATTGTAAAGAAACTTTAGGACGTATATGGGGTAAATATAGTGGAAATCTTAAAACCCCTGATTCCGAACTAACATTAGATTATACATCTTTGTTAGGAGAAGCCAAAGATGAAAGAGCCAAACTTGAGGAAGAATTAAAATTACGTCTCGAAAGATTAAGTCCTGTAAAACAAATGGAAAAAGAAGCTTTAATTGCTGAAAACTTAAATAAGCAATTAAAATTCAGACCGTTCCAAAGTCCATACAACGTAATTTAATTTTATGCCAATATTAAGAAGTATTCCAAGTAAAAAAATAATAGGAGGTGTTGAAGTTAAAACATCTGAAGTTGCTTTAATATCTGAAACTAACTACATCACATCGGGTGAATATGCTATCGTTATAAAAACAGTTGAACATTGTGATTTATTATTGGATAGTAAAACAACCGACCATATTGTTGTCAAAGCTTTAACCAAAGTAACTATTCGACCTGATAAAAGTAAAATTGACGAACAATATGATGAAGTTGAAATAGGAAAAGGAGCGTGTGTAGAATTTCACTTTATTGGTGGAAACTGGTATATCTTATCATCAGACGGTCTCAAACTCGACTAATTGTTCCTCCCAACCTTCTTCAGCTAAATTGTAAATGTAATCAGGACTAATTCCTACTTTATCCCAAAATTTCATTTCGGGTTCTGAAATTGTTAACACATCTTCTAATTTGTCTTGGTCAGCATCCTCAAATGGATGACCATTAATTAATTGACATTGTTCCTTAGTGAAAAATTCTCGTTTAGAAGGATTATCAACAATTAAAGAATTTCTTACATCGTCTTTAAACACAACCATCAAAGGTTCGATACGTTTATTAAAAGTTGTAATTGCTCTTGGTACATTATATTCACCCAACATATCAGGATTTCTTTCAAGCTCATCATTGTCCAATCTATAAGCATTAATAACCAATGAATCGGCTTTCTTTACAACATCACCATGTGAGGCTTTTGTACCGTTATTCACATAAAAAATAACGTCACCCAAGTTAGCAGCAATGTTATCATGGATAATAAGTTCCATATGTGCTTGTCTTGACATCATACTCCCTGATTTAGTCTTTTGACCACATCTTACTTTATAATCATCTACTGATATTTTAACCTTAGCACGTGACGCAATTTGTTTTAAAGGGATTTGTTTGTTAAAGATTTTTTCCAAATATTCATAGTACCAATCAACAAATTGTTGACCCTCACCCATTAATAACATTTTAATACCTTTGTCCAAAAATGCTTCAATATATAAAGGTAACTTCTTTGATTTAATAGTATTACCAACCAATTTAATTTTACCTTTGTCAGTCATCAAAGCGTAATTTTTACGTGCTAAGTTAATACATGACGGCCAAACACCATCGTTATCCAATGCCATTTCACCTTTCATAAACAAATCATTATACTCAGCAATATCAGCAGCAGCTCCTGTATATTCCTTACCCTCTTTGACTTTCCAATTCAAACCTTTACCAATGTATTTACGTGATTCAACATCAGATGGTGATGAAAAGTTCACACCGTCCGTGTCCATAACCAATGGGTCATAACCACGTTTCATAAAAAATTTAATCATTTGACGTAGATATTGTCTCCCCGTACAAGTAATTCTCTCACCTTGATTCATATCACCCCAATGGTAAACCTGAGGTGCTGAAAGAGCACCAAACATTGAGTTAATAAAAATCTTAATTGGTAATTGTTTTCTATCATATGATAATGACTTTTTAGGGTCTGATTTAGAAAACTCTTCAGCCAATTGTTTATACAAGATACGAGTATTTCTAAAATATGTTAACATACCTTTCATCGCTCCTGTAACGTCACAGTCAGGAAATACATCATGTACTAATTGAATTGAAGGATAAAGTGAACTAAAGTCAAGTTTCAAAACGTCTGTTGAATAACCTACTTTAATCAAACGTGAAAGTCCTCCAACAAAGTCTTGTTTTGATTGTTTAGCTGGAATTGCAAGTCCGTGTTTGTATGACCACGCTCTCATTTGAATTTCCCAAAGTGTTGCGGTACCCATTGTTGCAATTCTCTGATATGTTGTTGGAACCAAAGACGCCAACAAAAATGAACCCTGATTAAACTCTTCGTCCACTCTTAAAGTCTCAATTAAGTCATCGTCAAGATACCTTTCAACCAAATCATCACCTGTAGTTTTTATGTAAGTGTCAGTTCTTCTACTACAAACTTCATCAACTTTTTCATCAATACCACATTTTTTATATTTTCCATTTTGAACATTCAACCAATAATCTTCTTTTTTGGCATACATAGAACCAATATCGGTATGGTCGATGTAGATACGGTCAGCATCTTCAGCTTCTAAGTATTGAACTATGTATTTCAAACCTGCGGATTTAATGTTTGAATTAATCGCCTGTGCTCGTCTTACTGAGTGTAATGCGTCAATAACATTATACCCCCAAATAGATGTTTGAGTGTAATCTTCAATTTCGTTAGCAAGTTTTAATAAACCTTTTGTTTGACTGATTGATTTTTCAGGATTCAAAGATTTACAAATCTTTTTAACATCCAAACCTAACGCTTTTGCTCTTTCAAATATCCAATACCAGTCAAACGCAAATCCGTTATAGGAAACAATGATTGATGGTTTAATTTCATTTATATGATTAAAGAAATCGATAATACCTTGTCTTTCTTGTTCCTCAGTTGCACATTCAATAACCTTATGAAATCCTTTATTTGTTTTGAGTCCAAACATGAATATTCTACCGTCTTTCGGCTCTAAAGCGGTAGTTTCTAAGTCAAATACAAAACGAGTTACGTCATCATAGCTTTCAAAACCTTTAAATAATCTTTTTTCTTTTTGAATCAAATATTGTTCAATTGGTGGTAAAATCAAAACTTTATCTTTAGCCTTTTCACCATATGGGTCAATACCACCGTCACGGAAAAATTGAACTAACGTTCTATACCCTTTCAAAGATTTAACCATAAAAGACAAACCGTCTTCAAGTCTTTTATTTCCGTCTGTTCTTAATTTTTCAATAACAATTCCATATTTGGACATTGCCTCTTTTTGTAGTCCTTTTGAGCTTTGATAAAAATTGAGTCCACGTAAATCACCAACCCATGCAAATGGGATAAATGTATCACGTTTAACAATTTTACCTTTAACGGGGTCTTCAATAATTTTGTAAATGGAGTCACTCAAATAGTCAAATTCAACACTGACTATAAATTGTTCAGGGTCAGAACCCTTCAAAAAATCTTCAATTTCTTCTGCTGGTATCATAATATTTTTTAGATTGGTTTATTTGCTTCCGAACTTGTCGGAGTTTACCTTGTCTAAAATAAATATATGTTACAGAATTGGGATTATCAACAACAGTATTGAGTTTTGATAAATGAAGGGGTAATGTTAATAAATAAAGATTCTCTGATTGGTACAATCAATTCACCATCAGTTGTGGTAATACTAAACTCACCCAAATATCTGCCAGGTGTTTTAGTGTCATTAGGACTAAAATTATAATAAATGTAATATTCTTCAGGCGCGTCAGGATTGTCTAAAAATTTTTGAGTAATGTAAGCGGGTTTTGATGCGATTTTTAACATACCCGTATCTGAGTTAATCATAGAAAACGTTATAATTGCATTTTGTAACGAATCCATAAAACTTCTGAAATCGTTTCTACCATCTTTAACAACTTGCATTTTTAAAGTTGGTAATGTTGCGTTTTGTTTTATAAAAAATTCCATTTATTATAAATACTTTATATTTTGTTTTAATATACCTGTGCCGTTTGATATGATTGTCTTGTTGCAGTTGTTGAGAATCCACTAACAGTGTGTAATGTTGTCCAGTTAGTATTATCATTACTTCCCGCAATTGTCCAAGATGCTGGGTCTCTACTTTCTTCGTCATTCGCAGTTGCCCATCTGTATCCTGTAAACGCTTTAGCACTTGAGAATTGGAATATAAAGTTTGTTACGTTACCGTTGGTAACAAAATTTAAATCAAGAGCTTTAGTTGTTAATAATCCATCTACTAAGTTTGGTGGAGTTTCACCAACTGGGTTATTTCCGCTTGGATTTGTAACGGTAACTCCCGCCATACTTTGGTCAACACCACCAATTTGGAATACAAATTCAGATGCCTGTACACAGTTAGCGTTAGGTGGCATTGTTTTTGCTGCGGTTATTTGCCATCTATAATACGTAAATGCGGTTCTTGTTGGTGTTGGTGTTACGGTTCGTGTTATTGTTGGTGTTACCGAAGGTGTTACAGAAATTGTAGGAGTAGGTGTTGGTGTTTTAGTTACCGAAGGTGTTACAGAAATTGTAGGAGTAACTGTTGGTGTTTTAGTTACCGAAGGTGTTACAGAAATTGTAGGTGTATTAGTTGGTGTTGGAGTTGGAGTTAAAGATATTGAACTATAATACTTAATAACAACTATACCACTACCACCCGAACCACCTGGTTGTGCAGCTCCACTAGTATTACCTCCACCACCACCACCTTTACCTGTGTTAGCGGTTCCCGCAGCACCCGAAACTGATGTATTTCCTTTAGCACCATTACCACCAGCACCATAAACATTACTAACACCTGTTATTAGTGATGTTAACCCGGTACCACCAGTACCACCAGCAGATGCGGTACCATTTGTACCACTTGTGGTTGCTCCACCACCACCTCCGCCTGAACCACCAACAGCAGATGCTGAACTTCCACCACCATTACCGGCACCTGCAACGGATATGTTTGAGTTTTGTACCGCTCCACCAACACCTACACCACCTGGCGCACTTCTACTACCATAACCACCTGTACCTCCTGATGCAACTATAGTATCAAATGATGAATTAACACCATTAGAACCGTCAATATTACTTCTTACTGACGCACCACCGCTTCCACCGCCACCAACAACAACAGTGTAAACACCGCCAGGTGTTACTGGTGTAGTTCCTGTAAGTACCATACCACCGGCACCTCCACCTCCACCACCTGTGTCATAACCATTACCACCGCCACCACCGCCACCAACAATTAAGTATTCAATTGATGTTACGTCAGATGGTGCGGTCCAAGTTGTACTTCCAGTAGTTGCAAATGTAATTGATGTTGATTGTGGAACATCAAATGCGTATAATAAAGCGTTTCCGACTAATTTTGTTATTGCTAATGTTGGTGAATTTATATTACCAAACCATGTATTAAAACTTATTAATTTTGAATTTCCTACTTTTCTATACCCAATAAATGGATAAGAATTAGAAGTGAAATTTGCATAGGTAGTTGAGCCATTGACAACAGGTACATTACCATTTGTGAACGAGCCGGCACCTATATTAAAACCAACGTTATCAGTTATTGGTGACTGTACCAAAACTGCAAAATTTCCCGTTGCGTCTGTTGATTGTGCTTGTGTGTTGAATGTTGTTGTTCCTGTATGATTGAATGTACCGGGATAAATACTCCATAAGAATGTACCTGCAATCATATGACCACCCGAATTAACAAAGTTTGTAAGTGCGGTTGCCAAGGTTGGGGTTCCGTATTGTGCACTATTGGTCCACATTACAACCGCATCGTAATTGTCGGTTGTAATATTACCACTACCTGTATAAGTTGTACTCATAGTAACGGCTGAATACGTTATAGAACTACCCGTATTTGTAATATAACTTGATATGTTAGTGGCTACTGTTGCGTAGTTTGTATCACCCAAGAATAAAACACGTCTCTGTGAAACAATTGGTGATGCACTTGGGGTAATTGTTATGGTTGGCGTTATAGTTGGTGTAATAGATATAGTTGGTGTTTGAGTAGGTGTATTAGTTACAGTAGGAGTGTTAGTTACTGTTGGCGTAACTGTATTTGTAGGTGTAACTGATATTGTAGGTGTTTGAGTTGGAGTATCAGTTACTGTAGGAGTAACAGTTGTTGTAGGAGTCTGAGTAGGAGTATTAGTAATAGTTGGTGTTATACTAATTGTTGGTGTGACTGTGTTTGTAGGAGTCTGAGTAGGAGTATTAGTAATAGTTGGTGTTATACTAATTGTTGGTGTGATTGTGTTTGTAGGAGTTTGAGTAGGGGTATTGGTTACACTTGGCGTTACACTAATCGTTGGTGTGACTGTGTTTGTAGGAGTTTGAGTTGGTGTGTCAGTTACTGTAGGGGTAAGAGTTATTGTAGGTGTTATTGTCGGAGTATTAGTAACACTTGGCGTTACACTAATTGTTGGTGTAACTGTACTTGTAGGAGTTTGAGTCGGAGTATTAGTTATTGTAGGTGTAATACTAATTGTAGGTGTAACTGTAGGCGTATTAGTAATAGTTGGAGTAACTGTATTTGTTGGCGTTGAAGTAATTGCTGTGGTGGGTGTTGGTGTATTAGTTGGTAAAGGTGTTCTTGTTGGGTATGATGTTCCATAACCATAAACAACAACATCCCAATTGGTATTACCAGTTGTTGGTTCACTATTAGTACTACTAAATAATGATACATACATTGTATTCAGATGTGTCACAAAAGTATTTGATGTGTAAGTAACACCTGAATTCCAAAAACCACCCCAACTAAAATTTGACATCATATATAATTATTTTTTACTAAATTTATTTTATACAAATCTTGTTGATAAGAAATTATATTGTTGGGTAATTTCTGAAAGACTAAGTGATTTATTGTAGTAATACATGTTAGCAACGTACCCAAATGGTTGACCATTAATCGAACCCCAATAATCATGTCTATTTCCAGCCGCATTGTATGACACGCTTCCAACTTGGGTTGTGTTGATATAGAATGTACTACCAGTACTTGTACCGACAACAGTTAACTGAGCCCATGTATCCAAAATAGGTGTAACATCATATCCTGTGCTAAAGAATGATGGTGTGTCATTATCGTAAAAACCTAAAGTATTTGTACTTATATTGACAAGAACTGGGTGGTCATTCGGAGCGGTTCTATATAGTGTTCTATAAGTTGTTGAGTTATTTTTGATTCTAACCCATGATACATAAGTGTAACCACTTGATGGTAATGTCGGACCAGTGCTGTTTACTCTAATATTTGTTGTTAATCCATTACAGTCAAAACATTTAACACCACTTAAAACGGTATATGGAGCATTTGTTAACGTGTGATTATATCCACTTTTTATATCATAAACTGTTGTACCTGTTCCAGGATAACTTGAACTTGTATATGCATCAAGTTGAATTACTAACCCATTTGTAACTATATTTGGGGTTGGTGTAATTGTTGGTGTTGGAGTAACAGTAGGTGTATTAGTAATTGTTGATGTTGGTGTGATAGTAGGTGTGTTAGTTATTGTCGGTGTCGGGGATAAAGTAATTGAAGGAGTAACAGTAGGTGTGTTAGTTATTGTTGGTGTTGGTGTTATATTATATCCGTAACGCCCTTTGTAATCATCCCATTCATTACCAACCTCAATATTTGATAATGCTCTTTTCCATACTTTAACAATTGAAATTTTACCGTTAAAATATTCATTTATGTAAGTTCGCCCAACGGTAAGATTTGAATTTATCCCAACATTATGTCCTGTTGGTGAATCACTTCCAATGTTTGTACCATTGAAGTAAAGTTTTCTTGTTGTTCCATCAAATGATGCAATAATATTATACCAAGTGTTTGTACTGTATGATTGATTTACAGCTAAATCGTAATACCACCAATAGTTAATAATTGCTTGGTTTCCACCATTATTTAAAAATCTAATAGCGTTTGCCTGACCAACATTACCATAATTACCCCAACCTATTATACCATCATCACTTAACAAATTATCAGGTGAAACCCAAACACTTATAGTGTAATTTTCATTATTTATAGGAATTTGAGTTACCGTTGTAAAATCAATTAAATCTGATGTACCGTTAAAATCAAAATATCCTGATTGTAATGAGTTATATGTTGGACCGTTAATGTTACCATTATTTCCAAACCCTGAAATGTCATACCATGTTGAACCAGTACCACCATATGAAGAATTATTTCCAGCATCTAAGAATAATACAGGTCCTAATGGTGTTGACGAACTACTTGGTGTTTGAGTTGGCGTTATACTTGGTGTCGGTGTAATTTGATTTACACCAATAACAAAAACATTCCAATTTAACATGTCTTCATTTGGTGGTAAAAGACTATAAAAACTATTTGTTGAAACATAACATATGTTATCTTTTTTAACAAATGTGTTTACCGAATACGAAGTACCCGAAACCCATTGACCAAACCATGTAAAATTAGACATTAATTACGTACTATTACATCCCAATTATCAGTATCCACAAAAGGATTTACATCTGTTGCTGGAACAAAATTCTTGGAAATGTATAACACATTGTCCCATAGTACAACCACGTTTTCATTATAAGGTAAATTTGGTAACCAAGTACCCTTCCAATTAAATTGAGCCATTTAACCTATAAATAGTTGGCGATTTAAAAACCTTTTTTACAATCTGTATTTTAATTTGTTGTTTAAGTAAATTGTAAACTCCAAGAAAGTAATCCGTGATTATCGGTAGAACCTCCTGTTCCCGCACCGAATCCCATATAATAAGAACTTGTGTCAAATGAGAAACTATTAAATGTTTTGTTTGGCGAACCGGGCTTACTATTTGTTGTGTTCCAATACAATGCAAATGTTTGAGCGGAGTGATTATAGTCACCCCAAAAATACAATGTTTGTCTCCAAAATCCAGAACTTACACTTGTTGCACCTTGTGAAACATTATTTTTATACCAAGTATAATTGTTATTTGTGAATGTTAAGAATGTGATTGCGTTTATTGCAGTACTAATTAAACCAACACCACCACCTGTTGGGCCGTTTGTATTATTTGTCGGTGTCCATTGTACACAATATCCATCAGCGCCCGTACCACCACTAATAAATATTGACCACTGAGTCGAGAAGTTTCTATCATATTTGATTGCAGTAGTTCTATAAACATTACCAACTTGATTTGTGGATGCCGTTGTTAGATAGTAAATATTTGATGATACAGATGTATTACCAACACCAACAAGTCCAGTGGTTGAAGCAAAATTAGAATAACTAAATCCTTGTGCATTTATGTTTGTTGGAGTTGGAGTGTTAGTTGGTGTAACCGTAGGTGTTTGTGTTAATGTTGGTGTAACCGTTGGAGTTGCCGTAGGAGTTACTGTAGGAGTTGGTGTTGGAGTAACTGCTCCATTCACAACATAACTAATATACACGGTTTGCCCCGTAACAAAGTTAGTAGTTGCAGATTGAATTAATACCAACTGATTTGGTCTTGTTTGTGGATTATAATTAAAACTATTACCACCTGAAGTGTCATATATAAATGCGGTTGGTGAACCACTATAAATTGCGGTATCACCATTTTGTGTAAAATAAACGGTAACAGAAACACCTGTCATTCCTGAATAATAACTTATTCTATTAACCGATGAATTATCTATTGAGTTCCAATAAACACCATTTGTTGTAAATGTGTTAGGATTTGTTGTCCCACTATTTAAACCAGGTGTTGCAAATGTTGGGAATATTGTGTTTCCACTTGTTGGTACTTGGTAAGGTAATACCACTAAGTTATATCCATAACCCGTAACAGGTATTGGTGTTACAGATGGTGTTGGTGTATTTGTTGGTGTCTGAGTTGGTGTATCAGTTACTGTAGGAGTAATAGTTGTTGTAGGTGTAACAGTAGGCGTGTTAGTAATAGTTGGTGTTATACTAATTGTTGGTGTAACTGTGTTTGTAGGAGTCTGAGTAGGTGTGTCAGTTACTGTGGGAGTAATAGTTGTTGTAGGTGTATTTGTTATTGTTGGTGTAACTGTACTTGTAGGAGTTTGAGTCGGAGTATTTGTTATACTTGGAGTTACACTAATTGTTGGTGTAATAGTTGGTGTTAGGGTTAATGTTGGTGTAACTGATGGTGTTAGTGTCTTAGTAACGGTTGGTGTAATAGTTGAGGTAATTGTTGGTGTCGGAGTTTTAGTAACTGATGGTGTTATAGTTGGTGTAATAGTTGAGGTAATTGTTGGTGTCGGAGTTTTAGTAACTGTTGGTGTAACAGTAGATGTTTGTGTTGGAGTAATTGTCGGAGTTAGTGTTGGTGTTGGAGTAACTGTAGATGTTGGTGTTGGGGATGGGTTTGGTTCGGTAATATCAATCACAAATGTTTGGTCTGTACCTGAAAAATAAATAAAAACTTTACCTTGTGGTGTGCCATCTGCTGGAAAATAATCAAAAGGTATTGTTTCAGTACCTAAATTAAACGTTTGATTTAATGTTGTATCCAAATATGTTACTAAACAAGTTTGTCCACTATAAACAGTACTTTCAACTCTAAATCCGTAATTATTTGACATTATGGTGCTGGTATTAACGTTGCTGTAAAACCTCCACTTGGTATGACGCATGAACCATCAGGGCAGTTGAAGTTAAACAGGCTAAATTTATTTTTTAATATTCTATAATTATGTTGTACTTGTGCGGAACCTAAAGGCTCAACATACATTCTGAACTCAGATATTCCACCCATAAATGTTCCACCAAAATTTTGTTCTAATAATATATTTGTGGTAAGTCCTGATAAACTTGTCCCACTTAATGTGTTATCACACATAACTTCAGGGTCTTGAATATACGGACCTGTTGCACCACTACAACCACTAAACGTTAAAGACTCTCTTAGTCCAAAAGTTCCCCCACCCCACGATATATTAAATGGAACACCAATTTGTTTTTCTTTAACATCATTTAATTCTCTTGGAATAATTTCTTCAAAGTTTTCAACTGTCATAAACAATTTACCATTAACAAAAAACTTTAACTTACCCAATCTATATTCTCTTTGGTCTAACCATTTTCTGTTTAATTGTATAGTTTCAACTTTACTTGGATATGTATTACCCGAATGTGTTGCTGGCGGTTCAATCAACGATACACTATTGTCATAAGTTGTTGCGGTGTAATGCATTTGGCGAATATCACCCAAACCACCCATGTTCAACAAATAACAATCATCCCAAGTAATATTTCTTTCAAAAACAACATCTAACATTACCCATTTTTCAATACCCGTTGAACCTGTTGAACAAACATCATAAATTCCATCAGTTGAGCATATTTCAGTGATGGTATATCCCGATTCAAATGTTAAACCTGTTGTTTCACAAGAACCTGTTGTAACACAACTACCTGTCAATAATAAAAATTTAACACATAAATGAGGATTTGATGGGTCACCGTCAAATCTCAATGATAACGCATTTGAAAATACATCGTTTTCAGGGTTATGGTCTTGTTGAATAACTGTTGTTGTACGGCAGTTTTGAGTTATGGTAAATGCTGAAGACGGATATAAACTATAACAATCTGAATTTGTAATAGCGGTATTTGTGCAAGCACATGTACCAACACAATTAGTTAATCCCGATGTAACTCTTGTGTAACCCGAAAAGGTATCAGCGGTACCGGCAGCATAATGATAAAATTTATTTTCAGCCCTGGCACCCATAAAAAAGAAAGTACCCGAATTTTCAGTATAAATGTTATTTAAATATGTTTGGCCAGATGATGGTGAATATTCATCAACCAATCTTGGTTTTAACATCATTTCTACTGTCCATCCTTTGTGCATTCTTTCAGGTAAAACTTCATAATCATACCCATATAACTTATAAAAACCTTGTAAATATCCACCATATAATTCATAATACTGTCCAATAGTTGTTGCAGTTTTAGTAACAATATTATACAATGTTTGTGCGGTAATTCCTGAAAATCTTGTGTTTGGACTTTGTGTGTAACCTGTTACAGGTCTCATTTTAAATCTTCTATCGTAATGTAATGGGTCAAACTTATAATCATTTCTAATACCCATTGAATAGTATAATGTCTGTCCTGTCATTTCAGTAACAAGTCCATTATCAATTCCAGTTAATCCAACATCACACGCTCCTGTAAATGCACTGTAACAAGTATCATTTAACGGATTTATATTATAATTGTTTAAAGAAACAATTGTGTTACCTGAAAAATAATCACCATACGAATAAGATAAGTTTTGTGAACAACCACTATTTGATAATTCAATTGAGATTGGTAGTCGATTACCATCATTATATCCAATTAAATAAGGTGAATAAATAACCTCTTGGTCGTACTGTTTTTCATCGGCAACAAGAAAAAAATCAGTATATGAACTGTCGTCAGCTCTTAAATCTAATCTATTAAAATAATAGTTATTTATGTTCTGTGTTGCCATTTAATAGATAAATACAAACAATATGGTATTTATAGATAAACTGTTTGAATATGTCTGAACATAAATATAAAACAAAAAAGGAAGCTTTAGACGCCGCTGAAAAACTTGGTTGTCTTGGATATCACAAAATGGGTGATGATTCATATATGCCGTGTAAATCACACGAAAGATTTAAAAAATTAAATACAACAAAAAAATCTGAAGAACCCGAAGGTGAGCTTGAGGAATTTGTGGATGCTGATGGAACAATGTTAAATTCTAAAATTCCAATCTTGGACCCAGCGTTACACCCAAGAAAAACTATGGACCAAACAGTTGCAGCCGCAAGAAACGTATATGACATTTTTAGAATGGGTTATAGAAGATATTTTTCAGAAACTGATATGTCAAAAGCGTTTGGGTATGATGAAACAAAATTCATGAACGCCAAAGAAACTATAAAGTATTTGGAAAAAGAATTAGGATTAGATTCTGAAGATGCTGAAGATAGAGCGGAAGAAATGGGTAAAAAACCTAAAATGGATAGAAAATCAGAATTCAAAGATAAAAAGAATTTTGTAAATCGTGGTGTTTTAGCCGAAAAAGATGTTGATGATGTTAAAGAAGAAATTGTAACAAAAAAATCAGATGACCATGAAATTACTGAAAAAATGAAAACAAGTTCTAAAGTAATTTCAAGAAATGTTCAAGCACTTAAAAAACAAGCTGAAAAAGAAGGTATATCCATAAACGATTTAATAAAAATGTTGAAAAGTGAATAAAGACCTGTATGGTAAGGAATATGAGATTCCACCGCATTTATTAAATATTATTGCAAAAGGTTTATCTAAGTACTCAAATCAAAGTACTGAAAATGTTAAACGTGCACAAGATTTAATATCAACAGGTAAAGCGACGTATCAACAATTAAAAAGAATAAAAAACTGGTTTGAATCAAACTCAAATACATCAAATCCTGAATTTCATCTTTTAGGTGGAGGAGCGTTTAAAGGATGGGTTGACCAAACTTTAAATTCTGATAGAGGAGCTATTGATTTATCCAAAAAAGCTAAGAGTGTTGCAATGTCAAATCAATACAGTGACGAACACGAAAAAAACAATGACTTGAGAAAAGATTTTAGACCAAGTCAATCACATAAAAAAAGTGGACATAAAATAACAGGTGTTCACGAAGAAATTGAAAGAATAAACGCATGGTTTAAACTATTAATATAATGAGCACACAAAACGATAAATTAGACTTTTCACAGCCAGCTGGTGATAATAATCAACTGAGTTTTTATGCTGAACAACAAAGGTCAAAATTATTTCCAAGAAATGATTTTAACTATAAAAACCCATATGGTCCAACAAATAAAGATGCATTAGCAGATGGTGATGGAATGGGTAGAGGTACTGGTGGATTTTTAGATGTTAACAATGATAAAATTGGTAACAGTGCTGATATTATGGATAGAGTAGATAATATCAAAATAAATAAATACAACTATAAAACTCCTTACACAACACCAACACCATAATGAAACTTTTTTCATCATTTAAAGAAGTATTAACAGAAGCAGTGTCTTTTGATGACTTACAAAGAGCCATCAAGAACCTTGATGTTATTACAATTACTTATGATGGTGACGAACCAGGTGGTAAAGGTTATCGAACTGTTTATCCTGTATGTTTAGGTAGGTCAAAAGCCGGTAATTTAGTTTTAAGGGCTTATGATATTGAAGGAGCGTCTCATAGAGCGGCTTTAGGTTTAAAACCATTACCTAGTTGGAGAATGTTTAGAATTGATAAAACATTTACTTTTAATAGAACTGGTGAGAAATTTAGTGAACTACCTGTTGACTATAACCCAAATGGTGATAAATCTATGGTACAAGTTTACATAAACGCAAAAGTAGGTCAAACACCTGAAGAAATAATAGCATAATATGAGTAACGATTTAATGACTAAATTAGCCATTTCCAAAAAAATAATGGATAGGCACCAAGAAATCCCAAGAGGTACTGCTAGTGGTACTGCAACATATAATACACCTATGGTAGAAAATTATGAAGCACCACCAGCAAATTATAATATACCACAAGAATTTGTATCAGAATCACTTTCTGAAGTTAAACAGCCCGAAATTCCAACACAGGATAGAATATTAAATTCTAAACTTCCTGATGAAATTAAACAACTAATGATTGAAAACCCAATTGCACAGGTTAATTTACCTGGCACCACAAATGTTTTATCTAATGAAATTATTGAAGGTGCTCAAAAATTAATGGGTACATCACCAAAAAAACAATCTCAAGGACAACCTCAAGGACAAAATGTCTCCGGTATTGATATGAATATGTTAAAAACTATGATAAGAGACACTGTTAGGGATACCGTTAGAGATGTTGTAAGAGAAGAGCTTTCTAAGTCAGGTATGATTGTTGAAAACGAACAAAAGGCTAATGAACAGTTAACTTTAAAAGTTGGAAAACATATTTTTGAGGGTAAGGTTACTAAAATTAAAAAGATAGAATAAGGTTTGATTATTTGATTAATATTTCTATATTTTAAGAAATATTAACTTATGTCAAAGATTAAAATACTAGTGTTACCATCCGATAGAACAGGAGTTGGTAAGTTTCGTTCAATTGAACCTCACATTTTTTTACAAAATAAATACCCTGAAGATTTTCACGTAGACATTGATTTTGAACCAAAAATGGATGATATATCCTATTGGACAAAATACGATATGGTATGTTTCCATAGAAGTCTAAACGCTGACTACGATAAATCAAATACATTAATTCAAGTTTTAAACAGTTTGGGAATTATAACTGTAATGGACTTAGATGATTATTGGTTACCTACTAAGGAACATCCTGCATATCATTTGGTAAACCAACATAAAATACATGAAAAGATTATAGCAAATTTAAAAGTTGCAAAATACGTAACAACAACAACATCTATTTTTGCTGATGAAATAAAAAGGTTAAATAAAAATGTTTTTGTTTTACCAAACTCTATTAACCCAAATGAATCTCAATTCATGGAACCAACTAAACCATCAGATAAATTAAGATTTGGATGGTTAGGTGGTTCATCTCACTTACACGATTTAGGTTTAATGAAAGGTTTTACAGATGCCTTAGGTCAAGAACTTAGAGATAAGTCACAAATATTCCTTTGCGGATTTGATACAAGAGGTACAATGACTGAAATTAACGCTCAAACAGGTGAACAAAAACAAAGAGCTATTTTACCACAAGAAACTGTGTGGGCAAGATATGAAGAAATTTTTACAAAAAATTATGAATTTACCACACCTGAATATAAAGATTATTTATTAAAATTTAGACAAGAGTCTTGGAATGGTGATGAACAATTTTATAATCGAGTTTGGACAGAACCTGTTACGTCATACGCTAAAAATTACGCAAAATTTGACGTTTCGTTAGCACCAATTATGAATCACGTATTTAATCGTGTAAAATCACAATTAAAAGTAATTGAAGCGGGTTTTTATAAAAAGGCTATTATCGCTTCTAATGTCGGACCATATACAATTGACTTGAAACATTCATTACAAAATGGTAATTTTGTTGACGGAAATGCAATTTTAATTGATGAAAAAAGAAATCACTCTGATTGGACAAAAGCTATGAAAAAATTAATCAATAACCCATCTTGGGCTGTTGATTTGGGTGAAAGATTATATGAAACAGTTAAAGACAAATACGACTTAAATATTGTAACCGACCATAGAGCACAACTTTATAAATCATTCAAATAATATGTTACCATATCCTAAAACAAAATTGTTATTTTTTGACTTGGAAACCGTTGGTGGTTATCCAACATTGTCAGAATTTGAAAAAAATAATCCTGAACTTCATAAGGTTTTTATGAAGTATCAAGATTGGTTTATAAAAAAATTTCCTGAGGACAAAGACAAAACTCCTGAAGAAATTTATGAGACAAGAGCCGCTTTGGTTCCTGAATTTGCTAAAATTGTTGTTGCAAGTTTTGCATTTATTTCACCTGATGGAAAAATGCAAATGCAGACATTTGCGTTAGATGATGAGAAACAATTATTAAAGAATGTAATTCAACTTTTAAATAAAGTTCACAAACTAAACTTCTTTATGTGTGGCCACAACATTAAAGGTTTTGATATTCCAATGCTGGCAAAAAGAATGATGATTAATGGTTTTGCACCACCACCAATTATTCCAACCGCAGATACCAAGCCTTGGGAAATTAAAGCTCTTGATACTAAAGAATTATGGAACGGTACGAACCCATTCACAATCGCATCATTAGAATTAATTTCAGTTTCAATGGGATGTGAATCATCAAAAGGTGGTCCCGTTACAGGTGGTGTTGTTCACCATTCTTATTGGGAAGCAGGAATTTTAGATAAAATTGCCGAATATTGTGAAGACGATGTAAAAGCGTTAGTAGACCTAATCGAAAAATTTGATAAATTACAATATGTTTAAAAATTTAAAACAAATGAATAACTTAATTTCTGAAATGAAGAAATTAACTAATGACCCCGACGCATTAAAAAACCCACAAGCCATGATGGACTCTATGGGTATTAACCAAGAAGAATTGGAAAAACAATTATCGGGTCTGTTGTCCAAAAAAGCAACATTAAAATATACTAAAATACACCCTGAATCTGTTGACCCAAAGTATAATTACGAAAGTGACTCAGGATTTGATTTACATTCAACAGAGGATATTACTGTAGAAGGACTAGGTAGAGCGTTGGTTCCAACAGGATTAAGGTTTGATATTCCAATGGGTCACGAAATACAAGTTAGACCAAAGAGTGGTTTAGCATTAAAAGAAGGTTTAACAGTTTTAAACACACCGGGAACTGTTGATGCCGGATATGATGGAGAAGTTAAGGTTATTATTTACAATACAAACCCACAGTCATATCAAGTAAAAAAAGGACAAAAAATTGCACAAGCTGTTTTATGTCCGGTATTAAATGGTAAATTTGTAACATTACACGAAGTAGTTGAATTAAATGAAAAAGAACGAGGCTCAAACGGATTTGGTTCCACAGGAATCTAATATCAGTCCAGTATTACCTAACGGTGTTAAAAACTACTTGATTGATATTGATGGTACCATCACAGAAGATGTACCTAATGAAGAACCAGAACGTATGGCAACTTGTTTACCATACAAAGGTTCTGTTGATATGATTAATTCTTGGTATGATGAAGGAAATGTTATTACTTTCTTTACTTCAAGAACCAATGAACATGAAGTAGTTACCAAACAATGGTTAGATAAACACGGTTTTAAGTACCATTATTTATTACTTAATAAACCAAGAGGTGGAAATTATCATTGGATTGATAATCACATTGTCAGAGCAACTCGTTATGACGGTAAATGGAGTGAATTAGTTAAGAAAGAACACACAATAGAAGTATTTGAATAATGATTACAATTGGATATAGTACCCGAAGTTCAAAACCTGAACTACAAGAATATTTTAAAAAAACTTGTGGTGTAAAAAATATACAGGTTATTGAAAAAGTTAACCCAAATGGTCAGTCGTTAACTGACGTTTATAACGATATTTTAAATGAATCTGAAAATGACATTGTTGTACTTTGTCACGATGACATTTATTTTGAAAATAAAAGTTGGGGTTTTAAATTAATTGAGCACTTTAAAAAAAGTGATTACGGTATTTTAGGTGTTGCCGGGTCAACTTCGTTACCAAAGTCAGGGATGTGGTGGGAAGACCGTCGTAAAATGGTTGGAATTGTAAATCACGAACATGAAGGTAAGAAATGGGAATCAAAATACTCAAATGATTTAGGTAACAAAATTTATCAAACAGTATTGATTGATGGATTATTTATGGTGATTAACAAGAGTCGTATTAAAGAAAATTTTGATACATCAGTAAAAGGTTTTCATTTATACGACGTTGATTTTTGTTTTAGAAATTATTTACAAGATGTTAAAATTGGTGTTTTATTTAATATTAGAATTACTCACAAATCTATTGGTATGACCAATGAGCAATGGGAGTTAAATCGACAAGAGTTTTCAAATAAGTATAAAGATAAACTACCAATTAAAATTAAAAAAAATAAACAAGATAGATTAAAAATATTATTATCTTGTTTGAATTTTAAAACCTTTACAGGTTCCGAAGTTTATGTTTATGAATTAGCTAAAGGTTTGGTAAAAATGGGACATGATGTAACTGTTTTATCTGAAATTGGTGGACCATTAACCGACAAAGCCAAAAACTTAGGTATTAAAGTAAAACCTTTTAGTGAACCACCAGGTTTTAAAATGGGTGATGGAAAATGGGGAATGACTACACCAAATGGAACCGAAGTTTCCAAAGAAGGAATGTTATATAAAATACAAGATATGAACTATGATATTATTCACGTTCAACACGAACCTGTAACAAATATGATTTTACAATTATATCCGAATATTGAAAAGATTGCCACTATTCATTCTGAAGTTATTGACTTGGAAAAACCAATAAAACATGAATCAATCAAAAGATATATTGCAATTAGACCTGAAATAAAAGAACACATTATTGAACAAGATGGTATTGATGAAAAGTTAATTGATGTTATTTACAACCCAATTGATGAATCAAGATTTAATCAAAAAGATAATGTTGAAGAAAATGCGGTTTTATTTGTAGGTACTATTGATTATTTAAGAGAACAATCAATTAAAGATTTAGTTGAATACACAAAAGAAAATCAAATGGAGTTATGGATTGTAGGTGAAAATAAATCAAATTATTTAGACGATATTTTAATAAATTCTCACGTCAAAAGATTTACGCCGACATGGAATACTGAAACATTTGTTAGAAAGGCAAAAGAAACCGCTGGTATTCTTTTAGGTAGAACAACAATTGAAAGTTGGATGTGTGGTAAAAAATCTTGGATTTATAATGTTGATAAATCAGGTGGAATTTTAGGTAAAGAACTTACTTCACCCCCATCAGATATTGATAAATTTTACAGCTCAACAGTTTGTGATAAATTGGTTGAGTCATATTTGAATATAATTAATGAAACTTCTAATTAAATTTCCGACAAGGTCTCGTAGAAAACAATTTTTTGAAACTTTTGATAAATACCAACAGTTTATTACTGAACCCACTACTAAATTTTTAATTACCATAGATGAGGATGACTCAGATATGAATAATGATGAAGTATTGGCAATACTTGAGTCATATGAAAATGTAACATTTGTGGTTGGTAAGAGTAATTCTAAAATTCATGCTATTAATAGAGATATTAATAAAAATGATGATTGGGATATTATTCTTTTAGCATCTGACGATATGATACCACAAGTTAAAGGGTTTGATAAAGTAATAAACACTTTGATGTCTTCAAATTATCCCGATACTGACGGTATCTTATTTTTTAATGACGGATTTAAAGGTCAAGAATTAAACACACTTTGTATATTGGGTAAGAAATATTATGAAAGATTCGGATACATTTATTACCCTGAGTATAAATCAACATGGTGTGATAATGAATTTATGATGGTTGGTAATATTCTTAAACGACAAAAATATTTCCCAATGGTGATTATTAAACATGAACACCCTGATTGGGGATATGGAAAACACGATATTATACATCATAAAAATCATTCAGATTTGTCGTTTGACATGAATCTATATAAAGACAGAAAATCCAAAAACTTTTACATATGAAAAAAATAATTTCATTTTCATTATGGGGTGACAACCCAAAATATACAATTGGTGCAATTGAGAACGCTAAATTAGCTAAAATAATATATCCTGATTGGGTATGTCGATTTTATGTTGGTACATCAACACCTGATGAAATTTGGGATGAATTATATGATATGGACAATACTGAAATGATTAATATGGATATTGAGGGAGATTGGTCAGGAATGTTTTGGAGATTTTATCCTGCATCTGAAAATGATGTAGATGTTTTTATTGTTAGAGATACCGATTCAAGATTAAGTAAAAGAGAAAAACAAGCCGTTGATGAGTGGTTATCATCAGATAAAGGATTACATATAATGAGAGACCATCCTTATCACAATAGTTTAATTATGGGTGGAATGTGGGGAATGAAAAAAGGTACATTTCCTAAAATGAAAGAATTAATTGAAATTTACAAGGGTGGTGATTTTTGGCAAGTTGACCAAAACTTTCTAAATGAAATGGTTTACCCTTTATGTAAAAACAATACATTTATACATGACGAGTTTATGACATTTGAAACTTGGAAAAAACCATTTCCAAGTGAAAGAAATGATAAAGAATTTGTTGGAGATGTTTTTGATGAAAAAAATCAAAGGCACCCCGAATATTATAAATTTTTAAACTAAAGAGATATGAAAACAACTGAAGAAATATTAGAAATGTTCCCAGCGAGACTGGTTGAATCAAGAAACTTTAATTACAATGGTAAAACGTATTTTCAACCATATGAAACAATTTACATAAATGGAGAAAAATTTGACGGACTTAGAAAAAATACAGACCGTGCTGAATTGTTTGATAAAATATTAGAATCAAAAAATGTTGACTATGACCGTCATTTAGACGTTGGTTCTAATTTAGGTTTTTTTGTTCACCATTTTAGTAAAAAATTTAAAACTAATAATGGTGTTGAAATGGAAAAATTTTACACAGATATGTGTAATGATATTTTATATCCTGAAATTAGTGGTAGATTCATCAACAATGATTTAAATGTTAAACCTTTAAGAGACTTGTTTTCTGAACAATTTAACGTTATCACAGCACTTTCAATGATTGAGTATATTAACGATAAATCAAAATTTGTTGAGGACTTATATAATTTAACAAAACAAGTTTGTATTGTTGAGGGACATAGTGAAGATATTAAAAAAGGATTAGATATTGTTTATGAAAACCATTTAAAATCTCAAGATTGGGAAGTTGAAAGATATTCAGAACTTACAGAAGCTGGTACTAACGCACCATCAGATTCACCGGGAAGACCTTTATGGATTTGTACTAAAAAATGAAAACTTTCATACCCAAAACAAATACAGTAAATAAAGACAGGATGTATTTTGTCGATAATGATGTATTCATTAAAATTGATACAAATGTTGATAGAGGTAAAAATGAATCAAAAATATTAAATGAACTTAAGGGTTTTAAGTATGTACCACAAATTGTTGAATCGATTGAACAGAGTTCAACCCACACACTTAAAATGAATTTTATTTCAGGTGAAACTATAGAAAATTGTATATCATTATTATCACTTGATGATAAATTAAAAATCATTAAAGACTTAACAAAAATTATACAATTTTTATTTGACAAAAATATTGTTCATGGTGATATAAATGAAAGTAATATTATTTTTAATTTAGAAACAAAAGAAACATATTTGATTGATTTTGAAACAGGTAAAATTGAAAATAGTATTTTTGATTTGGGGAGTTATCGTGGTTTACAATATATTATAAATTTTTTTAAATTATGAAAATTAAAGATTATCTAAAAAAAGATTTTATTGAGGAGTGTTTATCATTCTTTGGTGAAAGTGTTAGTGAAATATTAAATGAGGATGTTGATGAGGTTTTATTACATTCGATGAATTTAAGACCTGGTGATTCTTTTTCGTTTTATTCACTTCCGTTATATGTTGTGGTTAGGATGATAAAACCTGAAAATATTATTGAGACGGGTACACAAAATGGTGGTTCGGCACAAACAATGTTATATGCCTTACACAAAAACGGAAAGGGTACATTACATTCAATTGATTCAGGTAATGTGTCAACTGATAATACACATGTCATAACAATTGGTTTACCAGGTGAAAAAATAACAAAATTTTTAAAAGAAAGATGGAAATTACATTTAGGATTTTCATACGATGTTTTAAGACCTTTATTGGATGAAATAAAAACTGTTGACTTATTTTTTCATGATTCTGACCACTCAAAAAAATGTATTGAGTTTGAATTTTCCGAAATAATAAAAAATATAACCAATACATCATTAGTTGGTTTACATGACCATTATGACCAGTGGGATTCTAAATCAATTCTTAATGGATTTGAACAAATATTTGCAAAAACAAGACCAAACCAACATTTAGTAAATGGTGAATATCACAATGTATTAAGACTATGGAAAAGAAGTTAAACGTAATGCATTATGTTGGCGGATTAAATTACGCAGGTACAAATCGAACTATGGAAAGATTTGTACGAGAAATGGATAAAAATAAATTTAATGTTTACGTTTTATATAATGAGGTCACAAATGAATTGTATAATCGAACTGATGAATTATCTCGATTAGAGTATTTTAAAAACATTCCAAACATAACTTTAGTTCCATATAAAATGTGGGACAGGGATGCTGAATACTATTCACCAAATAACACTGATTTTTTTGAAGTTATTTCATCTTTACCTGAAAAAATTGATATTTTTCACTTTCACAGAAGTGGTCACACTGAATGGCCAATAACACCAAAGACTGTTAATTTATTTAATAAAGTTGTTGAAACTAATATATTTGCTAGTAGTGATAATGTAATAAATTTGGATTTATCATTATGCGTGTCAAACCATATTTACTCAAGAAAATCAAATAAAAATAATACCAAAGTATTATACAATGGTATTGAATTACCTAAAACAGACAAAAATTTACGAGATAAATTAGATATATCTAATGATACATTTGTTTTTGGTAGAATTGGTCGAGATAGTAATTTTACTGATATTGCGCTAAAAGCATTTAAAGAAGTTGAAGACAGAAGGGCAAATGTTAAATATATAATTGTAAATCCTTGTAGTAACACAAAAGAATTTGTTTCTAATAATAACATTAAAAATGTAATTTTTTTAGACAAAATAATTGATGATGTTGAAATATCAAAATTTTTCAACACAATTGATTGTTTGGCCCATTATAGGTCAGATGGTGAGTGTTGTCCTGTTAACATACAAGAATCCATGATTCATGGAAAACCTGTTATATCACACACATCAAATACATTTAATGGACAGGCTGAAATTATATCTGATTGTGGTTTTGTGACCAACAACAGTTATGAATATTTTGCAAAGATGATGACACTTATTGATGATAAAAATTTATATCAAGAATTATCCAAAAAATCATTTGATTTGGCAAATTCAACATATAGAATTGATGTGATTACAAGACAACTTGAAAATTATTATTTAGAATTGTTTTAAAATGGAAAAATATATTAGAATGGATGATTACCCTCATGGTATGCCAAATTACAGACCAAATTACAAAGAAATAGTTACCGAGTGGGTTAATATATTTGAAAAATATAATATAAAATACATTTTAGGTGTGACACCACTTTTATTAAAAATGGATGACATACCCCTACTTCAAAAGATTATTAAAAAAGGTAAGATAGTAATGCACGGATTTAACCATAAATTTGACCACCCTGGTGATTGGAATACCATTGTTGATACATGGGAACATGGCGGTGAGTTTATGAATATGAGTGAGAATAATATTGATATAAAATATAATCAATCAAATAAAATTTTATCTATTTTTGATTCATATGATTCATCACATTTTATACCACCATTTAATTGTCTAACTCAAAATTTAATAAACGTTTTGTCTGAAAAAGGTGTCAAATACATTCACACTTGTGATAAAGAATACGATGAGTATAATTACAAAAATTTAGATTTTAAAAACATAACCCCAATCATATCAAAATATCATAAAGGGTACGACCATGTACACGAAGTAACTAAAAGAATTGGTGGTGATATTGGACAGATTACCCTACACTGGATTTTTGATTCTAATTTTAATGGGTGGATAAACAATTATGAAAATTTTGCAAAAATATTAAATGAAGATACTGATTATACAGGAGAATGGCAGACACCCTGAAAACCGAGAATTTAGAGAGTGTTTCAACTTACAAAGAGCACTTTTAAGAAAAAATATTGATGTCATTGTGTGGGGGTTGGGTCATGAAAACTTTAACACACCTTTTCAAGAAATAATAAAAGATATTGACGTTATTATTCTTTTAGAAAATTACGAATCAAATGGTTGGTTGCCAGATTTAAGTAATCTTAAAATATTGAAAGTATTTTGGAGTATTGATTCGCACATGGTTCCAATGAATCACATCACAACTGTGGTTAAAAATAAAATAGATATTGTCTTAAACGCCATAGAATCACACCAAAATTATTTTAAAACATCAAAAACTTTTTATTTTCCAAATGCGTACCCATCTGATTTAATACAACCAATCAATGGGATTGAGAAAAATATATTTTTAGGATTTTGTGGCTCATTACTTAATCGTAATGATATTCTTAACTCATTAGAAACCAAATTTAATTTAAAAAGAGATATTTGGAAATTGGGAAATGAAATGGTAAAAACAATAAACGGATATAAAATCCATTTCAATAAAACGTTGTCAAATGATATTAATTACAGAATTTTTGAAACAATGGGATGTAATACTTTAATATTAACTAACAACACCGAAAATATTAACACATTTTTTAACGATATGGAAAATGTTGTTGTTTATAACAATGAACCTGAATTGTTTGAGAAATTAAACTTATTATCATCTAACGATGACTTAATTAAAAAAATTAGTAACTCAGGATATGAATTAGTTAAAAACAATCACACGTATGATAATCGTGCGGATGTTTTACTTAAAATAATTAACGATTACATTTAAAATTAAATTATGGATAATAAAAAACCGAGAAGAAAACCTACAGTATCTGTAGAAGACGTAAATCAACAACATAAATCAAAAAAAGAAATTATCAGTACTTTAATAAAAAAGAAAACAAAAGATAAATTTTTGTCTAACAGTCAAAGAGAGTATTATGATATTTTACAAAATAGTCAAATAACAATTTGTTCAGGACCTGCAGGTGTTGGTAAATCATACATCGCAATGAAAGCGGCTGTTGATTTATTGGCAGACCCAAACAATTCTTATGAAAAATTAATTATTGTTAGACCTGCGGTTGAAGCAGAAGAAAAATTAGGTTCTTTACCTGGTAATGTTGAGGAAAAATTGGACCCGTACATTTTCCCGTCTTATTACCTTTTGAATAAAATTATTGGTAAAGATGTTAGAGAAAAATTAAAAGACTTAGAAATTATTGAGGTGTTCGCCTTGGCATATATGAGAGGTATGAACATTGATAACTCAATTCTTATTTTTGAAGAAGCTCAGAACTGTACACCAAAACAAATGAAACTTCTTATGACAAGAATAGGATTCAATAGTAAATTTTTCATATCAGGAGATTTAGAACAAACTGACCGATATAAAGATAAAACACAATCAGGATTGTGGGATGCATTGGGTAAATTCAAAGACATTGAAGATATTGGAACTTTTACATTTAAAGATTCTGACATTGTAAGAAATCCAATAATAACTAAAATATTGAAACAATACGAAGATGAAGTTCGCTTTTGATACCGATGAAGTTTTAAGGGATACTCTTTCCAAAATAAAAGCAACTTATGAAAAGTTTTTTATTGAGGATTATGTATCTGAAGAAGGTGAAGAAGAATTTGAATACAAAATTATAGAGCCAATTACGACTCATAAATTTTCAGATTACTTTTTATTTCCATCTGAAAGTGATTATATAAATTTTTTATATTTGGATTTTCCTATGAATATTTTTGGTCACGCACCATCAATATCCGCAAATACATTTAACACATTTTCTGAAATACAAAAAAATGTTTTATCAAAAAGAGATAAATTAAGTGTTATTGGTATGGGTATTGCTAAAACAAAACCAGCATCATTATTTTTTTATTCAAAATATGGGATGGAAGTAGATAACATACTTTTTTATAATAAAAAAACTATAAAAAACATATGGTCAAAATTCGATGTTATTGTTACTGCAAATCCTGATTTACTTGAAATTAAACCAAAAAATAAAATTTCAATCAAAATAAACACTGAATATAACCAAGATTATGAATCTGATTTTTCAATTGATTCTATAGAAGGTTTTACTTCGGTATATAATCAATTAAAATTAAAACATGTTTAATATACTTGGTGAAAAATATCACATTGATTTTCAAAAAATTGAAGATTTAATTACAATAAAACAAACCGAATCTGGTGACACTGAACAAAACGTAAGTATTGTTAAGTTTGAACTAATTAAAACTATGTTAGATGTTGTCTTATCAGAATCAGGAGACATTGATGAGAAGATGGGAATGAAAGGGTCAAATGACTTAACTCTTCCCTTTAAATTTGCTTTTAATACATTATTAAGATACGGTATAATACAAACATTATGAACACAGAACTTATAACAAAATTAGAATTATCAGTTAGTAATCTGAAAAATAAAAAATCAAGAATATATTTTTTAGTTCAGGATACTAAGGGGAATGCCAAAGCCTCAATTAGAGTAATTTATGAAATGGCTTACCATCTTTTTGAAAGTGGTTATAACGCAATTATTATGCATGAACAAAGTGATTACAAAGGGGTATCATCTTGGTTGGATGAAAAATATATGAGCTTACCTCACAGAGCAATTGAGGGTCAAAACTTAGAAATTTCACCTGAAGATTTAATGATAATACCTGAACTTTATGGTCATGTGATGGAACAAGTTTCCAAATTCCCATGTGGTAAAATTGTATTTTGTCAATCATACGATTACATTATGGAGACATTAAGTCCAGGTGCATCTTGGTCACAATACGGATTTTTAAAATGTATTACAACAAGTGAGGAGCAAAAAAATTACTTAGAAAAAGTAATGAAAAATGTTTCATTTGATGTTATCAAACCAACAATATCAACTTGTTTTGAAAAGAAATCAGTACCCGCAAAACCAATAGTTTCGGTGCACACAAGAGACCAAAGAGACACAATGAAATTAATTAAAACTTTTTATCTTAAATACCCACAATTTAGATGGGTCACTTTTAGAGATATGAGAGGTTTAAGTGAATGGGAATTTGCAACAATATTAAAAGATTCGTATGTTTCAGTTTGGGTCGATGATGTTTCAGGATTTGGTACATACCCATTAGAGTCAATGAAAACTGGTACACCTGTTATTGGTAAAATACCAAATTTAAAACCTGAATGGATGGATGAACATAATGGTATTTGGACTAACGACGTTATAAATATGGTAGACGTATTAGCTGAGTTTACTCAGAATTGGTTAGAAGATAATATTTCTGAAAAATTGTATGAATCAGGTTACACCACCGCTGAAAAATACTCAAACCAAGACGAATTTAAATCTGAAGTTTTAAAAAACTTTTCATTATATATAAACACAAGATTAGCAAATTTTGAATCACAATTAGAAAAATTAAAGGCAGAATAATTATGGAACCAATATTAGATATTTCAGTTATATTACCAATCGCATCGTCATTTGGAAAAGATTTTGATGAGTTGTTTGAAAAAGCAATTCAATCAATAAAAAAACAACAGGTAAAAATAAATGAATTAATTATTGTTCATTCGGATGAAGAATCATTATGTAATAAATTAAACACATTTGATTTTGGTGATTTAAATGTTGTTAAAATTTTAAATGATTCAAAAGATACTGATTACGCATCTCAAATTAATTTAGGTATTAAAAACGCTAAATCTACATGGGTTAGTTTTTTTGAACATGATGATGAATATGCGTTTATTTGGTTTAAAAATGTTGCGGAGTATATTAATTTTCATCCCGAATGTGATGGTTTTTTACCAATTGTCGTTGATGTTAATGAACAAGACATGTTTGCCGGATATACAAATGAAGCAACATTTGCAGCGTCATTTAACTCCGAAATTGGAATTTTAACTAACGAATTATTAAATCAATATCAAAACTTCCAATCAAGTGGAATGGTGGTTAAAAAATCAGTGTTGGACAATTTTGGTGGGTTTAAAAAATCAATGAAATTAACTTTTGTTTATGAATTTTTACTTAGATTAACATATAATTCTGCAAGAATTATGACTATCCCAAGATTAGGATATAAGCATGTTAATATGAGAGAATCTTCTATTTTTTGGAATTACAAAAACGGAAAAAATATTCTAACAGATAATGAAGTTAAATTTTGGGTAGATACGGCCAAAAAAGAATATTTTTTTACAAATGACCGTAACATAAAATACGAAGAAACCAATAGTTAATGTTATTAGCTGAAGAAATTCAAAGTGGAACTACCGAGTCCTTAGAATCAAAACGCAGTAAAAAAGTTAAGTCAAATAATTACTTTGACGTAAGAGAAGAAACTGCGGTTGTTATGTTTTTACAGGCAGAGACAATGAAAGAAAGGAACGAAATCTACAATGAATTTTTAAAAAAACCAATTGAGAAAATGGTATCTTCAATTATTAGAAGATACAAACTATATAGGAAAGATATGTCGTTTGAGGAAATCTTAAACGACACTCATTCTTTTCTGATTACCAAGTCAGACAAATTTATACCCGACAAAAATAAAAAGGCTTACTCTTATTTTGGTACAATCTGTAAAAATTATTTGATGGGTCAAATAATTAAAGACCAAAAAGATACAAATAGAAAAGTATCATATGAAGATATATCATCTAGTTTAGAGGAAAGACCTGATTTGGTTTACTATATTGAAAATGATGTTGTTGAAACCGACAAAATAATCATGGATTATATTGGTCAACTAAAGTCTTTTATTGAGTCGTCATCTTTAAATGAAAATGAAGTAAAATTAGGTTATGCCTTATTAGAGTTATTTGAAAATTATGACAGTATTTTTGTAGGTAATGATAATAAAAAATTTAATAAAAATTTAGTATTAATGTCTATCCGTGAGATGACAAATTTATCGACAAAGGAAATTAGGTTAAGTATGAAAAAGTACAAAAAACTATACTTTGATTTTGTTAAAAACATTGATAACAGATAAAATCTGTTATTAAATATTTATAAGTATGTCAAGACCTAAGAAAAAAGAAATATCGTTAAATAAAGAATCTGTATTATCTTTAATGCAAGAAATTTATAATGAGCTTGTTGAACAAAGAGCAACTGCATTAAGAATTCAAAACAAAATGTTGGCATTAATGAAAGACACTTCCGACATGGCGGTTATTGGTCCAATCATTAAAGAACAACAAAAAATAATTAACGACACTGTTGAAAAAAAGTTAACTTTATCCAAACTACAATCAACTGTTTGGGACAAATCACAACAAAAAAATAATGATGAAAACTTCTCAATATCTGATATTGATGATACATTAATTCAAGACTTACTTAAAAAAGACATTTCAAACGAAGGTTCAGACGGGTATAAACTTAATAAATAATTTAATGTTATGGCTGAAGAAACACCTTCCGAAGGACACAAAAAAGTTAGGAAAAAAATTAATGTTTATAAAACCGCTGTAGACATTAATAAAAAACAAAAAGAGATTAAAAAAAAGGTTGAGAAAGGTGAATATGATTCAGTTGTCAACCAAGTTGAGGGTAAATTTAAAAAAGATTTACAATCATACAGTGAAAAAGTTAAAGACAAACAAAAACATTTCACTGAGGCTGCAAAAAACCAGCTTTCCCAACTTATTGAGACATTTAAAATGTCAGTATCAAGTGGTGAGGACTCAAGCACTAATTCACAAACAGATACTAAACAATTAGATAATTTAAAAACACAACTATCCGAAAAAGAGTCTTTACTTGCACAGGCAAAAAAAGATAAAAATCAGGGTAATATTGATTTGTACCAATCTGAAATTAACGATTTAAATAAAGAAATCAACCAAATTAATTTTAGTAATTTTAAAAGTGATAGTGCTAAAAACGCAACAGAAGCACTTAGAAATACATTTATACAAACAGTTAATAGAACCAAAGAAAAACTACAACAAGTTTTATTTAATGAAACCGTTTCAGCCTTAGGATGTTCACAAGAACAAAATTACGAAACTAACAAGCCAATCTATATTAAGGTTGCTAGTATTGATATTTTTGGTAAAACATTACAAACCAATCCAAATGAATCACCAGGTAAATACATTTACGAAGTTAAACCATTCTCACCGAGAAAACAACCTTATTCATTTAACCGAGAATTATATAATAGATTACAAAACCCTGGTAAAAGTTACAAAACTGAATACAATGTAAACTTTTTGGGTTCAACAGCACAAGATTTATTTAATATCACTTATGTTAAAGACCCAATACCTGTTGGTAAACCACAGTTATATGGTGATTATTATAAAGTAGAATTATCACCAAGATTAACGGGTGTTAAAGTTGTTGATTTTTTAAATGATTATTATAATACAATTGACATTTTAAATTTCAATGAATTATATTGTAATGTTTTAAATTTATTAACGGGAGCCGTTTCAATGAAACTTAGTATTGGTGAAGATGATGCTAGAAAACAAACTGAATTTGAAAAAATATTACAAAGAATATTGGGTTTGTGTTTTGATAATCGACAAGAAATTGATGTAAGTGGTACTGGAAAACTTGATGCTTTGGACCAAATAGATGATAGTTTCTTTGTTTTAAGCCCAAAAGAAATGGTTGAGGTTGAAAACAAAGTTAAAAACATATTAGAAAAAGTTGTTCAATATAGAGATTGTGGTACTTTGTCATTACCTGTTAATGTTGATGCGAATTTATCATTATTAGATAAATTTTTAACTGATGGTGTAAACGCTTCTAATGCTGACAAATACGCTCAAGATTTAATTGATGGTATAACAAAGAATCCTGAGTGGAAAATCCCAACAAACATTGATATACAGTTAGCGGTTAATACAGAATTTTTAAACTTAATACCAATTGCAATTACAAATTCATTATTGTCACCAAAGCATTTATTTCCTTTAATGGTAATGGCAAAGGCGTTACAAAATGAATTTGTTGATAGTATTGAAACGTTAGAAGATTTTTTACGTGAATTTAAAAAGTTTATTATAAACCTACAATCAAAAATATCCGCAATATTTGTTGAGGAATTAGTAAAACAAATTCGTAAAAATATTAAAGAGTTAATGCAATCAATTGTTCAACAAACAACAAATGAACTACTTGATAAAAAATCAAAAATTATTTTAGCGAGTATAAATTTGGCATTAACGTTAGCATCTGCAATTGAAGATTATAGAAGATGTAAAAGTGTAATTGACGAGTTACAAAAAATGTTACAATTAGCACTTCAAATAAGAAGTTTAACAGGGGGTAGTATTCCACCGTTAATTAATTATTTGGCTAATTTAAAACCAGGAATGTCACCAACATCTATGTTAACAAGATTTATAGATAAGTTAGAAGAAGCTGGTGTACCAACGGGTGATTTACCTGACGGTAGTCCAAATTTAGGTATTATAATTCAACAGTCTTTTAATCAAACATTAATTGATGAAATGGCTGAAAATGGAAAAACGGAAGTAACCATAACAGGTATTGAAGTTGGCGATTTATCGGCAAAAGGATTTACCAAAGTATCAGGAAATTTACTATAATGGAGCCAAGTAAAATTAAAGAAGTTATTAGTGACCCAAAAAACCAGTCAAATACTGTTTTGATTGAAAGTTTGGATTATTTATCAAACGAACATGAAGAATTAAAAAACACGATATTAAAATTGACTTACCATTTGGATGAAGTTGAATTTTCATATAATAAAATTTTGGAAGAATATAAAAATAGAACCAAATGATGGATGATGTAAAACACCACTCCTCGTTACCCAAAAAGTATACGCAAGTTGTTAACTACGGAAAAGTAGTTAGTAATAATGACCCTATGAATTTAGGTAGGATTAGGGTGGAACCTGTTGCGTGGCAAAACGAAGACCAATACAGTGCATTTAAAGGGACTTTTGGTCAACCACTAACTGAAAAAGATTTTTGGAAAACTCAGGACCCTTTTGTTTTCATGCCGTTATTACCTATATTTGTTTACCAAGTACCAAAAGTTGGTGAATATGTTCACGTAATATATTATAACACTGAATTACAAGATAGAAATAAATTTTATATTCAAGGTGTTTTTTCAAGTCCAAATAATACAAAATTTGAACCTTATGATTCTTCATTAGCATTTACAGCAAAAGGTGAAAGAAACGCTTTACCAAACAATATTAGAAATATTAATGGTGATTACATCAATGTTGAACAAGTTGGTCTTTATCCTGACGTAAATACAATTGGTTTATTAGGTAGATATAATTCAGATATTTTACTTCCTGAAAATGGTGTTGTTTTAAGAGCAAATACTATTTTAGATGGTTCTGACCAATTAAACCCAACCTTCAATAAAAAACATAGTTTTGTTTCTTTACAAAAATACCAATCCAAAAATGTGGACAATGGTAACACAACATATTTTGAAAACAACAAAGTTGTTCAAAGAGTTAAATACTTGGTCGAATACAATGTTTACGGTGGTTTGGGTACTTTGACAGGAAACTATTCAGCGTATGCGTATGTTTACAAAATTTCAGAGTATCAACCAGTATACACTAATAGTGTTGATAATACATGGTATGAATTTCCTGAGGTTTCTAAAATAGGTCCAATATATAAAGAAGATTACACATTTAAAAGTTTTGATGATGTAGTAACAGGAATTAATAATTTAATTCAAAGAGTTAATAGTGGTAAATTTTTAGTTGGTAACACACTAATAAATGATGTTTTTCCTTTTGTTTTTCAACCTGAAAAATCACTATTTGACAAATATAGTTTAAACACAATTACTGATGTTACCGAATCTATAAATGCACAAAGATTTATATCTGCAGTTCACTTAAATAAAACCGATGCCAATGTAGGTTTGGGATTAGTTTCAAAACAAGGTGAATTAGGACCCCTAACCGAACTTAAATCATTTGATGTTCCAAATATAACAGTTGAGCCAAATCCAATAACTTATGGTATTAATGTTTCAGATATATCATTTTGGTTATCACATGATTCACAAATTCCCGGTACAAATAAAATTGATTTTGATACCGCAAATTTTTCAGGAAACTCACTTGCGCAAGATTTTGTCGAAAACTCAATATTACCAAATACCAATTCTATGGTAAGGGGAGAACAACTTTTAAACCTTATTGAATTAATTGTTAAATACTTAGTAACACACGTTCACCCATATCACGGGATGGGTCCAAATCCAGTTTCTTTGGATGGAACACAATCACAAAAAATACTTGCAGAATTATTTAATGCAACTGAAACAGTTTTAAATAAAAACTTACGAATTAATTGATATTTATATATAATGTCAATACACAAATCGTACTTCAATAAGAATAATACTATTATTTACAATAGTTCTGGAAATACAGGACAAAATCCTGTGACTGAATTATTTTTTGGTAGAACTGAAAATGTGTTATCAACACCGGGATACTCAAGATTTATTTTTAATGTTGACTTAACAGAATTACAACAAAAAATTGCGGATGGTGTTGTATACACAGGTAGCCCAATGACTCATAAATTAAAAATGACCAATACTATCATGTTTAATTATGAGTTATTAAACACAACAACATCTGATAATAGAAGAAGAGCAACAGCTTTTGATTTATATCTATTTAGAATACCTAAAGTTGGTGCTGTTGCACAAACATGGGATGAAGGTGTTGGATATGATTACTATGATAATAATACTCAAAACACATCAAATTCAAGTTTGACATCAAGAAATTATCGAGATAACGATAAGTCATATTCAAACAGACCTTCAAATTGGTATAGAAGAAGTATTTCAAACGCTTGGTCAACACCTGGAATATATTACAATGATAATAGTGGTACAGGTACATCTGTAAACTATTCAGCATTAACACAAGTTGACTTTCAACATTTTGAATTTGGTAATGAAAATATTGAATTCGATATGACAAATGAAATTAATAGTATATTGACCGGTGCAACAACAGGAGTATCTGGTTATATTATTGCATTTGCCCCTGATTTAGAAAATTTAACAGGTTTAACAGAAAATTACTCAGTCGGTTTCTTTACTAGACACACACAAACATTTTACGAACCATATTTAGAAACAACATACGATGATTTAATTTTAGATGATAGAACCGCATTTTATGAAAATAAAGTAAATAAATTGTATCTATATTCATATATCAACGGAACCCCAACTAATTTTGATTTTAACCCCAAAGTAAATATTGCCGATGCTAATGGTGATTTAATATCATCATTAACTGGTTTGACAACTGTTAGACGTACTGAAGGTGTTTATGAGTGTACAATTCCAATAATGACAGGGTACACAACACCATGTCAATTTAGTGATATATGGAGTGGTGTAACAATTAATGGTGTTTCATTAGGTGACATTACTAATGATTTAATATTAAAACCAGCGTCAGAATATTATATTGTAGGACCCGTAGCTAAAGACCCTGTATTATATGGATTTGATTTCTCAGGTATCAAACAAGATGAAAAAATATTAAACACGGATATTCGTAAAGTTGTCGTTCAAATTAAACAAGCATATACATCTAATGTGATATACCCTAATTTTAAAGCGTATTATAGAATATATGTTAAAGAAGGTACAACCGAAGTTTTAGTACAAGATTGGACAAGAATAAATCAAACACCTAATGAATATTATTTTATGTTTGACACTAGAGACAAAATCCCTAATGAATATTATGTTGATATCAAAGTATTAACTTCAGGTGAAGTAGATACTTATAAAAGAGAATTAAAATTTCAAATAGTTAATCAAAAATGAAAAATATAAATGAATTAGACGTGGCAAGTATGTTAAAAAACCTTGCTGGTGACACAGCTAGAAATGTATTAACAAGTATTCCTGGTCTTGGTACTGCGGTTGGTGTTGGAGCGTCTGTAAAAAATTACAGTGAATTAAATGATGATTTAGATAAATACAAAGAATTAAAGGCTAGTATTGTTGATGGTGAAGATATGAATCCTGATACGTTTGAAAAGTTACTTGATGTACAAGACGAATTAGAAGTTGATTTTATTGATTTATTACAATCAATCGCAGGTATTACTAGTATTCCTGGATTAGGGTTTGTTGCTCAGGGATTAGGACCATTATTAGTTAAATTAAGTATTGAGGAAATACTTGAAAAAATTAGTGATATTGTTCCAATTGATAAAGATGTAGAAAAATCTGTTATTCCATATTTAGCAGCAATTAAAGATATTGAGGATTTAAAAATTAAATCTAAAGAATTAGAACCAATTGCCAAAGATGCGGATAAATTTATGGACCAAATGTTGGAAAAAACAAATTTGGAAGAGGGGAGAAAAAAAACAGGAACTAAATTATGTTCTCGTGGTAAATCAGCAGCTAAATCAAAATTTGATGTATATCCATCAGCATATGCCAATGGTTATGCAATTCAAGTCTGTAAAGGTAAAATTAAAGGATTAGACGGAAAAAAAAGGTGTTCACCACCATATTGTTAAGAAAATAAAAAAAGGGGTTTTAAGACCCCTTTTTTAATGTATATAAAACAGTATTAACCCATCGTTTTGTTTCATCACCACCTAATAAAAGATAATTTAATTTATCTTTTGTTGATTCTGAAATTAAATTATTATTTAATAATTCGCTCAACTCCATAATCATTTTTTCAGTAAATGGTACTCTATTATAAAGGTTTTTTATTGTTGATAAATTTTCTGTAATTTTATTTTTTTTAGCTTCGTATAATATTTTACCTGCCAAATTTACTAATTTAATTGGTGGTAAAAACTCAACAGACTCTTTTCTTGGTTTATAAGATGAATATACAGGTGTTTGTCCTTTACCTGATTGAGTATCTTTCTTTTCAGCCTTTCTTTTTTTAGCACACGCTGATTTTTTTTGTGAATCACTCATTTTAGATGCCACACTTTTTGCTCTACACTTAGGATACCCTTTCGGGTCAGCATCAGGTCTTCCGCATGGTGGATGTTTTCCATCAACTTTTCTGCAAATATTAACCCAAGGCCCCTGTGGTTGTTTTGACCCTTTTGGTTTTTTCTTAGTACCAAACCATACCGCCAAATCTTCATTAAGAATATCTTCGACTTGTACTTTATTATTATTCATTTTTTTACGATTATTATATAAATATCTAATTATGATTAATAACACACAAAAACTATTTGATTTTTTACAGTATAATTCTAATGAAGAGTTTGAAAAGATAATCAACTCAATAGAAAAAGAACAATCTTTATTTTATATAATACAAGGAATTAAATCAGCATATAAGAGGGGTTGTTTTACTTTAGAAGAATCCGAAATTATTTCAAAATCTATCCGTGTGTTAAGTACACCTGAAAAACCAAAAACTGAAGAAGCATAAAAAAAAGGGACAATTTCTTGTCCCTTTTTTATTACCTTTAGAAAAGATTATCTCAATTCTCTCAAGTCAAACGTTCTAACGCCATCAACTGTGATTTTACCGTAGAAACGGTTGTTCACCATCTTCTTAGCGTATCTTGTCATGATACCTTTGATAGGTGTGAAGTTGAATGGGTTATACATTGTTGGAGTTAATTGTAATGGTACGTATGGTGCGTACACATAACCTGTATCTAACAACGAGTTACCTTTGTGACCCAACAATACTGTGTTTGGTGGGAAATAAGGGTCTCTGTAAACTTGGTATCTACCAGCCAAAGTACCAACTCTTTCAATACCCATGTTGTATTGGTCTTGCTCAGGAGCTGCATTTGATACGTGGAAGTATTCCAAATCATCAAAGATTGCACTGATTTCAGAAGAAACAACAATCCAGTTAGCTCCACCTCTCAATGTTGATTTGTGGATTTGTGCTGAAATTTGGTTGATTGCTGTAATCAATGTTTGGTTCCAATCTTTTTGAGTGTATTGTGTTAATGGATTAGCAGATGTACCTCTCTTCCATCCGTTGTAATCCCATCTCAATGACCATGCCGCACCTTTTCTCAAATCTCTCAAGATTTCTCTGTCGATTTCAGCCGCAACTTGCTCAGACAATAAAGCTGTCAATTCAGCTTCAGCGTCGATGTTGTGGAATGCTGCAACGTCTTGTGCCATTTCAGGTGACCATTGAGCTCTTAATTTTCTTTCAGTTACAGAAACTGTTACTGACTGAAGGTCAAATGATACTTCACCAATTTTATCTTCAAATTCTAACTCTTCGTATCTTCTCCAAGTCGCCAAGAAAGGAGCTTGAGCCAAAGTACCAATTGTTTGAGTTGTGAAACCTGAATAACCATCTAATGAACCTGCACCAATAGCACATGGTACTTGAGTGTCAACTTCTAAGTAGATGATACCTTCTTGACTACAGATATTATCATAAGTACCACCGTTACCTAATGAATCAAATGTAGCTGTTGATTGTGTACCATATTGTACTATACCTTTACCGTATTTTTGAGTAACAACTCTAAACAACAATGGACCAGTACCTAAAGAAGTACCGTTAGTTGTTCCTGTGAATCCGTTACCTGCCAAACCAGTACGAACTGTGATTTGTAATGAAGATAAGAATTCTTCAGTATCCATTTCGTTACCGCTTGGGCCAATTAATTTACCTTCACCAGCAGTTGCAAAACCTGACATAGCAAGTAATACTTTTCTATATTCAGTTGTTTGTGTGTATGCACTAGGTACTAAATCAGAACCACTCCATGCAACTGTACCACAGTTAGAAGTTTCAGCACTGAATCTACCTTTTGAGTAGTCAAATAAACCTGGTGGGTCTAATGCTGGTTCGTTACCTTCGTAGAATCTGTCATACAAATTCTTGTCAGTAGCTTGGTTGTAACCTGCAGTTGCAGATGCTGGACCGTTTGGTGCTCCATAAGGTGCGTAGTGTGTACCACCCGCAGTTGGGTCAGTCAAGTTAGGGTCGTAAGCCTGAATTTTAGGTACGAAGTAGAACAATTTACCGATAGGTAAGTTCATTGCTTGTACAGAAACGATGTCGTTAGCTAACAACTTAGAGAAAACTCTTCTTACGATTGGAAATACAACCGTTTCGAAAGAACCGTCTGAAGATGTAGTAGCAGCTTCGTTGATTAAGTGTGATGCTTGGTTTTCATAAAGTTGAGCGATGTTTTCTTTAACATGACCTCTCAAACCTTCCAAGAATCCTAATTTGTCCCATTTGTTAATAGTATCTTCTTTGATAACTTTAAGGTGCTTAAGACCGATGTTACCAACAAGACCTGATTCTAATAATGCTCCCATTTTTTAAAATATTTAGTTTGTTTTTAGTTTATTTTTTATTTATTCATTTTTGACATAAGGTCCTTCATTCTTAAGAATTGTGGATTTTCATATGTCTTGTTTTCAACCAAATTAGTTGAACCTTTAGATGGTGTTCTATCAATGTTTTCAACGATAGATTCTTTAACCATTGGTTTTTCAACTGAACCTAATTCATCTTTAATAGTTTGATAAAGATTTTTAGATTCTTTGATTGTTTCGACGTTGTCAAAACGTCTCATAATATTTATTTTTTCTTGTTTTGTAGTTGTATGTTCTGTAAACAATCTTGTTGCGTAAGCCAAGTTAGAATTGAAAACAGCTACTTCATTTAATTTTTCTCTGAAAATATTTAATGCTTTTCTGTATTCTTCATTTTTAGCTCTCAACTTTTCAACTTCTTCTTGTAAAGCGTCATTTGTAATAACTTTCATTTTTGGAAGACCTTTTCTTTTTGGGAAATTTCTACTTCCATTACCTAAAGTTCTTGCTGCTTCTTTTGTTTCAGTTTCTTTTGTTTCAACTTCATCTTCTTCACCTTCCTTGAACTCAAATTTCTTAGGACCTTTGAAACTTTCTTTGTGTTGTTTCATGTCTTCTTTAAAACCTTTCATGTTCACTTTACCTGAAGGAGTTTCAGATTTAGCTTTTCCCATACCCATACCTTTTGGTTTAACCATCATACTAGATTCCGTTACTGTTGATTCATCTTGTTGGTCGTCATCATCGTCATCGTCATCGTCGTCATCATCTTCACCTAATTCAATTTCATAAACAATTTCCTCATCAATTGATTCATCCATATCATCATCTTTATCGTCATCATCTGACTCTTCTAATGATTCCATCATGTCTTCGTCTTGGAAAGTAATTTTGTCTACATCTAAATCGTCACCAGTCTTTTTAATGATTACACCGTCATTATCGCCCATACCATCAAGTACTGCCATAATTTCTTCCATAGATGCTCCCGTCATATCTAACGGTTCTAGTTCATCATCATCTTCCATTCCCATGTTGTCCATGTTCATAGAATCTGAATCATCAGACATATCATCACCCATAGGTTCTTCAATGCCCATAACCTCCAATGAATCTTCATCTTCAGTAACTTCCTCGTTACTCCAAGATTCATCTTCAGTGCTCTTCTCAGCCTCTTCAAGAGACTCTTTTACTAACTCTTCGATTTCTTCCTTCATTGTAGAAGCAAGTATTCCCTTTGCGTTTTCGGTAACAACCTGTTCCAAATTTTTCATTTGTAACAATGCTTCCTCAACTAATGATTTTTTTTCGCTCATTTTTTGTGCAATAAAATATTTTTATTTACACTATAAATATGCCCTTAATCAAAAAAATCTTAAATGGTGATATAAATAAAATAAAAAAACCCGATTTCTCGGGTTTTAAGTTAATCAAAAACTTCGTCAATTTTACTTTCACTGACTGACGTTATTCGCCAATCGTGTTGAAATCCTGTAAACTTTTTTGTTACTTTGGCTTCAACATCTGTTACACTGTAACCTTTAACCAATTTTTCTTCTCTTACTTTTTTGATTTTTCCTGAGTTCTCATCAATCAAATCATACTGAATTTTTGCTACAAAATATTTTTCGTCCATAATAATAATTTTATCTATATCCCAAAAAATCGTTCAATTTTCCCATTAAGTCAAGCGATTTACCCAAACCACCATCAATTCTTCCTTCTTCTTTTGATTTTTTTTCTTCTTCAAGATTTTCATCGTATTTGTGACGGTCATCTTTATTAAGGAATAGATATGCACCAGGAGTGGACGGATTCATAACCAAGTCAAAACAAATCATTTCATAATCTTCTTGGACTTCGTTGTGTTCACCTTTTTTTGCCAATGAACCAACACCACGTGAAGATACACCCATAGTAACACCTTGTCTCATTAAGTTTGCTGCAACATCTCCTTTAGATGATACAACACCTCTTTCGTGAAAACCTGGTGTTGTTAACAATCTTAGTTTACCCATAAGAACATTATCATCCCACCAAATATCATCAATAATGTGTGACACTCTATCTAAATCAATTAAAGATGATTCAGGGTGATTTAATTCTGAGGTTGCTAAACCTTTAGCAATTGTTTTCTTATATTTTTCAGCTTCTCTTTTAAGAATCTTTTCAGGGTATACACGACCATTTCTATTTGGTACACCATACTTTTGTAATGTTGCATAAAATACAAATGGTTTAGAATGGTCTAATTGTGTTTTTTGTTCATTAACAAAATCATTATCTACGGCATTTTTCATAGATATATGACCTGCATCATATTCTATTAATATTCCTTTACCTATTTCATTCGGTTTGAGTATCTTCATATCAAAATATTTATTGATAAATATTAAGAAATCTCAAAGTTTTTATTTTTTAACTTGCTTTTAGAATATTGAATAGTAAAATATTTTGTTTTCTCTAAAACATTATCATGAACTTCCTTTAAAATACGATTAAGTTCTTTTGATAATTCATCTGATTTGAAGTCGATATCTTGTTTGGTAAAAAAAGTTATTTCAAGATTTAGAAAACTTGCCTTGTCAACTTTAATTCCACTTGTTCTTAAATCTAAATCAACTATAAAATGTTCTCTAAATAATGACTTATTATATATTTCTAAAATTTTATGTTTAATACTTCGAGATATTGTACCCACGACTCTTTCCCAATTATCTCTTTCTTCGGTTGGTTTTACCCATGTTTGTAATACTAAATAAATTGATTTTAATTCTGTAGCATCTACACTACCATAATAACATTTAGCATCTTGGAATAAATCCAATTTTGATGTTTTCCCTTTTTTCATTCTTTTTCATTTGTGTAATGTTTATTTCTTAGTAAAAATATACTAAAAAAAAACTTATTAACAAATTTATTTTTTTTCCTATATTTATATCAATAACACATATTTTTTTATATGATAAAAATTATTATTCAAAAGGGTGAAAGTTTAGATAAAGCCTTAAAACGTTACAAGTACAAAGTCATCAAAACAAAACAAATTGAAGAACTTCGTGCAAGACAAGAGTTTGTTAAAAAAACAACTGTCAAAAGGGAACAAATGAAAAAGGCTAAATACAAACAACAAATAGCTCAAAGTAACATTGACTAATATTTATTGGTAACAAATACCAAGAATATGAAAAACTTTATCATGAATTTACTAGGAAACGGTTCAGACGTTTCATCAAAAAGATTTGCATCTTTATTCACTTTATTAAACGTAATTATTTTAGCATATGTTGCAACATTTACATCTAAAGATGGTGTAACACCTGAATATATGTTTGATGCACTTTGTTTAATCGCTGGTGGTGGATTGGGTCTTACAGTTGTTGAGAAGATTTTCTCAAAAGGTTCAGACAAAAAAGCTGAATAACAAAAAACCCCTCTTTTGAGGGGTTTTTATTTTAAAGTCCTTCTGACAACTTTTTAAGTTTGTAGTATGATAATGAATCAATTGGTGTTGATTCAATCCTCATTTTTGTCTCATTTAATTTCTTATTGGTATCTTCGTCACTTTCATTAATATTTGAAAGTTTTCCTAAAACTTCAACCTTTAATCTTTCAATACCTTCTGTCAATTCTTCTTGTGACATTCTTAATATTGATTTTAACTCAAATAACTCAGATTCACTTAATTGTGAATATTCTTTTGCAAATGTGTCAGCAGCCACACCAAACATTGATTCTAATGGGATGTTAACAGATTCCGTAATTGTTGATTCCTCTTTTGTTTCAGTCATTAACTTCCACATTTGTTTTCTTGATTCAACTAATTTAATAAAATCATCAGCTGTTTTTGCAAAAATCATATTATCTAATAACTCATATTGATTTTCAACACCTTCACCTAAAGTTTCCACCCAAGCATCAAATTGTTCAAATTCACGTTTGTTGTTATTGATTGTTGATTTAATGTTATCAACTGAAAGTCCTAAAAATTCTTTAGCAACTTCCTCGTTCAATCCTTTAGTTTTCATTAAAGTACCGTACTCAACGTATAGTTCACCTACGGCTTTATTATCTTTAATGAAATCTCTAAATTCTTTTATAATTTGTTTGAAATCTTCAGTTTTATATGTTTTAACCAAAGAATTTTCAACAATACTTTTTAATAATCCAAAATTTCTCATATCAATAAATATCTTAACTATTTAATAGTTCATTTAATTTAGTTTCAATCTCATTAATTGAAGTTCTACCTTTTGATAAATCGATTTCATCTCTTCCGCTAATTAAATCATCTTCCAAAATTAAATTCAAATCATTCATTCTACTTTCAGGTGTAACCTCACCTCCTGCTGGTGGTTCAGGTGTCTCAGGTGCTTCAGGAGCTCCACCTTCTTCAGGTCCTCCTCCTAATCCACCTAAACTACTCATACCTCCTGATGGTGGTCCTCCACCCATTTCTTCACCTTCTGCTGGCGGTGTTGCAACCTCACCAGGTTTTTTACCGTATAATCTATCAATGTTATCAAATATACCTGTATGAATAATAACCTCAGGTGTTTTTTGTAATTCAGCTCCAACCGCTTTTTCAATTCTTTGTTGTTGGATATCCAATTTGATTTCTTCGTCAGAGAATCCAAGAATATGTTTTTTAGCCCATGTTGTTGATACCGCCTGAATACCATTACCAGGGTCAGCAACCGCATCTTTATAAAGAAGAATTTTTTCTTTCCAATTCTCAATCTTTAACAAATCTGCTTGAGTTGATGGGTTTGTTAATCCTAATGTAAAGTTTGTTAATTCATCTTCAAAACCAAGTATAAATAAGTGAATAATTGCAATCTTATTTAATTCTTGAATCATTGATTTTTGAATTCTATTAATTGTTCTTGCAAAACGAATATCTTGTAATGCTAAGTTCTTCCCATCACCAACAACCTCTTCAAAACCTAAGAATGCTTTTGGTACACGAAGAGCTGTCAATAATTTCTTTTGGATATATTCAATATCCGCAATTTCAGAAAGGTTTTGCGCTCCCGCTAAAGTTTCAATTGGACTTGTTTGTGCTGGGTCACGAACAGGGATAAAATAATCTTGGTCAACCGCCATTTGGTTCATACGTAAATCTACGTTACCTGTCTTTGAGTCAACAACTTGGTCTCTCTTAAACTTATTGGCAATTCTTTGGATATATGGTTCGACATCCTTATCATCCATATTACCAACATAAACTTTAAATACACGTCTTTCAGGTGCTCTTGATGTTCGATAAACCAACATCGCATCTTCAGATAATAATAATTGTTTCCAAGTACGTCTTGCTTTTTCCAACATTGATGTACCATAAGGAAGTTTTCTATCATCACCTAACAAACGGAAATGTGCTACCTCCCAAGTGTTCATTTCCATATCTTTTACTTTCCATACGAATTTCAAAGATTTGGCATCTTCAACAGTATTGTGAGCAGGTTTGATTTTCATACCACGTTCCAAACGTTCAATTTCAATATTTGGAAGTTGTTGACAACCCATAATACCCTTTTCAGAGTCTAATTTTAAATAAACGAAGTTATCACCGTACTTACATGTGTTTCTTGTCCACATAGGTAAGTTAGTGTTAATATCCAATCTGTTATTAAATAAATCCGCTAATATTCCCTTAATTCTATTTGATTCAGAATAGATTTGTAAAATAAACCCATCTTCATTTGTTGTTGTAGATTCCTCAGCGTAGATATCAAGAGCGGCAGAAATCTCAGGGGTATATTCCATACTCTCGTAATCGTAGTATGATGCCAATCTTGTTGGTTCGTAATAAATTGCTTGAGAATATAAATTATTTTCAATCTTACCCCACTGTTGACCAAGATACATTGTTTGTTGAGCTTGGAGTTTTTCCTTCTCGTATTCTTGTTTGTCAGTGGTTTTTAATAATTCTTTTTTGTCAAATTTATATACTGGAGGCTGTTGACCCAAAGTTGAGTCGGGACCAAAGACTTTTGTAAGTCGTTGCCATATGGTTAAATTATCTGCCATCCTTTAAAATATAGTATCTTTTTTTTATGAATAAACTTTATCTTCTACCGAATAACCATAAATACTGTTCATAATCCTTTTTTGTTGGATTTGATGAAAAAGTATCATTATGACTTGATGGTGATAAAACAGGAATACCAGGATGAAATTGTGTTATTTCTCTGTTTGTACTATCATCGGCAACAGTCCAAGAACTTAACATGGCTTTAGTTTGTTCATTAACTTTTTCAAGTTGATTATAAGCGTTTTGACCTACATATAAAGCCATTGATATTGACATAATTAAATCATCATGATGTCCTTTCATGTGGTCAGGTCTTCCGTTCATATACACAAACGTATTCATTTCACCAAGTAATCTTTGTGAATACAATTTAAATCCGTGTCTTAAAGCTTCCTCAAATGCTGATATAATTTGAACCCTTTTACTGTTGAAGTTAATACCTGGTATTTTTTCGTTTGACTTAACTGTTGATTCCCAAATATTTCCATAATTGATACCATCAACATATAAATTTTTATATCCCATTTCTTGTAACTTTCTTGATGTAGATACACCCATACCACCTGTGATATCAATTACAATAAATGCATCATAATAATTTCCCCACTTATATGCAATTTCAGCTGCAACATCAGGAGGTAGTTTTCCAACATATTCAGCAACTTGTTCTCTTTCATCAAAATCAATAACTTGAAACGATGTAAAGTCTTCTGAATCACCTCTTGATACGTCCATACCCATAATGTATCTGTGTCCAACAACTGGTTCTTTCCAAATCCACAATTGATTCTGAACCATCTTTGATTCAGGATGACGAACCATTTCAGTTCTAATTTTGTCGGTTAATTGTGCGTCAAACACGTTATCACCTGAACCCAAAAAGTTACATTCCAATTCCTGAGAAATTTTTCTCTTATCAAACTTTAACTTTTTAGCCATGGTTTCAAACCAAGTAGAACTTACTTTGTAACCATCATCCATCAATTTTTTAAACTCATCAAAATTTCTCTCACTTTGTGGAATACCTTCATAACTTATAATTTCAGGGTTAGGATATTCTTCACGATTCAAAAAATAATGTATAATATCTTTAACCTTAATAAAATATAAATCTTTAGTATATCTTGGGTCTCTCCACCAAAACATTTCAGTAATCTTGAAATTATTCATCGCCTTTACAGCTTGTTCATAGATACTGTAATAAATTGCGTCATATCCATTCGGTGTGGAAATAACAATAACTTTACCACCTGTAGAAAGTGAAGCCATACAAGCTGCCCAGAAATCATCACCAGCCTCAATATACGCCGCCTCGTCAAATATTAACACGGTAGGGGTATAACCACGAAGTGCGTCATTTGACGTTGCAACGGCTTTAACCTCACAACCATTACTTAATTTCCAATGTCGAGCAGCATTTTTTTCGGTGGAAAATGTAACTCCCATCCATGCTGGCCATTGTTCTGTAAATTGTTTAATTTTATTTGCAAATTCAACAGATGTATCTAACTTGTTTGCAATAATCAAAATTTTCTCAGGTTTTTCTTTTTTAGCAAAAACCAATTTTTTTGAACTCCAAGCAGCAGTTACTGTTGATACACCCGCTTGACGATACTTTAAAGCAATGTTTTCTTCGTAGTTGTCATAATCTTCAACTAACTGAATTTGGTCGGCAAATAAATCTAAGGGAACGTATTTTGACTGTGTATTGTCATACGTTTGTAGATATGTTCTTAAAGCATATGGTGTGTTTCTTACACACTTGGCATATTCTATAAGGGCTTGTTCTTTTGTGATACTCATCCCTTATAAATACTCCGTTACTTGGTTGGCGGAGTATCTATACCTAAATCGCTTAGGAAACTTAGGTCAATATCATCGTCATCATCGTCTTTTGACGGATAACCCATAGTATCGTCATCATCATCTTCCTCATAGTTTGAACTACCCAAAATTTCTTCCAAATCTTGTTTATTAAGTTCATCAATGATTTGGTCGGCAATACGTTCCATTTCAGTATACGCAGTTGCATCACCTTTATTAACTCTTTGTGCTAAAGATGTGAATTTGTTTTTTGGTAATTTAGAAAATTCTCTAAAAATTAAACTCTGAACAATTTTCATGTTATCTTCTAAAACTTTTGCAGGATATGATTCTAACAATTTTTCCCATAAATAAGTTCCTGTGATGATATCAAAAATTTCATTTACTAATGTATCTGCGGTTTGTTTAACCATTTGAGCCTGAATTGGGTCAGTAGGTAAAGAAGCGGCTCCTAATATATCGTAATAACCTTTAATTAATTCATGAACTAAGATTGGAAACATAACCGCCTTTGCTTTAACAACAAAGTTACCTGTATATTCACCATCCTCATCTTGCTCCATTTCAATCTCTTCAGAACCACCCATATTTTGTCCTGATGCAGCCATTTGTTGAACCATTTGTGGTGGTAATAACCAATACAAATAATCATTCATAGCCATCAAAGCTCCATATTTGTCAGTAATACCAGGTTCCATCTCTTCTAACCCATCTCTAATTAATTCAAACATAAAATGACCTTTTTTAGCTGCTCCTTGAATAATTGCGTTCATAAATCTACGTTTAGCAACCATGTAATCGAAGTTTTCAAACGCATCTACAAATTCTTCCAAATCCTCACCAGAATCCTCAAACGCTAATTCAATATCTTCTGATGAAAATTCTTCAGGTTCTGCTTGGAAATTTTCATTTCCTGTTTCACCCATCCCAACTAACTTAGGGTCAAATTTAATAAATTCGGCATATTTTGGGTCAACTAACTCTTTAGAAACTAAGTCTTTTGCCATTTGTTCAAGTTGTTCTTTTCTTGAACTTTCAAATTGCATTACTTCACCAAAAAGTCTCATCATCATCATTTGAAGACCACCCATGTTGTTAGGTACATTCATACCCAAATATCTTTCAAGTTTTGAAACAACATCTCTAAATCTTTTTGAAGCTGCAATCTCCTCAAATGATTGTCTATCACCTTCACCTTTCTTTGGTATAAAAGGACTGTTTGAAAGTGGCGTTTCACCTCTTTCAATAGCTCTTTTTAAATCAGGGTTCATTCTAAAACCACCTGGCTCATCAATAGGAGCTTCAAATATATTATTCTTGTTTTTCATTATTTTAATGTATACCCCATAGAGGTGAATGTGTTATAGCTTAACCATTTTGGTCCCTTAGCCTTTGGATTTGGTTTTTGTGCTGGTTCTATTTTAAATGGATTTTTCTTACCAGGTGCTTTACTTGGTGTTTTTGTTGGAGTTTTAACAGGTGCTTTTGTTGGTGCAGGTGCTCCAACTCCCGCTTCAGTCATTTCAGCCTTTGGATTTGGTTTTTGAGCCGGCTCAATTTTAAATGGATTTTTCTTACCGGGTTTTACTTTTTCACCTGGTTTAACAGTAGGAACCTTTGTTGGTGCCGGAGCCGATTTTGTTGAACCTTCTAACATTTCCATCAATTTTGATTTAGTTATATGTTCAGGTATATGCTTTTCAACTAACTTTGTCAAGCTCTCCTCTAATTCTTTAACGTCTTTCTTCTTTTTTTCAGGTAATTTACTAAAATCAGTATCGGCAGAAAACTCTTTAGCCCATTTACACCATTTTTTCTTGGCCTTTTCAGTTCTTGAATTTTCACATTTTGCCCAAAACAATTTTTGTTGTGCTTTTGATTGGAATTTTTCAGTCACTTCCATTTCTTTCATCATACTTCTATCATTTCCACTGTCATCATCCATTCCATCATTTGGCATATCATTCTCATCATCAGGTGATAATTGACCTGTTACTTTTGTTGTGTAGTATTCTTCTTCAGAATCATCTCCTTCGTTTTGTACTGTAATTCCACCATCAGGATTAGGTATAATAGCTTTACCACCAGGAATTGGCATTCCTTTTTGTCTCATCGCTGAAATTTCAGAACCTGTATATGTTGTTGATGTGGTTGTTTTTGTTTGTGCCTCAACCAATCTTGTATATAATAAACCAATCTGAGATTCATTCAAACCTCTTAAGGTATTATAAGTAAAACCATTACTTATTAATTTTTCTATTTTTGAGCCAATGTTAGACATGTGTTAAATTCTTTTCAAATGTTAATATTATATCCCTTTCATATAGTTTTGACATAACATCTTCTTCACTATCACCATAATGAAAAACTAATCTTGTATCGTCTTCATTATAGTATTCATGTTCGATGTCCTCCCACGACAATGCGATAACTTTATCAACAGCATCATAGAAAGAAAAAAAGTCAGAGTTCTGAATAACGTTAAGTTTTATTTTATCGTTTTTTAGAACTCCAACTTTAGTTATATAATCTATATGAGGGGGTTGTGGATTTCCACCAGCTGGCGTTGATTCCCAATCCTCACCACTTACGTCTTCGTTGTTTGAGAATATAAACTCATAAAGGTTGTCACCTTTAAAGTTCGGACCTAACTCATTTACGAAAACTAAACGGTTCATAGAATCTCACCTTTTGGAGAAACCTTGATTTGTTTTCCCTCGTTTTCAAATACTAAGTTTTTCAAGTTAGTTTTACCAATGAATTTAGCGTTTTCATTTTCTCTTAAGATAAATTCAGATGTTAATTCTTGTTCAATAGTTTCTGAAAGATTTTTAACTTCATCCATAACACTAACTTTGTTTATTTTTTTCTTAATATAAGTTTGTACTTTTTTTGATTCGTTAAGTTCCTTTTCTTCAGGTGTCTCAACAAAATATTTAGATAAAATTTTGTCAACTTTAGATTCAGTAAAAATACCATCCATAATTGCATTTATTTTACCCATGTGTCTGTCTTCACCTACTTCAGGTTCAGCAGTAATTTCACCACCCATATCTAAATCAGAAGTGTCAGGTTCAGTCGGTTCCATACCAATCTCGTCATAATTAGAACCTTCTTCACCCCCTTCCTCACTTTCGAATCTTGATAAGATATCTTCCTTATCAGTTTCGTCTAACAAATTCAAATCTACGGCAGATAAGATTGAATTTAAGACATATTTTACATCTTCAGATGTCATTTCTTGTTCAGATGCATAAGCTCTTAATTTTTGACCTAATTTACCTGTCAATTTTTGAACTTGTTTTAATGTAACAGGTCCTTCATCACCTTCACCACCCATTGGTTCATCCATTGATGGTTCGTCCATTGCTGGTTCGTCCATTGATGGTTCATCCATTGATGGTTCGTCCATACCCATATCATCACTTGGTGGTTCAGGAGCAACATCATCACCCACAGGTGCTGGTGCTGGTTCAGGAGCCGGTGCAGGTGCAACAGGTGCTGGTGCCTCAGGAGCAGGTGCTGAAGATTTTGGTGTTTTCAAAACAAACTTTTTTTGTTCACCAAATAATTCAGTACCTTGTTCATTCTCAGTCAATCTATTTAGTTCACCCGCAATTAAATTTAATTTCTTTAATGCTTGTGAATAAGATGAATGATATTTTCTATTTTTCATTGGGTCAATGTAATCCAAAGTAGATTCATCAATACCTTTTTTAATGATGTATCCATTTCTTTCTTTAACAATACCATACACATTACCATCAGCAAGTATTCTAGTATAATCAGTTGTTTCATTTACATTGATTTCTTGTTTAGGTGCTTCACCGTATCTTGCAATTTCCATTATTCTTGCAATTTTATCGGCTCCTTGAAGTTTTTCACTACCTATTGGTTTTAAATCTGCCATTTTATATATTTTTTAAGTTTTATCTTTTATGAGTTTAGTCCTCCAAATCCACCTAATTCTACCGCTCCTCCTTGTGGTGCAATTCCTCTTTGATTTCCCATAAACATAGGGTTATTTGTGTTGAAAGTTACAACACTTCCATCCGTACTTCCTGTGCCTGGTACATAACCAACAATAGGTTGATTATAAATGTTTACAGGTGCAGTTCTTGGATAGTTTGAAGGTGTAGGAGTAATAGTAGGTGTTATTGTTGGTGTAACCGTAACAGTTGCAGTTGGAGTTATTGTTGGTGTTTGAGTTACTGTTGGTGTAACTGTTTTGGTTGGCGTAAGAGTTGGTGTAACAGTTCTAGTTGGTGTAATACTTGGTGTTACACTAATTGTAGGAGTTACAGTTGGTGTTGGTGTTTTTGTTGCGGTAACACTTGGGGTTGGCGTTTTTGTTGGCGTAATACTTGGTGTTACGGTAATTGTTGGGGTTACCGTAGGTGTTGGTGTAGGAGTAGGTGTCGGTGTTTCGGTCGCCATGATAATTTTTCTTTATAAATATGTTATTATATCAAAATAATTCATCTTCCTCTAAAGAAAGACGTTTATCCATTAGTTCATTTTCAAAATCAAATAATTTTTGAAGGTATCCATTTCTTCTTAAAACTTTAAATGTTAAATTTTCATACGAATATTCACCTTCTTTTTCTAACCCACTTGTTCTATATTTTTTAATCTTATCTTTGACTTTTTTAATCATTTCTTTGGCATCATCCAATTCTTCATCTTCAGCATTATTGATTACAGTATCAATAACATCTTGCATTTGACCTACTTTTTGAATCAAAATATCTTTATCAATATGAACGTCTTCTTCTTTTTTTGGAACGGTTTCCCATTCATCGTTCATAACTGAATAAACTCCTGATGAAAAATGAGCCTCGTTTGAATCTTGAATATATAACTCAACTTCAAATCCTCTAATTGTAATATTGTGTGAAGAATTAAATAAGGTTTTTTTTAATTTGAATAATTCAGAGTATAAATCTTTTTGTTCACCAAAATCTTCAAAATTTACAATAATATGTAAATCAACATCTGAATATTCTGACCAATTGTAATTACATAGTGAACCCGTCATGATGATATCTTGAACAAACATATCAACATTAACAAATTTGATAAATTCTTCCGCAATTTCTTGTAGTTGGTCTCTAATCTCCAACTTCATGTGTGATTCAGGCGCATTGTCAGGATTTACCCATATCTCAGGGTTTAATTCTTCCTGTACACCAAAACTGGTGATGATTTTTTCCAAGTCTTTCACATTAATAAATACAAAGAATATTACAATTTTTTGTATTTATAATTTTTACTGATTTCAGTGGTGAAAAATTTACCTTGAGATTCGGTTAATCTGAATTGTGCGTAAACTTTGTGAGGTACATTTTCATACTCATACTTGGTACCATTTTTAAATGTAACAACCATTTTTTCGGTTGACATATCGTATTGTGATTCTGTGATGTTTGATGATTCAATTACATTGTAAATCATCATTCCTTTGATTTCTTCTTTTAAAATTGCCATATTAATAAATACAAAAAAACCCCTACTTTGTGTAGGGGTTTTTATTTAGGATTTTATTTTATTTATTTTATCCCTTAATTTTATCGACTCTTCAAAATTTTGTTCTTTAATTGATTTGTCAAGTTGTGATTGTAATTCAGCAATCTTATCTCTATTAGATTCAATCTTTTGAATTTTATCTCTCAATTCACAAGCCTTTTCAAATTCCTGTGTCTCAATCGCATTTTCTAATTCTCGTCTTAATGAAGTTAATTCATTACTTTCTTTAGGTGATTTTGTTTTTGGTCCACCATAAGATGTTGTAGTAATAACGTACCTAAACATTCCGTTTGGTGATGTGTACGTTTCTGTTTTCCATTCACCATTTTCATCTGAACCTTCTTTAATTTCAGATTTTTCATGTGAGATTGATGAAAACTCTCGGTCTACTGAACCCAACATTTCATCCAATTCATCCATCATTTCTTTTAAACTTTTTCTGTTTCTTCCAAATAAATCAAACATATTTTTTTTTCTTATTTTTTTAGTTTATCTTTGTAATTCCAATTATACAAAATTATGCCAAATAAACAATACTGACTTTTTGTCATATCAGTATGACATTTTGACATTATTGATAAATTAGAATAAAAACTTATACTTTAACATATGATTGAATCACAAGACCAAAACGAAAAAATGGGTGGAAACCGAAAAGGTAAAACAGATACTATTAACTCTAAAACACCGGTTTTAGATAATTTTTCTCGTGACCTTATTAAGTTAGCCAAAGAAGGTAAACTTGACCCTGTAATCGGTAGAGAGCATGAGATTGAAAGGTTGGCTCAAATTATATCAAGAAGAAAGAAAAACAACCCTATTCTTATAGGTGAACCTGGTTGTGGTAAAACCGCAATTGTTGAAGGTTTAGCAATGAAGATTTTTCAAGGGGATTGTCCACAAAATTTAATAGATAAACGAATTGTAAGTTTAGATATGACTTCTATTGTTGCTGGTACAAAATATCGTGGACAGTTTGAAGAACGTATTAAAGTTATTTTGGATGAATTAAGTGATAACCATGATGTTGTTGTGTTTATTGATGAAATACACACCATTATTGGTGCTGGTAATTCATCAGGTTCATTAGACGCATCAAATATCTTCAAACCAGCTCTTGCACGTGGAGAACTCCAATGTATTGGTGCCACCACATTAGATGAATACCGTGAACATATTGAAAAAGATGGTGCGTTAGAACGTCGTTTCCAAAAAGTTCACGTTGACCCAACATCAATTGAGGATACAATTAAGATTATGTACCGTGCTAAAGAAAATTATGAAAAACATCATAAGGTTCATTTTAGTGATGAGGTAATCAAAACTTGTGTTATCTTGGCAGACCGTTATATTACTGACCGTGAGTTTCCAGATAAAGCAATTGACATTATGGATGAAGTTGGCGCAAGATGTCAAATCAATGTAACAGTTCCTGAAATTATTGAAAAACTTAAAGAAGAAGCGAACCAAATAAAAGAACGTAAAGTTGAAGTAGTTAGAAGTCAAAAATATGAAGAGGCTGCCGAACTACGTGATATGGAACGTAAAGTGTTGAGTCGTCTTCAAGAAGAAAAAGAAAAGTTTGAAAAGGAACGTTTAACCAATAAAAAAGAAGTTAGTGAGGAAATGGTTTATGAAGTTGTTGCTCAAATGACAAAAATTCCAATTTCAAAACTTTCACAATCTGAATCAGAATCATTGATTAATTTGGAAGAAAATTTAACAATGTCTGTTATTGGTCAAGAAGATGCTGTGTCTAAAATATCAAGAGCAATTCGTAGAAACCGTGTTGGAATTAAAGACCCAAACAAACCAATTGGTTCATTTATTTTCTTGGGTTCAACAGGTATTGGTAAAACACATTTGGCAAAACAATTGGCTAAAGAAATTTTTGGTAGTACAGATGCGTTGATTCGTGTTGACATGTCAGAATACCAAGAAAAGTTTACTATGACTAGATTGGTTGGTTCTCCTCCAGGTTACGTTGGTCACCAAGAAGGTGGACAATTAACTGAACAAGTTAAGAACAAACCTTATTGTGTTATTTTATTTGATGAAATTGAAAAGGCACACAAAGATGTATATTCATTGTTACTTCAAGCAATGGATGAAGGTCACTTAACTGACGGACTTGGTAGAAAGATTAATTTCAAAAACACATTGATTATTATGACATCTAACATTGGCGCCAGAAAAGTTCAAGATTTTGGAACAGGTGTTGGTTTTGGTACTCGTTCTAAAAATGAAAAAGAAAGTGAGATTAAACAAATGATGGTTGAAGATGAACTTAAGAAATTTTTCCCACCTGAATTTTTAAACCGTGTTGATGATGTTATTTTCTTTAATCCACTTAAAGAAGAAGAAATTAAACAAATTGTTTCTTTGGAAATTTCAAAACTTACAACACGTTTGAAATCTATGAATTATGATATTGCAATTGGTGAGTCTTTAATCAAACAAATTTCTGATATTGGTTTTGATGAGAAATTTGGAGCTCGTCCAATCAAAAGAGCAATCCAAAATCAAATCGAAGATTTTATCTCTGATGAAATTTTAAAGAAGAATATTCTTCCTGACACAGTTTATTTCTTGGACTTTGTAGATGACAAGGTCCAAATAAATGAAAAAACATCAGAGTTACCTGATGTTTCAGAAAAACCAAAAAGGGGTAGAACAAAAAAAGGGGTCAATTAAGACCCCTTTTTTTAATCCCATAACATCCATCGTTCAGTTTTAGGTTTGTGTTCGTGGAATGTGTTACCCAAACTTTCAATCATTTGTTTAACCATTTCAATTGCGTTGAACACATCTTCAATAACAACATACTCATTTGGTGTGTGGTAATTGTAATAACCACAAGATACATTCAAACAAGCAATGTTAAATTTTGATGCAATTTGTGAAACGTCGGTGTACGGGTGTTTCATCAATTCATGTTTGTCTCCAAAATGTTCTTGAAGCAAAGGTCCAACCTTTTCAAAGAAAGGTGAATTACGGTCAAAAAGTTTTACACCCCAACAATATTCAGTTACCATCCAAGATTCGGGAGCATCAAACTGAATGCAGTAACCAACGTTAGAGAAAAACTCAGGACTTGCTTTTCTTGAACCATGACAACCTGTTTCTTCAGATACGAAGAAAGCGGCTTTAATTACTGGTAGTTGTTCAAGGAGATTCAAACATGAGTAGACACCACATTTGTCATCACCACCAATTCCTGTTGGGTGACCAGTCACAGCCTGGTAAGCCTTAAAAGAATCTTTTAGTTCCCCATAAACATTTGGGAGTTGTTCTTCCTCTACAACCATTTCGGTAATCGAGTGTACGGTGTCCGTATGTGAAATTACACAAGGATAGATATCCGCATCACCTTTAGTGACATAAACGTTACCAAACTCATCGATTGTGTGGTTGTATCCTTTTTCAGTAAAATACTTGTCAAGATACTCAATCATAAGAGTTTCTTGATAAGTTTTAGTCGGAATAGAAAGGACTTCTTTTAGGTGTTGTATTTTTTCTGGTGTCATTTGACCACAAAGATACAAAAAATATTTTAAACTTCAAAAAGTTGATAATTTTTTAATAAAGAAATTAGTTGTTCAAAAGTTAATGTGTATTTATTAACCTTTGCTGAAAACCCATTAGTTTTTTCAATTTTGACAATTATTGAATTATCGGGCTCAACACCCAAAACTGTAATACCAGTATCCTTCAATGTTGGTATTTCTTTTTTAACATTAAATCCAATTTTATCAATAATATATGAAACAATTTTCTGATATTCTTCAATATCATCAAATACACCATCTTCTTCATCAATTAAATTTTCATATAATTCATCTAATAATTTTTCGGATTCAGAATTAAACCCTACGTTAAAAGTATCATAATCTCTATATTCATAGAAATTATCAAAGATGTCAGGTACTGAGATTTTTGAATCAATCGCTTCGGTAATAACGGCTCTAATTGATTTTTGTGGTGAACCATATTTTTCATAAAGTGATAACATATTGTCAACCGATGTATAATATTTACGAAAACAAACTTTGGGTTCAATATCAATTGGTTCTAAAGCATTACAATATTCATCATTAACCGCCGCCTCAATTCCAACTGTATATGCATCATCGGTAGCATATTGATATTCATCTGTCATCCCATCTTTGAACTTTTCATGAGCACTTAAAACTTCAGCACATTTAGAATAATAATCACCCGTATAATTTTCCATCAATTCATCTTTTTGTAGAAATAATTGTGGCGAAATTATTTTGATGATTTTATCCAATTTTTCTTTATTTTCTTCATTTAAAGATGATAAAACATAACCTTCCTTCCAATCTTCTTCTGCCATATAAGAATCCGTCCATTCAGTTTGTCTACCATAACTATTACCGGCAAATGATTCTAACTGAGATATTGTGTATTCGTACAGTTGGTGTTTAAACAATTTAAAATAATCTTCAGGGTCGAAAAGTAACATAACATTTCCGTCAACAATTTCAAAAGTTTCTTCATCACTTGTAATATTAAATGATGTGTCTGTTTTACCGTTTTTATAATTAATTAACGCTTGGTAGTCAGTACCACCTATGTTTAGAATATTACTTAATATTTCATCCATTCCTGGCATTGAGGCGTATAACACATCAAAATTTGAACGGTTGTCTTGTTGGTCCCAAACCTCAGGTTTTCCACTTTCAGGTATTCTAATTGCAAATTTTGAATTCCTTAAATTAGTTCCTTTTTTGTTTATCACATAAACAAATTTTGAATTTCTGATATAGTCATCAAAATATCTTGAACTATCTCTTGATGCAACACACCATTTTGTTTCAGCACCATAAACACAAGACGCTTGGTGAGTCATTGGTTGAACAATCAAATATTTTTGGTCTTCATATAATTTTTTAGATTCATTTTTTGCTTTTTTAAGCTCGTCAGTTGTATATGTTCTTTTTTTGATTTGTCCATAAAATTCTCTTATAGAATTTACGTCAGGATATGAATTGATGTCTTTTGGAGCTTTAACAATTTTATCGTATGACAAAGCAAAATTTTCCAAATCACCTCTTTTTAATCTCGCAGCCAATTCTTCGGTATCTTTTTTAGAAACTCTTCTATCGATAAAACTCATCATATCACTAACCTGAGCCATTGAATTTAAAAAACTAATCCAATCAAGTTTTCCCAATTGTTTGCCTTGTGCTAATACCCATGGCAAATATTTTTTTGTTGGACTATTGTCACGAGCCCAAAGAGAGTCAAATATTTCTTTTTTTAAATTTTCATCATCAACATCCTTTCCCCAATCAATATCCAACTTTTTAAATTCATCAAACAAATCAGATTGTTTGTCTTCTTTAATTAACCCTTCAAAAAGTGTTCTAAGGTCTTCAGCAGGACCATTAAGGATTACGTCAATATAATGTGATGTTTCTTCAGGTTGGTCTTCTACACTACCCACAAATTCAGTTTTATCGTTAAACTCACAGTAGATACCACCATCATAAGTAATTGTCAAAGTAAAAGTTATTCCATCTCCTTCAATAACATATTGTTCAGTTCCAACATCCATTGACTCATCATACACACATGAAATTCTTTCCGGTACAAAATTAAATTTTTCCAAAATTTCTTGTACTTTTGATATATATGAAAAATATGAGGCGGGTTGTCCGAAATAACTTATTTGTTTCATTATAAATAAATACTTTGATTTGGCAGTTTGAGATAATATTTATATCTTTGTATAACAAATCAGGAATAACCGTAAAAATGTACCTGAAGTGAGGATACCAAAGAGTATCACACCAAACGGTTGGGAGTTTCTGAATTATGTTCTTTGAAAATATGGGGATGAATGGAATCGACAGGTATTGTTGATTGATGGATGCACGTATGAGCTGAGTTAACTCATTAAAAACTGATTTAAAAAATTAGACGGCAACGTTTTGAACAAAATGGCAGCTATCGGTTTAATCCGTGAAGATGCTTCTGTATTAGCTTAATTGTTAGTACAACTCAGGTCGGGGGACATATAACCTAGGAACAGAAGTCTTGAGAGATGTGGTTTCTATCTTAAAAGAAACAAGTGGAGGATTAGTTCTCAGTAAACCGAACCACTATAAAATAAGGGAATTGTGAAGTTCGGAACATTAGCAAATGTTGACCTAAACGTGTAGTATCTATTGGTTAAGGTAGACTGGACGAGGGTTCGATACCCTCCATCTCCACCAAATTAAAGTGGTCAAATTTGACCACTTTTTTTTTTGTAAATTAGAAAAATTGTCGTATCTTTGTATTGTTAATCACTACCACTATGACAACAAAAACAAACATCAACTCAATCATAACTCTCACTGAAGGCGTAATGTCAGGAGACGTATTCTACGGTTCTTTTAACACCGTACCTAAAGACAAAAAAATCACCGTAATGGTTTCCAACCACATCAAAGATGTCAACAAAGAATATGAATTCCGTATCGCAGGAAAATGCAAGGCAGGTTTCATCAGCATCCATGATACCAAAGGAACTCCTCACAGTATCATCGCAGGATACAAGAAAAACGCTTTGGTTAATATCCAAGTAAAATCTGAACACGGTCATTGGATGAACGTATTCACCACTAAGGGTAGCAAGTGGTACGGAATTGACAAAGGGTTCTTAGAAGTGTTGACCGTAGGTGATATGAGACAGTCTTTCCCTGACATGTGTGACTCAAACATTTGGCAGTCGATGGGAGCTCAAACTTGGGCTGATAAAGCTTTCACCCAAAATTAAAAATTTCCCTCTTCGGAGGGATTTTTTTTGTAAATTAGAAAAATTGCCGTATCTTTGTATTGTTAATCACTACCACTATGACAAACACAACCACTAAACTCAACGCTAAAATCAGAAACTACAACGGTAAAAACGACTTCATCATCAAAATGAAACAAGTCGTATTCCAATACGGAGGTCTAACTGAAAAACAAGCCCAAGTCGCAGAAAAAGCCTTGGCAGAACCAACAAAGGTTGAAACTCGTTTTCTTCCTGACAATATGAGAAGAATCGCCGACTACGCAGGTGAAAACACATTTGTGTTGGATGTGAAAGGTAAATTCCTCAAATACGGTACCTTGTCAGACGCACAAGTAACCGCAGCCAACAAACAAATCCAAAAAGAAGAAGACGCCAAAAACCGAATGGACGTGAACATCGACGTAATTGGTGAGACAATCGTGGTGGGTCGTAAAACAGGTGAAGATTTGAAAAAACAAAAAGGTTTGGAATTTAACCCCTTGTTGTTGGATATCACTGAGGTTATGACCTTAACCGCAAAAGCAGTGAAATTCAAAGGTAAGTTGACAACCAAAAACTGTGGTGTATGTAAATCATGTGGTCGTACATTGACCGATGAGTTCTCTCGTCTAACAGGATACGGTAAGACATGTGCTAAACACTTGAAAGTTGAGTACATCAAAGACAAGTCTGAAGTTGAACGTTTCAATAAAGATGTCCTTGCAAGAATCGAGGAAATTGGTGAAATGGAATTTTGGGTTCCTCGTCGTCAAATCAAAGTGTGGAACGGAGTTTCAGCAATGTTGTTGAAATTTTAATAAGAATAAAAAACAGATAAGTATTTGATACTTAGGTGTCAAATACTTATCATTACACAGAGTATATGGAAAAAGTATTAGTATTAAACAGCGATTACACACCCTTGAACGTAACAACAATGCGTAGAGGATTTGTATTGGTTGATAAGGGTAAAGCTGAAGTATTGAAAAAAGATGAAAATCCGATTGTTACTACTATTGGTAATTTTGTAAGACCAATCATCATTAGATTACTCAGTTATATCAGAATTAAGAAAAACGCCAAAGACATCAAGATTTCTCGTTCAAGAGTTTATCAAAGGGACGGACATGCTTGTGTATATTGTGGAGGAAATAAGAAATTGACAATTGACCATGTAATACCAAAATCTCGTGGTGGTGATAATACTTGGGAAAACATGGTCACTTGTTGTTTTGATTGTAACTCAAGGAAGGGAAGTAAGACACCTGAAGAAGCTGGTCTTAAATTTAGGGTTCGTCCTTATAGACCTTCAGTGTTTTCTGAACTTGTTGCGGGTCGTGCTGCACATATTTGGGAAGAATTCCAACACGATTTATTTGGTTTTTCAAATTAATTTCTTATCTTTGTATAAGAAGTAAAAATGTTCTTTGATTTAATGCTCGGGTGATGGAATGGTAGACATGAAAGACTTAAACGTATTTTGTATACCTAATTGATATTTATCAATATGGGAAATGAAAAATATACAAAAGAGTTTTTGGAATCTATCGTTAAAGAATGTGGGTCAATAAGACAAGTTTTAATAAAACTTGGACTTAAAGAAGCTGGTGGTAATTATCATAATATTAAAACAAGAATAAAATTGTTTGATATTGATATTACCCATTTTCACGGAATGGTTTGGAATAAAGGTAAAAAATGGTCAAAAACCAAAGATTTATCTTCTAAATTAGTTGAACACTCAACATATTCGTCAGGTCTTCCAATTAATACATATGTTTTGAAAAATCAATTGTTAAAAATTGGTATTAAAACCCACATATGTGAAAATTGTGAATCTATTGAATGGTTGGGTGTTGAAATTCCTTTAGAATTACACCACATAAATGGTAATCGGTTTGATAATCGTATTGAAAATATACAACTATTATGTCCGAATTGTCATGCTTTAACTGAAAATTATAGAGCCAAAAATATGAGTGCTAGATGAGAAATTGTCTAAGTAGAACTCCGTAAATTCGGTGAACCCTGTAAAATGGGAATACCGAGCCAAGCCGAAAGGAAGGTGTAGAGACTAGACACGGAGAACCTAAGTCAGTTGATATGGTTAAGGTATAGTCCAGACCACAAACTATAAATAGGTAACGAAAGTTATAGTGGTAAGAAAATCTTTTGGGTAGTAATACCCGTGCGGGTTCGAGTCCCGCCCCGAGTACTAAAAGAAAAAGGTGTCTCACGACACCTTTTCTTAGATTAAGGACCCCTCCTTTCAGTTAAATGTTTATCCTATATGGAATTCCGAATCTCTTCGGCTTTAGCATCCATTTTATCGGACACCTTTTTGAGCTCTGAACAAATTTCTCCCATCATTTTATCTTGTAAATCTCTGTGGAAATTATCATCACCCATGATTGTTTGAACTGAAGATTTAAATACCTGACCTGTTTTTGACCCTAATTCGGTGTCAATTCCTGTTGCCAAGATATTATCACCAAAACCTTGTATCATTCCTTTAGACACTTTGTCTGTCAAAAATCTACAATCTGAAAAAAGTTTTGGAACATCTTCATCACTTACATTTTCAATTTCTGCTTTTACTGCGTTTCTTACCCAACCATCAAATTCCATTTTATCTGAAATCCAATCTGCCAATCTTGATTTAACTGTTGCAAAAAACTCACTATCAAATTCACCAAATAAACCTTGTAACATGTTGAACAAAGATTCGTTGATTAATTTGTTTGAGAAATTTTTACTTTGGAAAATATTAACTTTATGTATTGTGGTTTCTATTAACGAATCTAAATCAGAACAGTTTTTTAATGTTCCGAAATGATTGTCAAGAATTTTACTTTCAATCATCAAAGAAGTTTTGTTCTGTTTTTCTTCTAATAAAGCCCCACGCAATTTCTTTCTAAGATTCATAACAATAAATATCTGTTGTTTTGAATTTATTTAGTATATAATTCAGGAATGCTGAATGGATTGTTTGTATTAATAATATATTTTTTATCCAATGGATAAAAAGTCTTTTTAATTCCAATCTTACAACGTTTAACAGCTGTTTTAGCATTTGTTAATAACTCAGCTGTAATTGCTGTATTTGGTTGGCCAGCTTTATTTCCTATATCCCAATTTTTCGCTTGTTGTATATAATAATCTAATAGTGACTTACACGCTCCTTCTGATGGTGTCCCTGTTCCAACAGCAGTTGCATAATCATTTAAATATTTTACTTCAATCGGAACCTGTGTTTGTTTTTCAGGCGATGTTGTCTTTTGTGATGATAATGTTGAACACAAACTCTTATATTGGTCGATACTACAAATTAAATCTTGATTGATGTTACCATTATCATTTGCTAAACCTTTTTTACCTTTATAATCAATAATAAACTTGTCAAAATCTTCAGTAAAATAAGGTGTTTCATCTTTTGTATAACCTAACGCAATTTTAATTCTTTTAATTGTGTCACCTTTTTCACCTCTTCTAATTGCATCTCCACCACCAATAATTGTGCTAATTGTTTTATTTGATGCGTCTTTATATTTGTCAGATTCATCTTCAACTCGTGGTATTCCATTTTCAATATATACGGTAACCAAAGGTTCATCTTTTTGTTCTAAAATTAATGCCAAACCACGAACCTTTTTTAAAAATATTGATTCATTTAAAGATTTTAAACGAGCTTGTAAATTTGGTAAATAAGAATCAATTGCTTTTTGAGTTTGTTTATCAGTTTTATATTTTGTAAGTAATTTACCATGTATTTCTAATACCGCGCCAATATAGGCGGCCGTTTTATCATAATTTTGACCTAAATAATATTTTATTTTTTTTCCAATTTGTGGTGAATAGTAAACATTGAAAATTTCATTATTTTTAGAGTAAAAATAAAATAAGTCATTAAAATTATCAAATATTTCTTTTGCCTCATCAACAGGTTGTGTTGGTTGAGGAGGTTGTACAGGTTGTACAGGTTGTACAGGTTGTACAGGTTGTACAGGTTTATTTTTAGACGTATTAACCTTTTGAGGTTTACCTGCTTTTTTTGGTTTGTCTTCTAATAATATTTTCTCTAATCCCATGATAATTATTCTTCAAGATATTTAAAACTGTTACCATCCTCAATGTATTTATAATCAACACCATTTACATCAGTTACTATATAAACATTACCTTCTTTTTTAAATGTTTCTTTACCTGTATAGTCAGCACCCCAATCTTTTTTGATAAATTCTTTAAAATTAAATAATGGGTCAACTTTCTGTATTTGTTTTTTACCTTTTTCCCACAATTTATTAGCCTCTTCCATTGAAATGTTTTCAGATAACGTATCTTTGATATCCGATATAAATGTTGCTGGTAACCATAATGGTGTGTAGAAAAACTTCATACCAATTTTACTTATAAAGTAATCATGCCATTCAGCTAAAGCAACTTCTCTTTGACTGTCAGTCATTGTTTCCCATTCAGGGTACTTCGCATTAACCCATTTTAAAAAAAGTGCTTCTTTTATTCTCAAACTCTGAATTATTGAGTACCCGCTAATTACTAACCCAATTGTAAAATACCACTGTAGTACTCCTGTCAATTTATTACCTTCAAATTTATAATTTTTTAAAAACTTAGTTATCCATGATGTTTTATAATTTGCCGGTAACTCATCATAAATTTTTTGAACATCATTGGTTAAATATGTTAAAATATTTTCATATGTAGGGTCAGATACATTTTTAATAATTTTATTATATAAACCATCTAAAAATTCTTGAGAATTTCTTTTTTTAGTTATTGTGTTAAATTGGTCTCTTGTATTTGGGTCGGTAAGTAATTCAACTAAAGCATCATCAGCATTTTTAGTTATTGTATTTTTATCAACTTTGATTGTTTCATAAGCCCATTTAAATATTTTTTTTGGTGTTAGAATTGATGGGTCGGTTAAAAGTGAGTTTGTAATTTTTTTAATATTTACAGTGTCTTCTATACCTACTTTTTTCAAAAATAATTTAAAGTCATCGTATTCAAGAGCCCCCAAATCTTTAAGTAATGGTTTGTTTGTTAATAAATTATCAACAAAAGTTGTTTCTAATTTAGTATTGCTATTTATTAATTTTAAAAATTTTGATATTGCGGCTTCGTTAGTTGAAGTTGCTAATTCAGAAACTATTTTACTAGCTCTTGCAAATTCATCATCAACATTTGTTATAGTTCTACCTAAATCAGGAAACTCAGTCAAAAAATCATCAATTGAATTTGCGAATATATTTCTTTCGGCTCTTGAAAATGTTTTAATTCCTGTTAGTACGTTATCTAATACACTTAAAACTGTTGGGAGTAATCCTTCACCTTCTGTTATCAACATCAATTCTCTATATCTTTTGATTTCACTAATAATATTTTGTTTCATAATCATATAAATATATTGTAAAAATTATTTATTTGTTTGTGTAGTATCTGCATTAATAAATAAATTCTTTTCATCTGGTTTTAATTCAACATCAAACATACCTGATAAATCAATTTCATTATCCATGTTATTAATTGTTGTGTCTAAACCATTTGTAATTTTTTCTAAGAACGCATTATATTTTTCTTTTGCGGTTTTTTCTTTTAATTTATTAACAATATCTCTTTTTTTCTTAATTTCATCTAAAATTTCTTCAGCATTCTTAAATTTTTTTGCGGTGAATAACTTTTCAAAATTTGTTTTTAATTGATTTCTCTCATTTTCTGTTAGGTTTTGGTCCAAAGACAATGAATTAAAGATTAAATCAAACATTTCTAATCTAGTTTTAGATTGTATTTCAGCATCATCCAATGTATCCCAAAGAGAATATAAGGCTAATCCTGTCGCACCAAGTTCCGCACCTATTTTTTGACCAATTATATTAGATTTAACAGGACTTAATTTTACAAGTTCTTTAATTTTATTTTGTGCGTTTGTATTTTTTACTGAATTTATTACCTTTTCTAAATTACCTGTTTTTGATAACGCATCCATTATTTTTAACTCTTCGTCAGTCAATGTTTTGAATATATTCGCAACATCACTTTTTGTAGATGCGTTTGCAAACTTTTTGGCCAAGTTTGTGGCCTCCGAAGGACTAACTTTAATACCAAATGATGCAAATGGTGTAAATGCAAGTATGGTACTCAACAAAGCTCCCGCAGAATCACCTGAATCTGATTGTATTTTTGCAGCAACTAAATCTAAACCAAGAGATGCTAAATAAGCAATTAAATTACCTTTACCAAGTACACTAACAATCATGGAAACCCCATTTAGTATTAAAGCACCATATTCTTCTATAAATGAGGCGTTACCATATCTTAATTTATCGTAAGGAATTAATTTATCATTTGATTTGAAATAATATTTTTTTGATATTTCGTAATTTCCTTCGTTATTTACAAATAAATTTTTTTTCCAAATATATTCATCATATGGTGGCGGTAATATAAAATCTTTTACAGTATCTTTAATTTTACTAAATATCCATTGATATAAATCACCATTTTTAGGTACGTTACCTGATTGATAAAGTCCTTTAGGTGAATTTGTAAAACGTCTTAATTCATCATCTGTTAATTTGGTTATGAATGATTTTTTAATTGAGTCTACCGAATTAAAATCTTCGTAAGTAAAATAACTAACTTTACTATTTTTTGGTAGGTCAACATCACCATATTCATTAAAGGATGCAAATTTTGTTTTACCATATTTATCATTCAATTTTTTAACCTCTTGGCAGTACTCGGGATAGTACGCACAGCTACCCAAATTTTTTTGATATTGTATAATATAATCATCCAATTCTTTTCCAGATAAACCACTCCCATATGGTGAAACCATTTTTTTGGTACCAACACCAAATTGTTTTTTTAATTCGGCTAATTCTCTTTGATATAAAGATTCAATATTTTTAAGTTGTTCTTTTTGTTTTAAAACCGGTGCTAATTTTTCTTGTTGTTTTGGGTCATACTCAGGAAATTGTTGTTGAAATCTTCCACCTGGTCCTAAGTAGTCTGATTGAGGTATTTGAGGTTTTTCAAATTTCGGAATTTGAGTTGTTTGTGTTTTTGGCATCTGAGAAACAATTTTATTAATGTTTCTTCCTGCCAATGCTGTTTGAATTTTATTAAAATCGGCGGTTTGTGGGTATTGATTATTTGTGATATTTGGATATATATCTTTTGCTGGTATGTTTGAGTTGTTAGTACCAGGGTACCCAACTAATTTACCTGATGGTGTATAATAATATCCACCTTGTTCCAATATTATTTCTCTGTTTTCAGAAAGCGTTTTTGAACTATCGTACTTCATGCGAAGTAAAATCTCATTCAATATTTCTTGTGGATTCTGATTGTTCATTATAATAACGTGTTACCTTTCCCTCTTTTAATTCCTGATTCCCATTTAGTGACACCAACTTGATTGGCTTTACCTCTTGTCAAACCTGATTCCCATTTAGTATTACCAACAGGATTTGCCTTACCTCTTGATACACCTGATTCCCATTTTGTAACTGATGGGTATCCTTTTCCGCCCTTTTCACTTGTTGATGTACTTGATGAAGATGAAGAAGGTGCTGACGATGATGGTGTTGATGGTTCAGGAGCAGCCGCTGGTTCAGCAGCAGGTTCCTCATCTTCTACCATCATAAGTTGTTTGATTCTTTTTAATTCTTCATTCAGCATTACCAATAAATACAACGTTATTGTATATTATTCGTATTCTGCAGGTGGAATTTTATCAGGGTAAACAACATAGAATTCATTTAAAAAAGACATAAGTTCATCTTCATCCAAATATTCAGGGAACTCATTATCAAATTCTAAAGAATCATCATCAAATAACCAGTCAGTCGCTGGTGCTAAATAATCAAACCCAAATTCTTCAAAGAAGTTGTTTTCGATTACATCGGTCCTAACCATGTCCTCTTCATCGTTCATTAATCTAAAGGTGACTTCAGTAATGTTTTCAGATTGGTGGTAGGAAATAATTTCAACTATTTCCATTTTGTTTTGTTGCAAAAAATATTTATCTTTGCTTATCAAAATATCTTAATAAATTACAAAAGACACAGTAAATCCAAAAAATATGTTATTTAAAAAAACTAAATCCGAACCAAATTTGATTGAATTTCGTAAAGCTTGCGTTGTTATTGATTCATGTAAGACATATTCACAACTAAAAACAGCGTTGAATTATGCCAATCTTTATTACGCTAAAAATAAAGATTATGCAACTCATCAACACTTGATGAAGTTAATTGCCAAAAAACTTGAGGAAACTAAATTAGTTAAATTTTGAGAATCTTTTAAACCAATTCAAAGATTCTTGGATTGATTCTTTTACTTTTTCAGGGTCTTCAATACCTTCAAAAGTATCTGTTGAACCAAATGGTCCTGGTGAATCAAACTCGTATGCTGGTTTTTCTTCAGGGTACATTTCTTCACCGTCAGCTGATAAATCTAATGACATGTCATTTTTATCATCTAATGAATAAACATCATCGTGTTGGAATTGTTCAGGACCTTTAGAATCAAAATCATAATTATCAAAGTCTAATTCTGAATAAGGTTCAGCAACTTCATTTACACCTTCGTACATTCCACCACACTCATTACAAACACCTTCATTATACATTCCACCACATTCACACATTTCATTTTCAACATAATCAAATGCTCCGTAATGTGGTTCAGCAACAGGTCCACCTGCTTTGTATCCACACTCCATACATTCACCTTCATACATGTTACCACCACACTCACATTTTTCACCCATTGATTCATTAATACCAACGTTGGTATAAGATTTAACCTCACCTTTATTATTAACTGTTACACCGCCTTTATCACCCGCTGGGTCATAAGTGTGAATTCTGTTATCAGGTTCAGGAAATCTTAATGTTTGATAACCATCATATGGTTTATTATGTTGGCTTAATAAGGCTTGTTTTTCTTCGTCAGAAATGTTTAACATGTATCTCATACCTAATAAATATAATAATTTTCTAAAATCTACTTGATTCTAAAATTAAACTTTATTACAATTTCATTACAGGGTTAGGGAATGGTAATTTAAGTCTCAAAGCATCTTGGTAATTTGTAAAAGCCCTAAATTCCATTCCACCCTTTTTTAAAACTAAAAAATGAACTTTAATATAGATTTGGATGAATACGCTGAAGGAGCCATTTTATTAGATGGACTTGAAGAAGCAATTATTGGTATTGTTGAAGAATTTGGAAACGGAAGAAGGGTCTTATATTCAAAACCAAAAATATTATCAATCCTATGTGAAAGAGATTTGATGACAATGGGTGAGGCAGAAGAATTCTATGACTATAACATTTTAGGTTTACATGCTGGTGAACAAAATGCGGTTTTCTTGGATGTAGAAATTTTACCTGAAAAAACCGATGACGGTTACAAATATTTGATTCCTTAATTTTTTTATTGTATCTTTGTAACATGAAATTGATTTTAGAAAAGAATCAACAATTGTTTTTTACAAGTGATACTCACTATTCACACTCAAACATCTGTCGTGCAACGACTCGTTGGAACGGTGCGGATAATTTGACTCGTGATTTTAAATCGCTTGAACACATGAATGACACATTGGTAAACAATATCAATGAAGTTGTTGGTGAAAATGACATTTTGATTCACTTGGGTGACTGGTCTTTTGGTGGATTTGAACAAATTCAAGATTTCCGTAATCGAATTTTGTGTAAAAACATTCACTTAATTTACGGAAACCACGACCACCACATTAGAAGAAATAAAGGTGATATACAAGAGATTTTTAGTTCAACTCAAGATTATATACACTTGGATTTAAGGATTCCAAACGGTAAAGAAGTTGATAAAATGACTTTGGTTTGTATGCACTACCCAATTGCAAGTTGGGATGGAATGAACGATGGTGTAATCCACTTACACGGTCACGTTCACTTACCACCTAATTTAAGACTTGCCGAAGGTAAAGCGATGGATGTTGGTGTTGACGGAAATAATTTGTATCCTATCAACATAAAAGAAATCCGTTCTATTATGAAAGATAGACCTCACAGAAAATTAACATTACCTAAAGACCATCACGAAAAAAGAATTGACTAATATGACAACTTATACATCACAAGGAAAAAACCTTTATCTATTACGTGGAGTACCAGGAGCTGGTAAATCTACATTGGCAAAACAACTTGGTTGTACTCATTTTGAGACTGACACTTATTTTATGGTAGACGGTGAATACAAATTTGACCCGTCCAAATTAAAAGATGCTCACAAGTGGTGTCAAGATGAAGTACATAATGCGATGATTCTGAATATCACCACAGGTGAACATTCTGATATTGTAGTTTCTAATACATTTACCCAAGCATGGGAAATGGAACCATATATGGAACTTGCTAAAAGTTGGGGATATAGAGTATTTTCATTGGTTGTTGAGCATAGACACGAGGGGTCTAATCAACACAATGTTCCCGAAGAAAAGTTACAACAAATGACTGACAGATTTGAACTTAAATTAAAATAAAATATATGATTAAAAAACTAACACTTACGATGATGGTGTTGTTTGCCACCTTAACAGCAAACGCAAGATGTGATTGGAGTAAAGTTACTCTCCAACAATGGAATTCTGGAACTTATTACAAATGGTACTTGAGAGGTTTTGATGTTGATTCTTGTAAATCAATGACGTTCCTAATGTATGATTTTCAGACTAAAAAAATTGACACGTTGTACCAACTTAACGGTTTGTGTCAAGTATCGTTTAATGTACCTGGTACATATAAACTCTATGTCAAATTGATTGACAAATGTAACAAGTGTGATACCGCTTTGTATCGTACGGTTGAAATTCAAAGATGGTCACCAAAGGCATCTTATTCGGGTAAATTGGTAACTTGTGATAGTTTGGTTGGTGAAATGACCAAAGTAACTACAACTGACACTTGTTACCGTTATTATTACACATTATATCATGGTGATGAATTAGATTCACTAACTCAACAACAATGGGATACTATGAGTGAAATGGATTTAGCAGTATCATATTCTTGGAACCCAAATGATGTTCATTATTATTCTGATAATTCAAGATTGATTAAATATAAATTTCCACATAATGGTAGATTCTTATTATTAGTTCAATACTATAATACATGTAATGAACAAGATACGTTCTTTATTCGAAAATATACGATTAATTGTAATTCTATTGGTCTTACAGAGTTGAAAAAATCGGAACCTAAATTGATTGGTGTTTATGATATGATGGGTCGACCTGTTCCATATATTCGTAAAGAAGAAATTTTAATTTACCTTTATGATAATGGAACAACCAAAAAGGTATTAATACACTAATTTTATTTATTTCAAATATTTAAAATCCCCCACCTTAAAAATGGGGGATTTTTTTTACACTCAGAATACCTTTTAATGACTATTATTGTCTATACTTATAAAATATGAAGAAGTTATTGCTTTTTATGATGTTCTTGTTCAGTTTCTTGACTGTACAAGCAACCCACATGATGGGTGCAGATGTTTCCTACAAATGTTTGGGAAATGGAAAATATAAAATTATTGCTAAAGTTTACCGAGATTGTAGGGGTGTGTCTATGGGTACACCATCATTTGGTGCTTATGCAGGGTTAAACGGTGGAAATGGTTGTGGTAACTATACACTAAGTGGATTATCAAGGGTTTCAATTAAAGATGTTACCACAAGATGCTCAACTACTAGTAACCCGTGTGGTTCACCTAACTCAGCGTTTGCTAATAAAGGTGTTGAGGAACACACATTTGAAGCTACGATTGATTTTAATACGTCACCATTAAATAATTTTGTTAATAAATCAACATGTTGTGAGGTTACATTTTATGTAAATGAATGTTGTAGAAATGGTGCAATTAGTACAGGTCAAGCCTCTCAAAATTTTTATGCAACTGCAATGATTAATATTTGTAACCTTCAGAAAATGAAGGACAAATGTAACAGTTCACCACAACTATCAAACCCACCTATTGCCTTTCTATGTTGTAATCAGCCTTGGTATTATAATAATGGTGCCATAGATACAATAGATTATGATTCAATTTCATATAAATTAGTCAATGGACTTCAAGGTATTCCAAATAGTTCGGTATCATACGCCTCACCATTTACCGCAAAAGTTCCCATGACACCGTATTGTGTACCACCTACAACCATAAACTGTGTGCCAAACCCAAAAACAAATCCACCGAGAGGTTTTTATTTTGACACCACAAATGGTGATGTTATTACGACACCAACTAAATGTGATGAATCTGCCGTTATATGTGTTGAACAGACTGAATGGAGAAAAGATACGTCAGGTGTATGGCGTGTAATTGGTAGAACAAGACGTGACATGCAAGTTTGGGTTAGGGATGATTGTGGTTATAATAAAGCACCAACTCTTGGTCCAAAGTTTACATATCAAGTTTGTGAGGGTGAAACATTAAAATTCAAAGTGGAATCTGACGATGAAACATTTACACCGTATCAAACAACTCCTGACACAACAACAATGAAGTGGAATGCGGGTATTCCCGGTGCAAAGTTTACATTAGCAAATAAAAGTGATTGGCCTGAAAAACGTAAGTCATATGCTTGGTTTGAATGGACACCTCCGATTGGTTCAGCTTCTGATATATCATATTCATTTACAGTTACAGTTAGTGACCAACACTGTGAACCACCAGCAACATCAATTCGTTCATTCAAGATTAAGGTTAATCCAAAACCTAAATCAAAACGTAGATATACACAATTAAAGTGTGGTAGGTTTGCCATGGAAGCATATGAAATATATGCAGCATCAAGTTATTCTTGGAGTGTTAGAGATACCTTAGCGAAAGAATTATTTTACTCTTCAAAGAAAACAGATACCATGAACTATTACTATGAAGGTAAGTACATTATAGTTCATAAATTAACAAGTGCTCAGTCATGTGTAACAATTTATAGTGATACTGTTTATCTAACACAACCACCAAAAGTAATATTGGCCGATGCTGATAGTTTTGCTTGTTATGGAACAACTTTCAATCTCAAAGCAAAAGTTATTGCGGGTAAACCTACGTTGAAATATAAGTGGAACAACGGTGATACTTTGGACTATACCACAATCAAAAACTTCAAAAAAGATTCAACATTGATGTTGGAAGTAACGGATGGTGATGGTTGTAAATTCCGTGATACAACAAAAACATTTGTTAAACCATTACCTGTTGTTAGTTTGGGTTCAGATAAAGTTATCTGTACATATGAAACTAACACATTTGATGGTCAAAACAACGATACCGTAAAATACTTGTGGAGTACTGGTGATACTACCCGTTACATGACAACTAATCTCAAGGGAATCTATTGGGTTAAAATTACTGACACCACATATATGTGTGTTAAATACGACACGGCAATATTAGTTGTGAATGATACTGTAATATCCAATGCGGGACCAAACCAAGCAATTTGTGATAAAGACACATTCATATTAAAGGCAACACACAATCCGTTTATTTTAACTCCAACATATACTTGGGGTGGATTGGGTAATTTGTCAACCTATAAGTTGAAATCTGATATAACAAAATCAGCTTATATGTTTACATTGAAGACGGTGATTACTCAAAATGGTCACACCTGTGAAGACATGGATACTATTTTTGTTAGAGTTAAACCATTACCAAAAATTAGTTGGAATCCAAAACCATTAAAACCACAATGTTATTCTTATGGTGATATTTGGATGGAACCATTCTTGGTTAAACCTCATAACTTTGGAACATATGAAATATGGAGCGGAAGCAAAAATAAAATAGGAAACATTGTTACGAATCCATCTAACGGACGATTCCTGTTCAACACCCAATCATTGGACAACAGCAAACTACAGGGAGGTAATAACTACACCACCAAAATGTATGTTAAGTTTAATGATACAAATGGTTGTTATAATATAGATTCAACAACCCAAGTAATTTATGGTACTCCATTAATTCAGTTAAAAAGTGCAACTGTTTGTCAGAACGCTAAATTTTTAATGATGGACAATGTGAGAGTAAGACCCGCAACCAAAAACGGTGTAAGTATGTTATGGCAGGTAGTGAGAGGACCTGCAGGTGTTGACACTTCCAAGTTATTGATGAATATCTCAACAAATTCAACACCAAACATAATGTTTTGGTTTGGCACTGGCAATTCAAATTACTATAAGGGAAAATATACATTCAGACTTACTGTTAAAGACGTACTCACTGGTTGTCAAAGCACAGATACTGTTGACATAAACGTTGCTGGTGAACCCGTTGTTTCATTAAAACCTCTACCAATATTCTGTGAGAACTCAGGTGTGAATATCAATTTGTTTGATTATGTTGATGTCAGTTATGTTACGGGTGGAATTGTAACAAAAAAACTGTCTATTCAAGATGTTAACGGTGATAAAAATGACCCAAGAGTGTTGACTGATTTATCCTCAGGATTTTTCAGAACAAGTCTTGGTGTGGGAACATATAAGATTAAAGTTCTTAGTACAATATTGGACCCTAATTATTTAGTAACATGCTCAAGAGTAGATAGTTTCGATGTTGTTATCAGTTATAAACCTGACCTCAGAAAAATAGATATGGGTTTTTGTTCTACTCGTCCTTGGCCATTTGATTTGAAAACAGTAATTACATCTGAAAGTTGGGGTGTTGTAAAAATCACTTATCCTGATGGGGAATTTTTTACACCCACTCCAAAGGCAAAAGGGTATATTGGTGGATTTAATAATCCCTATAAATTCATGATGGTAGGTGAAAGTCAATATGGTTGTAAAGATACTGAAATACTAAAACTCACTGTGATGAATCAACCTGAGATTAAATTTGTTCCACCATTTGTAAGTTGTGGTAAAGATACTTGGACTCTAAAATTGGATACTGCGAATATTGACCCAGCAGTTAAATTTAGATGGGTTGTTAATACAGGTCTTTATGATACTTTAACACCTCCTGGTGGAGAAGTGATTGGTGGAAAATGGGGGTTTGGTAAAAAACAATATATTCCAGATAACAAAGATACCTCAAGGGGTTACTTCACGGTAAAATTCAAATCATGGAATGCACCTCTTTGTGCTAAAGTTATTGACTCTGTTAAAGTTTTAATAACACCTTATCCTGAACCAGACTTTATAACAACAAATGGGTGTCAACCACATTCTATAATGTTCACACCAACAGAAAAAAGAGGTATCAAATCGATGACTTATTCTTGGGGAATAAATGATACATTTTCACAAGGTGGTAATTCAAGTTGGTCAAAGACATTTACTGACGTTGGATATTACAGAACATCTTTAAGTGCTGTCAATACAACATTTACTCCCGACAAAATATGTGGAACTGTGATTACTAAAACATTTGAGGTATATCCAAAACCATACGCAATATTTAGTACTGACCCATTATATAAAACAACAATTGCTTTACCTAGATTTAAGACGATAAACTCATCAAGTGTTAGTCAAAATCCATTTATAACTAAATTGGATTACAGTTGGAGTTGGGGAAAAACATTCAAAACGGGTACTGACTCTACCAAGTCACCAAACATTATATTTGGTAAAGATACAGGACTATATTGGATTAAGTTAGTAACGACTACAGATAAAGGGTGTAAAGATTCTACCATGACTCGTGTTGTTATTGGACCTGATATTATAATATTTGTCCCTGACGCATTCACACCTGATAATGCTGGTCCAAATGAAAACAATACATTTATTCCAAAAGTTACTAATCATAAAACATTTTATATGGGTGTTTACAACCGCTGGGGTGAAAAATTGTATGAAACAACTGACCTAACAAAAGGTTGGGATGGTAATTATTTAGGAAAATCAGCACAACAAGGGGTTTATGTATATAAAATTATTGTAACTTCAATGGAAGATAAGGTTTTTCAATATAACGGAACTTTTACATTACTTAGATAATATGAAATTGATTAAAATTATTTTTTTGTGTATTTTATTAGTAGGGTGTGAAAAAGAACCAATTAACATAAACACTGAAAAACTTAAAAAATATCAAAGTGAAATTAAAACAACTCCTAAAAAAAATAGAAGAAAGTTTAAATTGGGTAAAAAGTCGTTCCATCTTTCAAAAATTCTAAAGAAATAATTTAAAAACCCAAGATTTGATTATCTTGGGTTTTTTTATTATAATAACTTCATGAAAAAAAATATAATAGGGATGATACTTTTAATCATTTTAGTAATTTTCTGTTTTATTAATATAAGTTCGAATTTATATTCAAAACCAAATTTACCAAATGATACCATAATTGTAATACCAAAAGTTCAAGATACCGTTGTTGATATTAACGGAAAGTATGGAACTTTTATTGGTGATTCACACACATCAAATCATAATTCAGGATGGCAAGTTATTGTTTGTAAAAAAACGGGTTTAAGAATGAACAATTTGTCTGTTTCAGGTAAAACAACAGGTTGGATGCTTGAAACTGCTAAAGTATCATTACACAAAGGTATTGATTATTGTTTTGTCTATGGTGGTGCCAATGATATGTATACAAAATCAATCACACCTAAAAGAGCGGTTTCAAATATTCAACAAATAGTTGATTTATGTCACACATATAACATTCATTGTGTTGTTTTAACAGGTTTTGACCCGATTAAATGTACAAGAACATCAAATCCGGCTTATGGTCCAAGATACGCTCAATTTCAAAAAATGTTAATGGATTCAATATCAGGTGCAACTGTTGTTGACACACGTGTAATTGATAGAACTGGATGTTGGGATGAATTATGTCATATGAATCCTGAAGGGCACAAAAAGATTGGGATGGAAGTAATTAAAACAATGAAATTTCATATTATCAAATAATTTTATTATCTTTGTACTGTGTTACCTAAACTGAACAAATATCATAATGATGGACTGTTATATAAACAGACACACCCAACATTACCGTTAACTATATGGAACTACACACCTGCGGTTCAATACGGTGAAAAATGGGATGAAGTTACCTTGGCTTGTAGAGGTTTAGTTACTGACAACGAAGGTAATATTGTTGCAAGACCATTTAAAAAATTCTTCAATATAGAGGAAAACAAACACACACCTACCCAAGATTTTGAAGTTTTTGAAAAAATGGATGGTTCTTTGGGTATTATATTCAAATACAATGGTGAAGTGATTTACGCAACTCGTGGTTCATTCACATCTGACCAGGCGAAATGGATGGAAAACTACTGTAAAGAATATAACTTCAAAGATATATTAGTTGAAGGATTTACCTACCTATTTGAAATTATCTATCCTGAAAACCGTATTGTTGTTGACTATGAAGGTCAAGAAAGATTGGTTTTACTCGGTATAATTAAAACTGAAACAGGTGAAGAAATACCGTATGATGATATTGTGGTTGCGCCTTGGGATATTGTAGAAAAATATGATGGTATTCGGGATTATTCCGAATTAAAGAATAAAGTTTTACAAAATCATGAGGGATTTGTAGTTCGTTTTTCTAATGGAGACCGAATGAAAATCAAAGGTGAGGAATATCTACGTCTACATAAAATAATGACCAATATATCAACTACTGGTGTATGGGAACACTTATCAAAAGGTGGTGATATAAATGATTTACTCAAAGACGTACCTGATGAATTTTACAAGAAAGTAAAAGAATATGCGGATTTACTTAAGTATGGTTATTATCAAGTTTCTGAATATTGTGGAAAAGCTCACGACTATTTCCGATATGGAAAGTATAATGATAGAGAAGTAGAACCAACTAAAAAACAATTTGCAGACCACGTTATGAATTATGGTCATCCACCATATAGAGCAGTAATGTTTGCAATGTGGGATAAAAAACCTTATGATAAATTGATATGGAACATATTAAAACCGGAATTTAAAAAACTATAAAATTATGCCAGATTTTACATCAGAAATTGAAATTGACGTTGAGGAGTTTTGGGACGAGTGCTCAAGACATGAACGTGAAGAATTAGTTGACCTTTTAGAAGAACAAGGATATGTTAAAAGAGCTATCCCTAAAGGTGTTAAACCATCTCATTACACACCAAACTTAATGGAAATTGAGTGGAATGAAACTATGGATAAGTTATCACAATTAAGATTACGAATTACTCGTGATGAAGAAGAAATTATAAAAGCATTGGTAAAAAAATATCTATGAGAAACTCAAAAACATATTACTCAGAAAAGAGTGAAAAAAACGAATTTTTGGAAATCTATTGGGTTAAAGATAAATACATCCCTAAAGAATACCAAGAGCTAACGGTTAATTTAAATGGTAGTTATCACAGCTATGACATAAATAATTTTAATAGGTACACTATTGAGTCAATATCAAGAGGTTATATCCAAAATGTAACTTTTGGCGATAAGTGGATTACCGATACTGAGTTTGTTAAAAAATTTACAAAAATATTGATACCAATCGTTGAGGAATTTAAAAAAGATGTTGAATACCGTTATTCACTTGATGGATGGATTGGTAGAATTTTTATAGAACCTGTTGAGAATTTTTTTGACTGGTTAAAAAAATAGTTGTATATTTGAAGACATGTTAAAGAAATTTTATAACCTCGAGTTTGGATTACAGATGCTAATTACAGCATTAGTACTGTTTTTCAGTAATCAACTGACAACTTATACATTAAGTATGTGTAACCTACCAAGTACCATTATTGTAAATCTTGGATTAATTCTAACTTTTGTAATATTTTTAATTCAAACAATTGCAATCTTTGTTGGAATCAAAGCAATTATTAATTACGTAAAACAAACAAAAACAAAAAATAACGATGAGCAATCTAACTAAACTTTTAATCGGAGTATCGGCATTGGTACTTTTGATTTTCGGATTCACAGGATGTGAACGAATTGACGCAGGACACGTAGGTGTTAAAGTAAATCTTTATGGTGATGGTAAAGGTGTGGACGATGTAACTGAGGTTACGGGATGGGTATTGTATAACCCAATCTCAACCAAAATTGTCGAGTTCCCAACTTACGTTCAACACAAAGAATATAAGAAAACTGAAGATGGTATTGACGAATCTTTTGTAGTAAACTCTAAAGATGGTTCTGAATTTCATTGTTCTCCAATGGTGAACTACGCTGTAAAACGTGAGAAGGTTCCATATATCTTTGCAAAGTATCGTGTTGAGTTGGACCGAATTGAATCGGGTTTCTTGAAGACATCTATATTTGACGCATTCCGTGTGGTAGCCAACAGTTATACTGCGGACGCACTTATATCTAATCGACAGGAATTTGAAATCAAAGTACGACAGGTATTGGAAAAACAACTCGCACCTGAAGGTTTTATATTACAACAATTTACATCAAACTTGGTTTACCCTGAAACGTTTAAAAAGGCAATTGAAGCTAAGAACAACGCAGTACAGTCGGCACTTATGGCGGAAAATCAGGTTAAAACTGCTGAAGCACAGGCAAGAATTAAAATTGCAACCGCAGAAGGTAACGCACAGGCTTTATTGACAAACGCAAGAGCTGAGGCGGAATCTAACAAGTTGAGACAACAAACTTTAACACCGTTGTTACTTCAACAAATGTGGATTGAGAAATGGCAAGGAAGTGTACCAAGTACTGTACTTGGAAGTGGTCAAAACTTAATGTTTGGATTGAACAAATGATAAACGTCTATTTACCATACTTAAATGATTTCTTTGATGAAATGGAATCGGCTCAAGAATCTTGGGACAAAAAGATTGAAGAAGTCAAAAGAGAATATTTTGAGGTAACGCCAAATCTTCCTCGTAAACAAAAAAAGAGACGAAGAAAGGAATTGAATGAAGAATATCGTTTTTTGGTAAGTATAAAAGATTATCAAGCAAACATGTTTACTTATTAAAATAATTAACCCGAGACTTTGTTATCTCGGGTTTTTTTTATTATATTTGTGGTAATATGGAACTATTATATATTGTACTTGGAACGTGGATTGGAATAGTTTTTACTTATTTTCAATGGTACAGACCTATGGATGAAAAAATCAAAAACCTTGAAGAAGGAATTCACGATTGTATTAAAGCGGGTTTGATGGGACCAACAAACGGTGGTTCTGTCGATAAAGACATGGATTAAAATTATGATAACATTTCAGGAAATTGAACGTAAGTTTTTATTAAAACGGTTCCCACGTCTTGCAAAAATTAATACGGTATATCAAATCGAACAATGGTACCATGCCGATGGGTTTAGGTATAGACATCAACTTGAAATCACAACCGGTGATATCAAGATATTCAAGACAAAAAAAACCAACATTTCAAAAGGGGTAAACCAAGAAGAAGAAACTATTTTAAGCCAAAATGAGTTTCAACAACTTGATTTGGCAAATTCTCTTCATATTAAAAAGACAAGAACTGTTGTAAAACACAAAGGACACAAATTAGAAATTGATAAATACGAAGGTATGAACATTGTCATTATGGAAATCGAACTTGGTGACATTAATGAAAAATACTCACTACCAAAATATATCGAAAAAGAAATTTTATACGAGGTGACGGGTATTAAAGAATTTAGTAATAAAAGTTTAGCAGAATGAGAAAAATAGTAGACAAATTCATTATTTTTTTACTATGTTTAATACCGGGACCAATAATAATGCGGTTCATAAGAAATAATAAAAAAGACAATTGGTTAATATGACAAACGAAGAATGGGTTGAAGAATTGTATCATTTGGCAAATGATATTGGGGTGTTTAATGAAATGCATCCAAAAATTGATGAATTAAAAAAGAAACATAACGATTTAAGTCACACTGAATTGGTGGAATTGGCATATATCGAGTTAAAACGAAAGTATGAAGAATCAATTTCAAATGAAGAATTGATTAAAAACTCATATATAAAATATGCTGTTAATGAAATTACCGACAACACAATGACACAAGGTGAATTTTTAAAAAAAATAGTTACAGATAAAAAATTTAGAGCAAAACATTTACATGAATAATTTAGATAAACAATACCAAGACTTGCTCCAATCCATTTTGGATTATGGTGTAGAAAAAAAAGACCGTACAGGTACAGGAACTAAATCTATTTTTGGTTATACAATCCGTCATAAAATGTCTGATGGGTTTCCATTACTTACAACCAAGAAAATGGCTTGGAAGACAATGGTGACTGAGTTACTTTGGTTTTTAAGAGGTGATACTAATATTAAATTCTTAGTTGATAATGATTGTCATATTTGGGATGGTGATGCGTATAAAGCGTATCTAGAATGTGAAAAAAATAATTCAAAAAAAGAGTATTTAGGTAGCAAATGTTCTTTATGTGGTAATATATCGAACCATGATACGGACTATCCTAATGAATATGATACTAATTGTATTCATTGTGGTAAAGAAGATGAATGGGAACACCAATATAAAAATTTACCTTCTTTAACTCAAGAAGAATTTATCAACAAAATCAAAACAGATGATGAGTTTGCTAAGAAGTGGGGTGAGTTAGGACCAATTTATGGTAAACAATGGAGAAGTTGGGATGCTCATAATAAATACGATATTGACCCAACACCAGTAGACCAAATATCAAACCT